CCTACTTGTCCAATATGAAAAGTCAACATCTAGTTATAGGATATCCCTATAGCCACGGAGATTATATATCATTTTTCAATGTCTTAAATTGCTTGATTTTACTAGGTTTCCGATACATCTTTTGACTCCTTTGAAATGCACTTGACTCCTTTTTGACTCCTTTTTTATCAATTCATGTCTAACAATATTTGCTCTTTAGTTATGTGTTGTTTTGGATATGCTGCGTTTAATTTATCGTTTTGTGATTCAATATGATCTTGTAATAAATGAACATAAATCTTTTCGGTAATCGTTACATTTGCATGTCCAAGATATTTTGAAATGACTACCATTGGAATTCCTGCCTCAAAACATCTTGTCGCAAAAGTATGTCTTAACCGATGAACGGATACTGGCAAAAGATAATCTTTTTCATCCAATTGAAAATTAATTTGTTCCCTTGCACTTGCTAATACAGAATTTAGTGTTTGATTCGGCATTGGAGTATTGTATGGTGTGGTAAATAACAAATTTTTAAACTCAGATGATACATGACGATCTGCATATATAGATTTCTCTACACGTTGTTTTAATACGATTTGCTGTTGGAAAGCCTCGTATGCGACATCATTTAGTGGAATTTCTCTCACACTTGAAGGAGTTTTTGTATCGCCAATATAATATTGATATTTGCCATCAATTTTATTTTTCTTTAAGGACTTTGTAATATGCACCGTCCTAGATTTCATATCAAAATCATTTATTGTAAGTGCGCCAACCTCTCCGTATCTTAACCCAGTTGTTAAAAGAAAAACATATAAATTATAATAGAAATGTCCATTCAAATAGTTAAATAACATTTGCTGTTGTTTAATAGTTAATGCCAGTACTTCATCTGAAAAAAGCTCTTTCTTTTTCTTTTTAACTTTGATCATTGTTACTGGGTTATAAGGAATACAATGTGCTTCTCTACTTTTTTCTAAGGTTTGAGAAATTATATTTTTTGCATTATCAATAGTTTTATCACTATATTTTTTCTTCAAAGTTTGAAAAAATGAATCTAATGTAAATTCGGTTATATCTACAACTCTAATATTTTTCAGACTTGGTGCAATGCAATTGTCATAAATCCATTCATATTGTTCCTGAGTATTTGGTGCCAAGTCAACAAATGCTATGCTTTTCCAACGAAAATACCAAACTTCAAAAGTGTCAGTGCAATGTTTTGCATTTACTTTTAGATCGTCTTTTGCTCTTTCTTCTTTCAACCATTCCTTTACTTCTTTTAAACTTTTACTTTTTGTTTCGATGCGTTCTCCAAAACGATTCGTAAACCTTGCTTGATAACGTCCATCCTTTCGCTGAGATAGATACATTCCAAGTTCTCTTCCTTTTAAATCTTTTCCCATGACTATACATCCTTTCTTTGTGTATTCATTGGAAAAGAATCTAAATTAAATTATAGTACAGCTACAATATATCACATTTAGATTCTAATTCCTATCAATTGCGTAAGTATCTTCTAAATATTTTTCAAAAGCTTTCCTTTTAATAAGTCTTTTTTTAGTTCCTACATATAATTTAAATTCACAGTCGGGATCATCTAGCATCTGATAAATTGTATTAATACCGATGCTGCTATATGCCGATGCTTCTTCTGGAGTTATTGTAACTTTCTCCCATATTGGTACTATATATTTGTTTATAATATATTCCTCCTTACAACAAGAGAGAGAATCTAATAATAGAAACTCTCTCCGTATATTATTTATCAATCATCAAATAAGGATTTTAAGATATTTTCTTGAATCCTTGAATATGTTCTACAAGGTCTTTAAAATATGGTACATTGTCTAACATCCACTGGCAGAAGATTCTCCAATCCTTTACTGGATGTGTCTTTCGTGAAAAATACATATTTAAAAGCACTTCGTAAGTAAGAGAAAGATTTGCTGTGATATTATATCCCATAGGTAGCATTTCAAGAATTGCATTCCAAATATTTTTATCCTTCGTTGCATTGTACTCATCTTTAAGTTCATTTAGTAACTGAATAGTATTTTCTGTATGTTGTTTAACTTTGTAGCCAAGCATATTTTCAACGTCTGAAATATTACTTTCATCATGGCTTGATAATGAGAATTTCTCAATTACAACATCAATACCTTCATGAGAAAAACTATCTAAGTCAAATTCTTTTTTATGAATTGTATGCATTTTAGAACAACTACATCTTGTTGTCCCAACTTTATATGTATCTGCTTGTGCCCACCATGTATGATGAGATGTAATTCGTAATCCAACTGGCAGTGACCGTAAGGCTTTTCTGTGATCCTTTCCTGCTCTTGCAAGTCTTTTAAATAAACCTAAATCCTTCTCTCCAATACAAAAACATGGATGCCAGATTTCTACGTTTCTTTCTTTATCATATTCTGTTGTGTGTCCAATGTGGCTATCGCTTAAGTGCCAACTATCATATGCGTTTCTAGCTCCTTCAATAGCAAACATCCACTGCTCTGGACTTGGGAATACTGGGTGTTCAATCTTAATCATATATAAATCCTCCTATTTTAAATATGAAGAGAATACTAATTTCTCTTTATCTTTATCATCAACTGTTACATATCCGTGTACATTAGGCGGATGCCCTGACCAACTGATGTAGATTTTATAGTAATATCTCGTACAATCAACATATTTACGTGTCACAATACAGACATATCCTTTATTCATGAAGTCTTCTAATACTGCAATACAAGAATCAAGTGACTTGTCAGTATCGCAAGACATTGATTGTGTCTTACGGTATGTTTCTGTTCTACCATTCATCTGTGCAGTTTCCCATATATCATTTACTAAGTCGTCATATAAGTCATCAAATATTTTACTTAATTGTGCATTAGACTGCTGCTGTGAATACTCTTTCATATCCACAGCATTGATTAATCCTTTTGTTTGTGCAAAATAATTCATTTATTTACCTGTACTTCCAATTCCGCCAGTTCTTTCCTCAGTAACTTCTTCTCTATCAGCAACCCCATAGAGAGTAAATACACCTTGACAAAACGCTTCTCCTTTTTTAATTTTTAATGTATTTGGACTACAATTCTTAATTTTTACAAAGATATGACCTTCGTTATCTGCAAAATAATAATCTTCATCAATAACGCCCGTTCCATTGCCAATCCATGCATCAGCTTTAATGCCAAGGCTACTTCTAATAAAAATAAACAATGTCCATCCTCTGAGGATCTTACATCTCATTCCTGTTGGAATAATGATTGCATCTCCTGATCTTACAACAAAATCCGCTGGTGCAATAAAGTCATGTCCTGCTGATCCCTTTGTTGCTCTGGCAGGATATTTTAAACTACCATAAATTGATTCTTCTGGATATTTGTGAAATTTCTCTTCCCAGTCCTGCATGAACTGGTCAAACGATACTTTCTCAAACTCTGCAACTTTCATTAATCCGCTTTCTGTTAATAATCCCATATATGTATTTCCTTTCCATTTTCTTTGTGCAATTTTCACAAAATTCAATATTTCGTTATCATGTTATGTAAACTATCGTTTACAAAGCATCAGAGGTAATCCGACTTCGTTATAATAAGAATCCTCAAAAGTCATTTCTGGTTCGTCTTTGTACTGTTCTTTTAATTTTTCAACCAACAGATCTTTCTGTTTTTTCACTTCATCTTCAGTGCCATGCACAATTAAAGTCACATTGCCGTCATATACACCGTCATTAAATGTTTCAACTTCAATCATGTATAACTGACGATCTGTGTTAAGACTTGACTTTTTAGCTGCCAGATATAGATAATCTTTTGGCAATTTATATTTCTTGAGTAGCTTGTCCACATCTTTAATGAAATCAAGTTTGTGTTTCACTTCTTTAATCTGCTTCTCTAAGTCTGTGTTTCCTACGTTTCTTTTATCGTTTTCAGTCATCATTACATTATTTGTACTCATAGTAAATTCTCCTTGCGTAGTTCATTTTCTGTGTATCGGCAATATTCATCCCATAATCCTTTAGCATGAATATAATTTTTGCCTTTCAATCCCATCTTCTTCTGTTCTGCTTTCAAGTCTTGGAATGTAAACTTGCGTGAGCATATCTTTTCTTTTAAGAATCTAGTTGCAATCTGCCCTACCTTATACATGTCCTCACGCTTCAAATTTGCAGTTAATTTCTTGTAGGTACTCAATTCATCATCTGGAATTTTATAAGGTGTTTTTGGCAAATTTTTCAGTGAAAAAGGTGAGATATATTTGCAAGTTCCATCATCACGGATTCTACTCTTCTGCGCCTTCAGCAACTCGGCAACAGTATCCAGATGTTTCACATCAAATCTAAACAACACTTCTTTATCAGTTTCTTCTATACAATAAGGAATATCTTCGTCTATCTCTCGAATTGCCTTTATAATGTTGTGCCCTCTTATTAATGAGGGGATATAAGCTACAAGGGTATATTCGCCTCTATGCTTGCCTTTGCCATAGTAATATATCTGATTACCAAATGAGCATTTTATGTACAAATCATCAAAGCTAGGATCTATTAATCCTGCATCAGTTCTAGGAAAATCATTAGTATCCATGTTATATGCTGCTACAACACGATACTTTCCAAAATATTCTTTACGCTGTAAGAAATTAGCCGTAGTAATTCACTCCTTATTTAGTTGATTTTGATTTAGTTGTCTTAGGTGTAATACCTGTTGGCGGTGCATCATTTGTATTTTTGTATACATCACGCACCATCTTCTGAATTGTTCGCAGACTCAAGCCATATGAGAGCTGTAACTCAATAACCGCTTTGGAAAGTTCTTCCATTATTCTTCGTCCTCCTCGCCCGTAATAATGTCATCATTATCTTCATCAGACTTATCGTCTAATTCATCGATCTCATCATCAATTTCTTCTCGTTCCTGTTCGAGAAATTCAATCTTTGCTTCATTGTCATCAATCAATTCCTGAAGTCTAGCAATGTCAAGTTTGCGGATAAGGAATCCGCCTGCTACCATAGCACCAAGGAATGTGCCAATAGCAATAGTTCCAAAATTGTACAGCATAAACTGCCATAAGTGTAATTTAATCATCTGTATCCTCCTCTTCATCATCTGGATAATTTTGTAGTTCAAACTCTTCCTCTAACTCAAACTGCTCAGAATCGTAATAGCAAGGATTATTTAACTGAGCGTCTGGATGAGATGGGTTATAGATCAAATTCATTATCGAAACCTCTCTTAGCTCTTAAAGCTTCAGATAAACCTTTTTCTCTCTTTGAAGCAACTAAATCAGCAATATGCAGAGACCATAAATTCTCACATTTTTTATGTCCCATGATTTTGATCCATTTATTGTCACATTCGGAGATTGGCTTCCACTGGAACGGTAACATGTGGTAATTTATATAGAAAGCAATGTCTCCTATATTATGATTCACAAATAAAGAATGCTGATTTGCAACCTCATAAACTAACATCATATATGCACCAATATTTTCATGTCCGTAATAGTGTGCCACACCATTCTCATCGAATGTCTGAGTGTATAATTTACCCATATCGTGATATTTAGTAGCCACTAACACTGAATAATCGTTATGAATCTTTTTTGAAAAATCATAGGCATCTGCCATATGTTTGCCAAGAGATTCCATATGATATGGATTCTTCTGGTCGAAATCATTATATATTTCTGGAACCCATGTAGTTTCAAGTCTATAGTTATACTTGTCTTTATTATGAATATGATCAACAAATTCAATCTTATCCCATCCTTCTTCAAGGAATGGAATCTGGAATTTTCTTGCCTGCTTCTCAATTACATAATCTGGTACTGGATGTTCTCTTCCAATGTTATCTCTTTTACATTCGTCAATCGGCTTTACGATAACCACGCAAACTTTCTCGCAATCAATTCCTTTGATAATATTGAGAATGGCTCTTCTGGATTTCATAGTAATATTCGTTGCTTCAGCTACAACGTCAATACCATTTTTAAGATACTTGACAATCAGGCTATGAAATGTCTGAAATACTTCTTTATTTTTGGACTGATCTTCCACACTTCCGCAAATGTTTGCTCTAATGGCATCTGTTGATATGGTGATAACTTCATTGCCACTGTCTTGTAAAACAGTGTTTATATATTGTGACTTACCAGATGCTGATAAGCCACACAATAATGTAAGTCTTGGTTTTCTTGCGCTCATAATTCTCCTTTATTCTTCCTGATCTTGGTGTTTTAGAAGATACTCTCTGCTGACATTTTTAAAACTCTGCTGTCCTGACATGTCTCTGTATACAAATCCTTCTCTTTTAACTTTTGGATTGATAATACTGAATCCATCAGCTTGAAGCTTAATCTCTTCCATTGTATCTGGCGTTTTGTAGTGTTCATTGATAATTGGCACATGCTCTAAGTTGTTATCGTCACAGAATTTTGCCATTTCCTGTGTACCTTTACGAATTCCTTCAACTACCAAATTGAATACGAATAAACGATTCTCTTTAAATTTGTAAGGATTTCCTTGTACATTACCTGTACCTTCGCCCTGTAAAACGACACGATCATATTTATTTGCAATGGCATAATCAGTTAAAACTTTTTCAATATCATATTTATCAGCAAGTTCCCAGTAAATATTAGAATCATGGTGACATTTCTGATCTCTGTCAGCTTGTCTAACATTTCTACTGCATACAATAAAGTCAAATTTGTTCTTGCCTTTCTTACGATCAACAGCATATGTACATGACGTTCCGTCAATCTTTTCTGTCTGAATCCATTCATTTGTTGATTCAAGCCATAGTGGGCAATTTTCAATTCTATCTTCATCGGTTTTTACAATCCATGATGGAAAATCTTTAGGATTGTCTCGTTTTTTACCGAAAATCATGAATAAGATTTTTCTACCGATGCTATATCTCATCATTTTTCTAATAATTGGTTTTGAGAAAACTTTTTTATGTCTGGCTACCATAGACTGATACTTAGCATTTGTATCTACTTTATTGGCTTTTCTTTTTGCAACCTTTTCAGAAGCATATGTAATTCTCAATTCTTTTGTGACGTCATCACCGATTTGTTTATCGGATAATTCGGGGAATAATGCAATTGGCATCGCCAACCCTTGACTAAAACATTTAAATTTGCCGAGTTTCATCGTTTTAATCTTGTAATGCTTTGCTTCCAAGAAAGCAAATCTCTCATCATCTTCTGGGCATTTACTGTCAATTTCAATAAATACCGCTTTATCTCCTACTTTAAATTCCCCAATTTGGGCAATCAGCACCCAACCAAGAACTCCAATCAATTCAATTTTATCTGCGCCCTCGATTGGCTTAATCCATGCAATTTCTTCAATATGTGCTAATGCTCTTTCTTTTGTCAAGTTCCTTCTTACCTTAGTAAGTAGTGCGCACTTTATCCTATAGGAACTTTGCTAATTTTTCCTTTCCTTTAAAATTTAATCCTCTATCGTGTTTCCTTTTGCCTTATTGCAAATTTCACACATTGGTTGATAGTTGCTAATATCATCAATACCACCTTTAGATTGTGGTATAATATGATCTTTTGTTATTAAAATTTCATCACCATCATCATCGACTGCATATAAATTCAAGTGATAGCTCTTGTCTTTCAATCCTTTTTCTTTAGCAAAATATTTACCTTCGATTCCGCACTTAACACATTTGCAGCCTTTAGTGAAGAATGTCTGGTATCTATGGCTATTGCCTTTAATCAAATCGCCATCGAATTTAACTTTTACTTTATTGTTTTGGCTCGCAAACATAACATTTTCCACTTTATCCCTAACTTCATCAATAGAATAAATACCCTTTCTGATATATTTGTGGGTTGGTTTGTGAGGTTTCTGTTTTGCTTTAGTTAAATCAAAGCCTTTTAGGAGTCTTTTTACTTCGCCCAAACTATACGTCTCATCAAATAATGCACACCCCTTCCAAGCCACACAGGTAATCTTTGTGTCATTGGTTGGTGCCATAGGATTATTATGTTTATGAGAGTCGGTATCTAAATCTAATAACTCCTGTACTGTTCGAAATGATTGTTTTAGTCTCTTCTCACCGACTTGATAATATATTGTTAGCTTTCTTCTCTGATGTTTGGACATGTTTATACTCCTTTCCTGTTCAATAATTTAAATTTTAATCATGAATATCAATCACCGTGATAAATCCATCCATATTATCTTCTAATGCTTTCGCATATTTATCATCAAAATTTTTATCTTCTATAAATGAATTACCATTCCAGCTGCTTCTTGCTACCGCAGAACCATCTGGCAGAATATAGATATAGCATCCAAGATCATCTAAATTTAAAACATCTTTCTACTTTGCTCCATCAACTCTAATGTATCCGTCAGAAATTCCTAAACTTGAAAACCAATCTTCTTCACTGTACATAAAGCTTGGTGTTATATGTTTCTGTAAAGTAGACAATAAGCTACACCAGAATAATCTGCCATTTCTTGGATTGTGTTCGCACCACATCCAATTATATGTATTGTCATTTTCATCAACTTTTAATTTTAGTTGGGCTTTATATCTACCACCAATCTGCTACCAGTCCCATGTAAACGGAAGATGTTCTACTTCCTCATATGGCATATCTTCTGGTATATTCTCCCAAAATTCAACGCCATTATATGGCTGCAAAATTTCTGCAATTTGGTTTTCGGTTGGTAGTTCTTTCATCAATAAATGTACGCAATAATGCAATCTTGTATCTCCTTTTCTTATTTCAAAGTCAAATTTTATTTCTCTTGTTTCTTTTTGCTATAGTCACAGTCAATCGTAATTTTGTTCCGTTTGATTATAGATGAATTCTCGTATTCGGTAACGTCTCTTGTTATTGAACTATTCACTGCAAGCTGTTCGATTGTTGGTATTATTAATTTATGATGTTTGTCGGTACACTCTTTATTGCAGAAATCACAGTAATATTTTGTTTCTGTTTTCTTCATTAATTACATCCTCTGTTATATGCATTTTGTTAATCATTCATCATATTCAATCGTCATTGTGTGTTCTGTTTTTGGATAACGATTACGACTTGCAAATGAACCAATAGTGTCAATGTATGGGATCGCAAACTTATCTTGTTTGGCAGTTTGTTTAATTCCAACCTCATTCTTGCAAGCGTTTGAAAGAAATGTATTTATCCGAGCATTTATCCTCATACATTTACCACACAAATCTAATCGTTGGATTATAATAGAATTATCATCTGGCTCGCCTGCACAGAATCTGCTTGAATATCCATTGGATGTAATGAAAGGGAGTGTAATGTCATAGTGATTGTGTGTACATTCAGCCCCACAAAAATCACAATAATATTCTTCAATTGTTTTTGTCGTCTTCATTCTTTAAACCCTCCAATCATATACACCTATTTGATCAATAATTTCATTTAAAAATTCAACAATGTCGCTTGCATCGCCAACAAACATATTGCCCTGTGTCTTGATTTCGTATTTATAAGATGACTCATTTTCAACAAGCTCAACTAAATATCCATTTCGTGGATACCAACCTGTCGAATATTCGAAAACCGAACCTTTGTGAACTGTTTCATATTTAGGGTTCAATGCAAATCCATCATTGACTCTTACGTCTTCATTGGCAATCCTTAAAGTACAATATCTATGATCGCCTTTTCTTGCATAACATTTTAATTTTGGTTTATCTTCAAAATAAATTTGCTTAGAACATCCGTTTTCGTCATAAACTCTACGGTATTTCTTAACGTGAAACATTACGCCATCTTTAACTTTATAAACATCTTCATAGTCTGATGCAAAAACCTGTTCCATATTTCTCCTTTCTGTGCTATAATGAATTTGCACATAAATCAAAAGTTGTTTGAGAACGGTGTAATTTTGTATACGAGATACCACTTCTTAATTGAGGTGGTATCTTTTTTGTACACAAAACATTTATTTTATGAATCCTGTTTTACTGGAACCCATTCTGTAACAGGAACCATTTTCTCTACTTTTTTAACTTCATATGGCTGGTTATAGAACTCATTTTCTTGCATCTCTGTCGCCCCTTTCTCCCAATCAATAGCAAAACACTTATCACGTAACTCGATAATTGACTGCGTAGTAATCGACCATCTTCCTCTATCTCCTTCAAGTTCTTCGAATTGATAATCAAAAACCAATTCTTTAAGCTCGCCTTTTGTCAAATCAATTCCTTCTGTAATTTTGTCGTACATGATTTCTTTGAAATTGTCGCCATAATAGTCGTTATCATTCCATTTTGTTTTATCTGTAATCATTCTTCTATCTCCTTTTGTCAAATAATTATGATTGATCCATTTCTTTAACTTATCATTTGCATTCATGAGTGCACTCTCTCTACTAGTACATCTGATCTAAATGTACATACTGGACGAATGTTAAAAGACTCCGCACAATAACATTGTTTGACAACTCCACATGTATCAACAGCACAAATAGCTGAACGATTTTCTTCTGATACGGCAGTTAATAATACCCATTCAATATGACCTGGAAATTTTGTTGGGTACTCTAAATACTCCCTGTATAGCCTATATTCGTCTAAAGTTAGTAAAGAAACTTTATCAATACTTATTTCATTCGCCATTGTTCCATCAAGTGCCATTAAATTACGTTCCATATACTGCAACACATCATGATGACAATTATCTTCAATTTCACATTCGATATATTTTAAATCATGACGAAGACGACTAGGTTCCCATCTGTTACAATATGTGTCGAATGACTTTGTATCACCCAAAAAATCTTTCATAATGCAAAAACAAGTTTTTAATACCTTAAACTGATTTAACACAATCCATTCATACCCTGCTACCTTAAAGGTATCACCAGCATTTAATGTTTGAAGCTCTACTTTTTCTGAGGTACAATCATTTTCTTCCGATTTCATCATATCTTTATCTTCAATTACTTTTACGACCGCCTTGGCAATGTCATAAATATCTTCTTTATCTAATGTCAAGTTTTCTCTCCTTTATATCATAATTTTATGACCACACTGAGGGCAGAGAATGTATTCCATATACCCTCCACAATAGCCGTATCCGACAAGTTTAGATTTAATATCAGATTCATCGAATCTTAATTTGGCGCCACATCCATTGCATTTAACTTTTCGTTTAGTGCCATCTTTTAAAATTTTAATCATTTTCATCTACCTCAACTTCTACTGGATGCTTGCACTGTGGGCAGATTATATAGTTTGGTGGGTATACTGGTTTGAGAGTTCTGAAATCAATCGTTCGCTTTGGCTTATCTTTAATATCATTTTTCTCATAACTCAACTCTGCACCACAATTTTCACAAGTGCATTGTTTTCGTGTTCCTCTTTCTAAAATTTCAATCATCTTGACCTCATTTTCTTCATTTTTCTAAAATTTCCTAAAATCGCATCGACCAAAACCCTTGCAAAATAAGGGTTTTTTGGCGGTCAATTTTGCGATAAAATATTTCTTTTATGTCATGCGACTATAACTATTTCAAGGATGTAAAAAATTGTTTATTATATCTTGATCCGCCATATAAAGGCACAAGTAATTACGCTAAAAGTTGTATGAATTATGATCATTTTTATAAATTTTGTCATGATATTGCACAAAATAACTTTGTTATTATTAGCGAATACGATATGCCAAGTGAAGAATTTAAATGCATTTGGCAAAAAGAACGCACAGTGTGTCAAGATGCTAATCGTACAAACGGGCAAAAGGCAACTGAAAAACTATTCATTCCAAATTTATGATTAGTTACATAAAAGAAATATTCTTTAATGAAATCGCTTGTTTTCGTAAATTAATCACTCTCTCATAATAAATATTTCTTTTCCCAGTTCTAACTTGTCCAAATCCACCATTGTAATATTTACCCCCGAAACTTGCGCAATATCCAATCAGGGCAGTGTACTCTTTAGAATATTTGCCTCCTCCTGCTTTGCGGTTTTCTCTAACATCCATATAATGTTCTTTTGAACAAATTTTTGGAGCAATTGGAATCGTTGGATTTTTTTGAACGTATTTCAATAATGCAATCAATTCATCATTAATGTCTGCGCCAATTTTGTTTTTACATTGAATCTTATCAATAATATTGGCTCCGCCAACAAATGGCTCTATGTATGTTTCAATATTGTTATCATCAATATATTTCTGAATAATCGGTACAATATATTTTGCAATTCTATTTTTACTTCCTTGATATACTATTTTTCTTTACCAGAAAGCCCATATGGTTTACAGTAGCTACACTCTCATTTTCCTTTCTGGTTTATTATTTAATTAAAGTCATCAATTAGCAAATTCTCACAACTCCAAATTCGTATAATCCTACACCATCCTCAAGTGCAATAGTGTCATGTTCTGTCGTAGTAATAAATTCATTATCTATGCCAACAACTGGCATATGATCTGGGTGTTTTGCTAACTCTTTTTTGAGCTGTCCAACTGTCATATGTTTTGGTTCTTCCATTACATTCTTACCACTTTCTTGTCTGCTAACTCTTTTACTCTATCAGTCAAAGTAACTGCTACTACATGCGTTCCCATATAAGCATCAAGAGCTTCGCCAATTAAATTGTATCCTTCATCAATAAGAACATGATCATAATTCATTCCACGCTTGTTCTTAACTTCTTCTACAGTCATAGGCACTGGAATAATTAAGTCAAGATCGTTTGCTTTGTCTAATAATAGCTTGACCTGTGAATGATTCTGCACAATAATCGGATACTGTGTTGTAGCACTTGTGTAAAGCAACTGTGTTGTTTTGCCCGTTGCTCTGTCTTTAATAATCAGTGTTGTTGGTTTATTTGTTATCATAGTTTGCAATCTCCTCTTATATAAAATATCTCTGAAGCACATCTTTGAATCTTAGAGGACTATCAACAATGGTCCGTGAATACTGAAATTGTCTTAAAAAATTCATAACAGTTCTAGCATCTGCACCGCTTAAAGGAATAAATTTTACATATTCAGGTCTCCCAGCAATACATACGACTGCCCACGAACGCTCTGAATCATGAAACCCAACGTCAACTGCTACGTCAGTAATTTCGTTGTACATCTTCTTCATTTCTTCATTCTGCTTTGTTGAAATCTGACACTGACGAGCTGCCTCATCGCAATTACTTTGGGCAATTTTTAACGTAGTATTGCTTTCATCAATTTCATTTTTTAAGGCATCAATATCTGGTTGTAGGATTTCTAGCAACCATTTTCTAATTTTCTCTTTTAATTTCTGGAACAATTAACTCTCCTTTTATATTTCACACGATCCATTTAATCCATATGGTTCATAATACAAACCATTTACCCAAACCCAGTTATCGTCTTTGTATATGAGGAATTCAACTGTCTCAAAATCACAATAACTGTCACTATCTTTGTCTTCACGAACTGCATATACAGTGATTGGTTTCTTAGGTGTTGGAGACCTGCCAATTTCTTGTATTTTAAACATCTGAATCCTCCCATACTACGTTGACTTTGAACCCTAATTCCTTTAAAACATCTGTAAAATCATCAACATCTAATTTATGGTTTTCTATTTTAGTCCCATTGACTTCAATAGATTGCCAGTCGTCATATTTAATGATCGTAATTGTATTTGGTTCTTTTACTTCTTTGTCTTCTTTATATTCCTCTTTGTACATGTCAAAGTCTTCGCATAAAGCACACTCAAAAGAAGTATACCTATTAGCACAACTTTGACACTGTGAATATAAATTGTCTAAATATCTATTCTTTTCGCTCATATTTCTCCTCGCAAATATCTTTAGATTAGATTTTCTTCTCGACTACAACTATTGTGTCATTATGTGCTCCACCATGCGGAACAAGTAAAATTTCTTGAATTTCAAATCCATATTTCTTACCAATACCACCACTATTCCAGCCGCAGCTAATAACAATTCCATTTGGTGTTACAATTCTACTAATTTCTGCCTTTTGTTTTGCCCAATAAGAAGCTTGAGTTGTTTTCATATTTACAGACATTCCTAATTTTTTATAACTTTCACTTACCTGTCTTGGACTATATGGAGGATCATACAATACTGTATCTACTGATTCATCAGCAAATATTTTGAGGAAATCAATCGCATCCATGTGAAAAGACGTGTCGTATGAATTATCAATATCATTCGTAACATTTGCAATTTTACATTCATTAGCAAACGGATCTATACTATATCCATGTATATATTTATCAACCAATTCTTTAATTGGTTTAATCAGAAATGTGTGTTTATTTGGCATTGACCAAACTCTATTTATTATCATTTATGTCCTTTCTAATTCCACTCAAAATCCATTCAATTACTGGCTCTGTCCACCCATTGCCCATCAGATTTCATACTTCTTTGTATAAAAATTTGGGGCTAAATGGACTTGACTTTCTATCAAATCTTTTATCATAAAATTCTTGTACTGTTTTACATCCTTCTTGCCTATTTGACGTAAACAATTGACAGCACTTACAGTCACAAACATTAGATTTAATAAGTTCTGAATTAATATTTTCTTTCGTATAATCAATACCATATTTATATATCATTGCAGTATTATTGAAATCAGTTGTTTTGTTTGTTAATGTATCTCCGCAACAACATTTTGAGGTTCCCAAATAATGCAAATCATTATCTGCAATACTATATGAGATATGATAATGTTGCAATTTTTCAATCAATGGCTGATATAAGTTTAATCGAATGTTTGGTTTTAAATTTAACAATCCCATTTGCGTAAAATTAGACTTATCCAATCCAGTAAGTTTTAATAGGTATTCTTTATGTTCCTTATTTTGTGGAACAATTTTTAAACCTTCGATAGTAAAATGATCTGCGTCATGAAACATATCAATAATATCTGTAGATGAAATTCCTGGAATGAATGGTTGGATTCTAATGCCAACTTTAAATCCATTGTCTTTTAAATTTCGATATAATTTATATCTTTCTAAGATATCTGGAACATTTGGCTCTATTGATTTGTCGTTAGTTACATTTGTTACGGACATTTGGAAGGTATGTAAATCTGGCTCAACTTCACAACCATGCAGTGTTGAAGATTTTGTACTAAATAAAATATGAATATTGTATTGTTTAGTAACATCAATTAGCTGTTTTGTAATATGGAATTTCTCTTCCGCTGGCTGGAATGGATCACTCATACCACCACAATGCCAATCATATCGTTGAGATATTAAAAAATCTAAAAAATTCGTTTTATCCACTTTATTATGAACGAAAATTTTATCTAATCGACGTTCAACGGATTTAACATTACCAATTTGTAAATTTTTATCAAATTCCATTATCTTCCTATAATTAGAAAAACAATATTTACATCCAAAACTACATGTTTTATATGTATCTACTCGAATAGGTAATCCGCATATTGCAAATTTACTACTTACATTCAGCGGATTGAAAGTTTTGTTTTTATCTACGTTTCAATTTTTGTAGGTAAAACAATACAAAGCAAATACATAAGAAAGGTTTTATCAAGTAATCCTAGGTAAAACGCAGTGCGCTGCCTTGTAAATATAAGGTTTAAATGACAGAAAATAAAAACAAAATTTTAAAATCATCATATGGAAGAAATAAGACATGTCTAATCTATAGATATTTCTCCTCGAATAGTCATCAGAAATGTAACTAGAAATGTTACATTATTATATATTTATTAGTATTACGGCAACTCCTAAAACAAAGAATCCCATTAAGTATGCCAATACTGCTGATTTAAACCAGAAAGAGATGTGCTTGTCAATCTCTTTCTCATGTTTGAAGAATAAAATATTACATATAGTAGCTGAAATGACACACCAGCCAATCAGTATCCATTCAATTATGCTCAGTACCATAATTATTACTTTGAATATACCTCTACACCAACCTTCCTTAATATTTAATCAAAAATAAAAATCCAATTGAAATATACATGAAACTCAAATACCAAGGCTGCTCTTGTGGAAATACACTATACAATGGCTCGATAAATTTGTTTTTTACACTTAATACAATTGCAATGATTAGATACACTGCAAAGCCTACAAGCCCAATTGCTCCAAGCGTCAATGCCAACTTTTCACAAATATTGCAGATCAATGTCATCTGCATGATTTTTCTCCTACTCTTTTAAATCTGTATTTCTGTTCCACATCAGGGTATTTCTCGTGATCAACTTCACTCAGAAACATTTCTACTGGTCTAGCGTAAATATTGAAATCACCATACATTGCCTGATAAATTACCAGTTTCTCATTTGTTTCTGTATGTGTTGCAAGGTCAATTACTCTGTAGAAATGTCCTTTGAAATGTTTGCAAATATCGTCTTTCTTTGGTAAATCTCTGTTATTCATGAATATCTCCTTTCTAAAGTGTCTCCCACCATAGATCGTGTACTTTCTTATAGCCACCTCGACTTGACACATCTAATACTCTGCGAACTTTCTTGTTAGACAGTCTCTTATGAAATCTGTAATCATCCCAATTGCTGATATATAACCTTTTATAATAAGGTTTCTTACGAGGTATTTCATAGAATCCACAATAATACTTGTCTACATATTGCACAGGTTCAGGATACCCACCGATATTTTTAAGTCTCGCTAACCTTTGATGATAACTCTTCCTACGATTTCTTTTCTTTAACATTGTCTTACGATTCTGCTGAAATTTTGTAGGAACATATTGTAAAAAGTCTTTATCCTGTAGACAATCTTTTGATTTTGGCATAATTAGTACACTCCTTTCTATAGTGGGATAAAAGTGGAATTTTACAATCCTAATTCTTCAATTACAGGTAACACCTTATCTTTTAATTCTGGATAATATGCATCTAAAGTTTCTCTGGCGTTCAGTGGTTTATCTGGTTTTGTAAATCTAGCACATTCCCAATCAATTACCATCTGTACATAATCTGCATGAGTTTTGGCTTTTAAACTATGGTGTTTAGCGTGATTGCGATGGAAATTATGAGCTGTACGCACATCTAAGATCATGTATAAAAACACCTTGTCAAGATCATGCAGATATCCTCTGACTGTGTTATGTCCTAACAAATGTTTCTCCATCTGCCTAAATGCTTTCCTGTGGTCTAATGTGTATTTGATATTCGCTTTATTTTTTAACATCTATTTCTCCTTTTGTATTAATTATCATACGCTGCAACTTTATCATCGCAAGTAAACCCATATTTTTCTTCTGCTTTCAATCTTGCCCGTACGGCATCCTCATATTTTTGATAATCGCCAAGATAAATTGTTTTGTAATTAATAGTAATATAGGCACTCCACATATTTTTCGATTCTACAAAGCATACCCCTGTTTTTCCAGAAGTATTTGCTTTACTCAAAGATCGATTCTTCATATTGTCCATGTTGCTTTTTAAAATCAAATTACAACGACGATTATCTGATTTATCTCTTGATAAATGATCTGGAAAAAGAATTTTAGTATTGTATTCACCATATTTGCGAGCTGCAATTAATTGATGTACTCTTAACATCTTTTTATTGTAAATTTCAACATCTTCTTTTTTTGAATTGGTTATCCAATAACCTTTCTGATCTTTTCTCCAAAACCAATTTTTAACGTAATCATAATCCTCTCGATCTACTATAAAGAAAGACCCATCTTCTCCATAGATTTTAGCTACATCATCGGATACGTCAGCCTTATTATATTTTGTCGATACTCTTTTATTTCTTTCTGCAATTGCTTCTGATGCAAGACAACCGCAAGATTGTGTATGTCCACTTTCCAAGCAATATCCTGTAACACTAGATAATTTTGGATTTCCACAATTACATTTACATAACCAATGCACATTCCCTTTACGATTAGCAGATGAATCTCTTTCTATGTCTCTTCGAACAACTGTTAGTCTTCCAAATTTTTTACCAGTTAAATCGTGCATATTCTTAGGATTATTAATTTTTGAACAACCACATGAGATTGTATGCCCAGATTTCACAGACCCATAGTGATAACTTTTGATATTACCACATTCACATTTGCACATAACAAACAATCCACCATGTTTTCCATCTTTATTTTTAGCAGCGGTTCTTTCTTCATCTACTCCAATAATTGTTAATCTGCCATATTTTTCGCCAATTGCCTGTTTTCCTTTTTGTTTAAGTTTATTTCGTGAGCACCCACAAGACTTGATCTTTTTAATATTCTGCTGTCTTGTATCGAACTCTTTTCCGCAATGACACTGGCAATGAAAAAACACTGCTTTGTTCTTGTTGTTTTTGTTTAATTCTTTTTGTAAGTCATCATCACATATACCTAAAACGCGGATTCCATATTCATTCACGAATCCTATTAAGTTTTGCTTCTTGATGTGTTATCCCTCCTGTGAATCATCTACTTTAATATATAGACCACAATGGCATTCTCCTTGTTTCATTTCTCTGAACTCCTTACACATACATTTTGTGTCTTCATTCCTTAATAATGAACATGGGCAATATCCACCATTTTCTTTTAATTTCTGTCTAATAGATTTTACTAATTCTTGATCTTTATTTACTTTAATTTGCATTAGTTCCATCCAACCTTTCTGCATATTGGTTATCACTTGCTAATATTACCCCTAAAACTTCATCATATCTTTGATCTGTATCTGGTATATATCTACCAAATTTCACAATAATATTTTGCAATCCTAATAAATTTTGCAAGCGATCTTTTGGAATTTCATAATCGTAATATCCTGTATAAATAACAATATCATCGTAGATTTTCTGTCTCCTAAATTCGGAAATTAATTCAATCATTTCTTGATATTGATCAAATGGTTCTAACCCACCAAACACAATTGCTTTTGTAATCGCATTGTTCTTATATCGTTTAACAATTATTTCATTTGCCAATTCAACCATATCGGATTGTGCCAGAGCAGAATTCTGGCACATAGACACATCTAAATTCTGCTCTTTGCAACATTTCCAATTACATGAAATAGTTCCAATAAACATTGATGGTTTTTTATAATTTGTAAAATCTTCATCAATCAATGCTTTTAGTCTCATACGTTACTCCTGTTTCATCTGAGCATATTCGTACCACTGTCTTGTTTCAAACTCTTTTTTTCGTGTTTCTGAATATGATCTAACAGGCTCTAAGAATCCAACAATTCTCTGATATGTATCATAAACACCATGTCCACATACTGGGCAAACATCTGTACCAACAAAGCCATGATGATTGTCACACTCGTTAATCCTTGTGTTGAATGCAAAGTAAATAACGCCTGCTGCTGCAATCTGGTTTAATACATCCCATGCCATATCAGTGTTAGGGAAATTGGTTTCCAAATTGATATGTGCAATAGACCCTCCAGAGCATTTAATATCTAAGATAGAACTTAGTTTTAACTTCTCTTGGATTGTGCATTTCTGAGATAAAGGAATCCACTGATTAGAGTAAATAAATTTTTCATCTTTTTCGTATAACAGATTATCTTTCTGGCAAAGAATTACCGCTGCCCTTTCGGCTGGAACGCTCTCAACATTAAAACTAAATTCATTTGTGAAGTTATCTTTAACATCGTTTAATACGTCAAAAATTTTACTCGCAAATGCAATTCCTTTTTCTGTATATGACGTGTTACCAAATTCATCTGTTTCTGTGTATCCAAATGCTTCGATAACTTCGTATAACCCAAGGATTCCAACCGTACAATACTGTTTGTCCATTTCAATACCGCCATCGCAGTAATTTGGAAGAAGTCCTTTTTCTACATTTCTTTTAATAATATGCCTTACAATATCCAATGTCTTACAGCATAATTCTGTTCTTTTTCTTAATTTCTTTAGATATTTTGCTTCAGAAAAATCGGTTTCATATGCAATTCTCATCAGGTTGATCGTATTTACTTTGACAGATCCAATAGACAATGCTGTTCCACCAATTGAATTAATAAAGCCATCAAGTTTTGATGTATCTGAAAGTAATCTGCAACAATTAGATAACACTCCAACATTGTCACTCATAAAGAAGTTGCTATCATTCCATACAGTGTTATGATCAGAACACCATCTTGCAAACTCCTCATCTTCAAATTTGCCATCTTTATATAGAAGAGAATATGTTAACACAGGGAATGTAAACATGTTGTGACTTCGAATATCAGAGACGACTTCCATAAAAATTTTCTGATGCTCAATTAATTCGTCCAAATAGTCAATAGCAAAAGTTCCATCTGGGAATTCAACTCCACCAAATAACGCTTCTAAATAAGGTTTATCAAAAATTGAGACATTCACAAACGCAGATTGATCAACACGTAAAAATGGCTGATTTAATCTATAGATAAATTTCTGGAAAGACTGTCTAATATAATAATCTGGATCTTTTAAGTAATATTTTTCTTCGCAATCTTTCTTCCAGAAATAAAATGTCCATAATAACACATTTGGTAACCCACAAGCGCCAGAACTACGATTGCTCATAAATGATACAAATTCGATTACATCATCTAAGAATGTTGTTAAATGTTTTGGAGCCTGATTATTATATCCTTCTAAGAAAAATAATCCTTCTTTTGCTAATCTTGTTAAGTCAAACGCATAACAATATGGTTTGTATGTAGAACTTGGGGCATCATGTAAATAGAAACCACCGTTGTATTCGGTTTCAAGCCATTCTTTGGCTGTACGTAACCCATATTTTTTCTTTAATTCATAGAAAATTTTATTAAAAGCAAACAGCTTATCTTCAGATTTTCCTTTTTCACCACATAAACTACAAATATCCTTATGATGTGCATTGGCATTACCGTCAATCGTGACGTCTGCCACATTCTTATCTACAAATCCATCAATAAAATCTGAAAAATTAAGCTGTGATTCATGGAATCCATTTAAAATTTCAAAATCTTCTCCATATTTAGAATCAATCTGATTAAATGTTTTCTCAAAATCTTTGTTTACCTTAATATTAATGTTCAATAAAATGTCCTCCTACTGTTCGTTGATCCAAGTATTTGCTTTAGTAAAATCCATGACGATTCCGTCAACTTCTAAAATCGGAACATTCACAAATCCTTTATCAAGCATTGCTTGCGTATCTGTTACTTCTTCATATTTGATATTCTTGGAAGCTAATTTCTTCTCAAGAATCCCGCATTTTGGACAATGCGTAGTATATAAAGTTACATCCATGCCAATTCACCTCCAATAAATTATGTAATAATATCATCATCTATATGTAACGCACCCGTCTCCTGCTTTCTTGCAGTTCAACGTATATCGTGCATCGTTACCATCACCATCAATCTTTTCGGTTGATACGCTCTCAATCATCATTGTCTTACCTGTTTCTACATCCTTAACAAGTACCTCTTTTTCTATGTGTAGTTTAGAAACTAAATTCCTAAGCTGATTAATTGTTCTGATTAACTTCCTTTGTTGTCGCTCCTTCCGTGTCTCTAATCTGTCTTTTGAATCTCTCTAGCTCAGCCATAATATTCAGACAAGTCATAGACAAACTTCCTTCATTATTAATAACTGCATCGCATAAATCATAAGCTTCTTCAAAAGCAGATTCGTCTTTTTTCATTCTTTCATCAATTGCATCACTTGTATCTCCACGATCTTTCATTCTCTGAATACGTGTAGAATTTGGAGTATCAATACATAATGCCAAGATATGTTTCTTATGATAATTTTCTTTTAACTGTTTTAGTCCTGGAACATCAACTACATATACGTCTGCATCATCACACTGACTTTCTGTAGCACAATACCAATTGCCAGTATAATGATTCTCTGCAACCTTACCCGTAATTCTGGAATACTGAGCTAGGTTTACATATGTATGATCATCAAGCTTATCTGCTCTCTTCTCTCTGGTTGTATATGATCGTAGATATTTCAGACCGTAAATGTCTTCCAGATACTTCGCTGAGACACTTTTGCCTGCTCCAGATCGTCCAACCAGAGCGATTAAAACATTACTTTTATCTCCTGCCATCTCTATAAGTCCTTTTCTAATTTCTTGATTCTTCTGTTGATTTTTGTTACGATTTTGCCATTATCTTTGCCTCTAGCGATTAAGACGGCTTTTCTATCCTTTAATAAATTTAACTGCTCTAATTTTGTCATATACTCATTTTCTCCTTATACTATATTTTAGTTTTATACATCATCAATCCATGAACGATGCCATCACATAGAAGGCGATCACCATTGATACAATTGCTACAATTACCACTACTCCAATTGGTATTACAATATTTGTTATCATCCAAAACATAAATGCAAAGACTCCAACGGATATAAATGTTGCAAGAAACCAGACAATGATTAGCACGATCATTGACAAGAAAAATTTTAAGATTTTCTTTATGATATTGGATCACCTACCTTATAGCATTTCGTTATAAATTTTGCTAACGTCATCCAATAACTCTTTTGGCAAATATCTTTCTAAAATCTCATTTGAATTATCAAGTGTTTTCTTATAGAAATCTTCTGCGATACCACCGCCAATAGCAGCAATCGTATCTGTGTCACATGGCAAAGACAATACATTTCTTAAGAATGATTCATAATCTTCGCTCTCTAAGAAACATCTGATTGCCACAGGAACACTATCTTGAACTGTCGCAGACCAAACATAATTCTTTCTATAATCATCGAGTGGTCGATCAACACCATATGTATATTGACTGGATGGATAACTTTTTAATGCATATTGATAAATTTCTTCTTTTGATTTACCCCATAGCGCCATAAAAGAACAGCCTGTTACAATCGATGCTCCTTTGTAAGATTCTGCATGACGATGAGTTTTCTCACATGTCCATTGTGCTAAATCTATGTAATAATTCAGTACATCTGGACGATCAGCAAATCCATTAAAATACATTGTGATAGGCGAAATTCTCATGGCGCATCCGTTTCCAAAGCTTTCATTAACACGACTTCCATCATCGTATAACCAGTCTTCAAACATTTCACCATATCCCATACCAGGATATTTCTTACCATATTCTAAATAGAACTCCCAAGGTTCTTTGTTATGCTTGTGTTCATCGTCATCATCCAACAGCCACATTCCTGTTGCAATACTGAGAACTGTATCATCTGTGTATTTACATTTATCTGTAAGCAATTCACAGTTCTTCCAATCTAAATCGTGAGGTCTGCGGAACTCATATTGAGAACCGCAAATATCTCCTAGAATCGCTCCAATCAAAGCCATTTAATCACCTACCTGCTAAAGATGTTTTCTAAAATTGTAAGAATTACTGCGATAATCCATTTTGTTTTCGTTGGAACAATTAGCGGATTTACCACAACAAAATGTAACAACCAAATAAACAAATTTACAATTGCAAAGTTGACAGCAATTACGACCATTAATCCTAAGATTGTTCCTAAGATTGTTCCTGCATGATATTTGTCTTCAACAAATAGTGAAGTTAATAATTTCTTCATCTGTTATTCCTTTCATCAAAGATTAATTTTATCTATTCTACGATCATCCAATCTTCAGCCAACATATCTGTCTGACTTGCAAGCCAAGGAACTACATTCCCCTGTGCTGTTTTCATTGCAATATATGCTCCATATTCGACTAATCCGTCTTCATTCACAATGCTTTTTGCAATATCGGTACATGGCGCATAAGCTCCTGCTGGAACATAATATAAAAACATACCTTTCCCATTCCAACCTTTTCTTGCTACTTTTCTTTTATCTTTCATTGCATCAATTGCTGTTCCAAAATCCATAATAAATTCTCCTTTACTCTTTATTGTATGTGTATTTTACATAACTCCCTTTGTAGCTTACATTCGCCAAATCTTTTGACTTCCTCTGTTCTTCTTCTTTTCTAATTTTTTCCAAAAGATAATCTGTTTTATCACTACATATTTTCTTATCTTCTCTAGTACACTTACCGTAAATATCACATTTTGTACATTTCGTCGCTATAAACTTAAATGCCTGCTGTCGATTAAAGTTTGTAACATCAATAAGTTTACCTATCATACTTTTCACTCCAACCAATCATTGTCAATATAATAGAAACTATACGTTAGACCGCCAGTTAAGATAATCCAAAAAATCCAGAATATTGCTTTCAAAACTTCTCCACTCGACTTATATGACTCAACCGTTTTATGTAAATTTGACTTATTTAAATCACAAGTTGTCATAGTGTTATTTTTTAGTTTTGTGTAAACAGTTCCCTTAACTGGTTTTGCTTCCATACCATAGTATTCATACCTGACACGAGCAGAATGATAAATTCTTTTTAGGTAATGACTTCCTATGAAATCAATCTTATCTTCCTTGAATTTTTTGCCTGCAAATTTAATCTGTTTACAAGTCTTACTTTCTCTCCACATGTCATCCCACGAATACCAAACTCTCTTTCTGTAATGGACTTTTCCTTTACTGCCTGTTACTCTTTCAATTTTTTCATGTCTGCGATACTCTTGTCGGACTTTTCTGACATAATAATACTTGCCGCCAATTTCTTTGTATGTAACTGTGTCTACAGGTTCTAACTTCCCATAAACAAAAGCGTTACCTACATTGGTTTCCATACCATATTGAAAAACATCATCATTTTTTATCTTAAGGGCGTGATTGTATTCTTCATTTTTATCAAGGATGGAATTATCAATATTACTACTGATAACGATTCCAAACACAAGCATGACTGCGATCAATGTTACACTCGCTAAGATTTCCCTTGGAGTTATCTCATAATTACCAAAATTCAATCCTTTGTGTTGCTTCATATATTACTCTCCAAATAAATGCTGAGGTGCAGTTTCGGGAGCATCCTTATATTCTAAATAAGTATAGTTCTTTATTTCATATCCAAGATTATTTAAGAAAATTCGTGTTGGAAATTTCTTTACATATCTGTTATATTCTTTAATCTGCTGATTATAGTTACTGCGATATTCGGCAATTAAATTCTCTGTGACAGATAATTCGTTCATTAACCTTTTATAGTTCTTATCCGCCTTGAGTTCTGGATAAGATTCTGTAACTGCTGCAATTGCTGTGCTTGCATTTTCAACAGTTCCTTTAGAACTACGTCCTTTAACGATTTCTTTAAGTGTATTTGCCTCATGTTTATCATAAGATTTCACACAATCTACCAAGTTATAAATCAGATCAACCCTACGTTTCTCTTGTACATTAATGTCAGATTTTGCTTTATCAACCTGTTCTTCTAATGAAATTGCATGGTTCTGCGAACTCTGAACCCCAAATGTGCAGGCTAGAAATACCGCCACAACTCCTACTAGAATAATTACTGGAATCTTCCATGCTGTGCTTTTTTCTTTGCTCATATTCAATTTTCTCCTTTTAAAACTTAGGTCGTTTAATCTCTTTCTGTTTCGACCAATCAATTTCTGAAGGTTCTACACCTGTCTGCTGTTTGTAGAATTCATAATCTTCTGTCCAAAACTCTGCATCTTCATCTTTAACGAAGTAACTCTCGTCAAAAACTAGATCCATCTCGTCTGGAGTAGCAAGATATTTTACTTTACAACGTCTACCATATTTGTATGTTTCTCCGTTATAGCAAATTGAACACGGCTCCCAGATGCGATATTCTACATAATTGTCTTTTACAACAAACCTTTCGATTTTGCTTTCTGGGATTCCCTGTCTAACAAAACATTCGTAAATGGTTAGTTTATTCACTCGTATCTCCCTTCAGAATCTTGATTAATCCATCTTCATCAATGATCGGAATGCCTAACTGTTGTGCTTTTTTATTCTTACTGCTTGTAGAATTCACATCATTGTTCACAAGATAATTCGTATTCTTTGATACAGATCCTGCAACCTTGCCACCTCTGGACTCAATTTCATCTTTGATCGCATTACGATTGGCAAACTTATTTACTTTACCAGTCACAACAAAAGTCATTCCTGTGAGATCAACCATTGATTCTTTTTTGCTTTCTGGCATCTCAAACTCAAGCTCTTTAGCTAATTTCTCGACCATTTCAATGTTTTCTTTGAAATAATCATCCATTGACAATGAAGTATTGATACCAATACCATCAATATGTCCAAAATATTTTCTCTTTTTGATTCTTTCGATAAACACATCATATGGATTTTCGTTATTCGATAGAGAAATCTTATCAATAAGCTTGCAAATATCCTTTGCCGTTGACTTCCCAACAAGTTCAATGCCAAGTGCTGTTACGAAATTAACCAGTTTACACTTACGACTTTCCTCGATGCTATGTAATAAGGAAGAAACACTTTTTACACCAAATCCATCAAGGTTCTTCATCTCAGGTTTATACTCTGCTAAATTATAAATATCTGTATAATCTTTTAGCCATCCAAGATCAATAAATCTTTTCAGTGTTGCCTCAGATAAACCTTGAATATTCATTGCATCTCTGGAAACAAAGTTCACAAACTTGCTTAATAGCTTTGCCTTGCAGTCAGGATTCATACATTTCAGAACCTTACTGCCATTCTCGTTGATGATTTTTGCTTCGCCACCGCAGGTTGGACAAGTATCTGGAATCTTGAATGTATTGCTTCTTGTCAGATTATCGTGTACTTTTGGAATTACCATATTACTACGATAAACCTGAATCGTATCGCCTGCACCAAGCTCTAATCCTTCAATGTAACTTACATTATGTAATGTAGCTCTTGTGGTTTCTGCACCATCAAGATCAACTGGATCGAATACTGCGACTGGATTAATCAACCCTGTACGAGATGTATTCCATTCAATATCTCTGATTGTTGTTTCGTAGAGGTCATCAGACCATTTCATCGCAAGCATATTTAAGGGGAATTTACTCGTTGCCCCAAGAGATTTCCCATACTGATAGTCGTTATAAGTGAAAATCAGACCATCAACAGGATATTCATATGCCTCTGGATCAAATTTCTCAATATATTCTTCAACATTATCTCGATCAACAATCTGATGTTCTACAACGTCAAATCCCTGCTCTGCAAGATATTTAAAACTATCAGCAATACTTGGCATTTCTTCTTCAGATACGCCATCAATTTTGACTAACTCAAATGCTTTGTAAGCAAGTTTTCTTTCCTTTGCTACATTCGCATCTAACTGCCTGATTGTACCTGCTGCCAGATTTCTTGCGTTCTTGTATTTACCATGCAACGCTTCATTGATTTTCTGGAAGTTTTCATAACTAATAACTGATTCGCCACGTACCTCAATACTACGCTTATCAGGAATCTCAAGAGGTAAATTGAAAATCATACGTGCTGTATGAGTCACATCTTCTCCAATTTCGCCATTTCCCCTTGTAATTGCTTGTTTTAAGCGTCCTTTTTCGTACCTTAGTACCACCGTCAAACCATCTTCTTTCCACGATAAAACACCAATTTTATCCGCAAGAAATTTTTTGACCTCATTGACATCCTTCGTCTTCTGAGCTGATAACATTGGACGTGTATGCTTTACTTTAGCCAGAGAATCAATTATAAATCCTTGAACGTGGTGGATGGGCGAATTATTCAAAACAACGCCAGAATCTCTCTCAAGTCGTTCTAAAGCAGCGCATAAATCGTCAAATTCTTTATCTGAAATGATCGGATTATCCTCTGCGTAGTACGCATATGAAGCATCATTGATTCTGTCGATCAAGACATTCATTTCTTTCACATATTCAGTTTTCATAATTTTTGGATTTTCCTTTTCTTGTTTATATTGTTTAGTTAATTATTTTAATTTGTGTTTCTATGTCTTTTAGTAACTGCCAATTACTTTACTACATATATTTTTCTGTGCTGTTGCACATTTATTGTTTCGGAATGTGTTGATTTGAACACGTCTACATGCATTCCTTTTACTTTGCCTCCACAATCTTCTGCCACAAAGATTGTATCACCGTATCCCTCAATCTTAACTCTTGTTCCATAAGGGATAATGTTTTTATCAACCGCAATCGTATGATACGGTCGAGCAAATCTATGCCCTGCATGACTCCAAGCAATCTTAGATCCATATCCTTCAGAACATTCATAACATGGACAATATGCCGTGATCAAAAATGTTCCAAGTGAACTCTTTTCAAGTTCTTGCTTTCGCTTCAACCGTTGTCGTTTAATTCGCAATCGTTTCTTTCGAAGTTTTTCTAATCGAATCTGCCTTGCTTTCTCCTCATCAGCTTGCTTACATTTCTGATAATGCTCATGAACGTCTTTTAATTCAACGCTTTGACTGATTGGATTGTTTGAAATCACATTGCCTTGCTTATTTTCTGCAACAGTTGTCTCTGTTGATAAGGTTGAAGTCTCTACCGAGGGTCGCTCCTCTGCTTTAACTGTGTGAGTCATAAAGCCCGAACACATTGCTAAGAAGCTAAATGAAACAACTTTCATTAAAAATCTTTTTCTCATTTTTGCATCTCCTTTCCTTAACATATTGGTATTTTACCATACTTCTTGCACCCTGTCAATAGGTGCAAAGAATAAAGTTAATTTTTTAAGCTTAACCAGGTGCGCCTCTTATTATGATTTGTCACGATACATCTCTTAAACGCTTCTGGCTCTGCAAGGAGCGCAAATCTTTTCTTAGCTCGTGTTAACATTGTATATAGCATACAGTTATCAAGCAATTTGTAATGTGTGTTGTCAATAATGCCAATTACAGTTTGAGCAGCCGATCCTTGAAGCTTATGCGTTGTTAATGCATATGCCAATTGAAGTTGTCCTAACTGAGCAAAAGAATATTCAATCATCTTTTCTTCAATATTTGCATTCATAGATACCAAACATATTTCTTTTTCTTTATCAATTTCTGTAATATATCCAATATCGCCATTGAACACATCTCGCTCGTAATCATTTGAGGTCTGTAATACCTTATCTCCTAAATAGTATTTATGATCTTTGAATTCAACAAATGGTTTATTACTACTAGCAAATAATTCTTTCTGTACTGCTTTGTTCAATTCATCTGTACTGTTCGTACAATTACTTCTTCGTGGAGAAATAATCACAACATTGTCAATCCCTTCCTCTTTAACAGATTTGATATACTGCTTTACTGCCATATTAAACAATGACTCTCTATTCTTCCTGAACAAATAAAACATATCATTTAGTTCACCATGAACAATTTTTAATTGTGGGCTATCCAATGGATTAATCCCTCTGCGAATCTTTCTTGCATCCGTTAAAATACCAGATTTTTCTGCTTGTCTCATCGGTTTGGTAAGTTGCACACTATTTAAACCTTTCTTTTTTAACAGATCCGAGAAAATATTACCAAATCCAATTGGTGGCAACTGCATATAGTCACCACAAAAAATTAATCGTGTTCCTGGTCGAATTGCTAATAAAAAATTATAGAAAAGACTCGCATTTGTCATGCTACTTTCGTCCATAATTACTACATCAGCAGGTAATGGGTTATCTTGGTTATAACAAAAACTATCAATACCTTCTGCTACAAGTAACCTATGAATAGTCCGTGAGTCTAAGCCTGTTGCTTCTTTAATTCTTTGGGCTGCTTTTGCAGATAAAGCACACGCAACAATGCTATTATTTCTTTTTTGGTAGCATTTAATAATTGGTTTCAGAATTGTTGTTTTACCAGTTCCAGCTTCTCCAGAAATAAACACAACTTGGCAATTTAATGCTTTGTTAACTCCTGTAATTTGCTCTTCTGAAAACATAAACCCTTCTTCATCTTCAACTTCAGAAATCGTCTGACTAATCTCACTACCTGTTATTGGTTTGTAATCTGTTATATCCCCAAATGAATATTTCTCCATATCTTTAATCAGTTCGTAAATATCCATTTCAATTGTATAATACGATTTCAGACCAATTTTATCTCCAGATGTATATAAATAATTTGGTATTTTTTTATCTGATTCTTCATCAAGCCATTCGTCAAATATAGGTAGGCATTCAGACGCTGCATTACTAATATCGCTTCTTAAATTTTTGATATATACATATGTATGTCCATCATTATCACCAACTTGATGCAAGTCGTAAGAAATAAATGCATTTAACCGTTGATTTGAGCATCGCAATTCTGGTTTTAATTTGAGCGCAATATCATCAACTCGTTTAAACCCCATGCCCTTTACTCTAGTGAGTATATATGGATTTTGTTCAATCTGTTTTTTTAAAACACTTGGATTAGGTTCAGATTTCAACAATCTTTCAATCGTTGGTAATGTAACTCCATATGGTTGTAACATTACAACAATATCAGAAATCACATAATTTTTAATAATTTTATCTCTAAGTTTCTTCCAAGTTTTATCTCCTAGTCCTTTGATTTCTGAATGGTCAATCATCTCTAACTGACCATTCATTACATCTTCAACAACATTAGGATATTTCGCAATTAACTGATCTGCGATCGCTGCGTTCGTCTGTGTTTTTAAAAATACCTTTTGTGCTTCAAAAGTTTTAGGAACTTCAGCAACTATAGAAAGTGGTTTATATTGATATTCATTGTATTTCTTAGAATATGTCATATTGGCTTTAACCTTATATTTCGTTCCTAAATACAACTCCTGCATATTACCAACCAATTTGCCACATTTGTTCATTTTTTTATCGGATAAGTCATCAAAATCATTATTATTATATGGTTTACATTCTGGTAAATCTTCTGCTGTACAGAATGTGTAAATCCCAAATAAAGATTCTTCATTATAATAAATCTGATATAATGGGACAATCTCAAACTCATATTCTTTTGTACTATCCACCACTTTAGGCGACAACCCCCTTCACTTTCTTAATATCTTCTAGCCATTGTTTATATGGTTTAATTTTCTTTGCGATAACCTTCTCGTCTGAATCTTTTCTGCATAACATCGCAATCTGATTTCCTTTGGCAATCATATCTTCATATTCTTTTAATTGCGAATGCCAGACGATTGCCTCAGTCAATCCAAAACTAGAATATAAATTCACATACGCAAATGTCTTTTTATTTTTGTCTTTCTTTTTATCAACTTTAGCGATCACTGCAACCACAGTGCAATCATCTCCATTTTCAACATCTTGAAATTGTTTTGACATATACTTGTATGCCTGATCAAATGGGTTATCGTTGATAAAGATTTGCAATGCTTCAAATTCCCAAAAACCTTCATTCTCAAGATATTTTTGATTCTGTGCGATAAATTTCTGAAATCGTTCTTTTTCCTTATCTTTGTACAATTCATACTTTTTATCGTTATAAGCTTTCAATATTGCATCTTTGTCGTAATCATATTTCTTCTCACCTATACGGTAATCTTCAGCGTCAATATCCCATTTAATAAGTAATTGTTTGTAACTCGGTGCTTTTGCAACTGGCTTGAATGTTGTTGGCTGATACATAGATTTCAAATACTGAATTAAAGTTTTACGTTTATTCTTTGTTGGAATTGCACCTGCTTTGATCAACTGAATAACCTGTGATTTACTTGGATTAATACGTTCGCAAAAGTTTTCAAATCCTATGAATTTACCATTTTTATCACGGTCTTCAAGAATTACCTTTGCAATTTTTTCTCCAATACCACTGATAGCCGATAATCCAAACAATATATACACATCGTCAATACTGAAATTCATCATTGATTTATTTAAGTTTGGTGGTAACACTTGAATCTTAAACGCCTTGGCATCAAGAATATATTTATTTACCATTCCTGCCTTATCTTTATTGCGATTCAATAATGCCTTAAAAAAACACAACGCATAATGTTTCTTTAAAAACGCTGTTTGTAAGCATAATACAGCGTATGAGTACGCATGACTTTTATTGAATAAGTATCCCCCTTTTTGAGATAACGTCTCGCTAATCTGTTTTGCAATTTCTTCGGGGTATCCATTCTCAATAATCTCGTAATAAAGTTTTTTAGATTCAGACTTCACAAGTTCAATATTCTTTTTACCAATCGCTTTACGGAATAAGTCGGCTCCTCCATAACTTCGACCACCAAATTTACGAACAATATCAAGTAATTGCTCCTGATAAATCATACATCCATACGTTTCCTTTAAGATTGGCTCCATATCTGGATGGATATATGTAATTTTCTCTGGGTGATGTTTGTACTCAATAAATTCTTCTAAGACATCCATTGCATCTGGTCTATACAGTGCTAATACAGCTGCCAACTCTTCCATGTTTGATACCTGTAACCTAACCAACAAATCCTTCATGCCAGCACTTTCAACTTGGAAAACACCATTCGTCATTGCACTACGCAATAATTCATATGATCCTTTATCCATTTCAAACTTTGGATTGTTAATATTTACATCAAACTCAGTTAACCCTGCGTCAATTTCAGCTTCTTTTACAGTGTTTAATGTGGCAACACCCAGAATATCAAATTTAATAATTCCAATTTCTTCAACGATACGTTTATCTACTTGAATAACGTGCTCTCCGTCAGTTCCAAGCTTCATTGCCATATAATCGCTAATATCTGTATCTACAATTCCTACACCACCTGCATGAGAAGATACTGTTTTTACTCTGCCTGCAAGATGTGATGCAACATCAAAAAGTTCTTCATATCTTGGGTTCTCTGCTAAATCTCTGTTATTCCACAAAGATTCTTCAATTGTGTCATATACGAATTTTTTACTTAATTTGTCCATCTCGTGATAATTGAACCCTAAGACCTTACCAACATCTTTGATCGCTACAATTGGAGTAATAAAACTGAAATTGATAATCTGGCATACTCTGTTGTCGCCATACTTATCGATCAAATATTGGATAATCTCATCTCGTGTACCAACATCTGTATCTGTATCTGGCATTGAAATTCGCTCTGGATTCAAAAATCTTTCAAAAATTAGTCCATATTTGATAGGATCTAAGTCTGTAATTGTAATCGTGTAACACACTAAACTACCTGCACAACTACCTCGACCAGCACCAATTGGAATACCATTTTCTCTTGCAAAATTGATAAAATCCCATACAATTAAGAAATACCCATCGAATCCCATTGAATGAATAATATCTAATTCATAATCAATTCTTTCTTTTCTGAGTTTCTGTTCTTCTTCTGGTAATTTATCGAATCCTCGTTTTACCCACCCTGTATCAATCAGATACTTTAAATAAGAATAATTATCTTCAAACCCTTCTGGTAATGGAAAAGATGGTAACTGAGGTGCCTGAAATGGCATGTGGATTTCATCAATTAAATCTGCAATCCTATCAGTTTCTTCAAGTCCTTTAGTTACTGCGTCTTCTCCAATTTGACTATCCATAATTGCATGAATTTCATCATCAGATTGCAAATAACATCCTTCGTAAATTTCTGCTGCGGTTTCAGTATCGTGAGCAAGTTTTACATGCCAGTTCTGATAATATAAATCTTCTTTTCTAGCAGCGTGACTATCAGTTGTGATAATGTATGGTGTATTAGTGTCTACTGAAAGCTGTAAGATTTTCTGATTATATACCATTTGATCCTGATGTGAATGTGACTGCATTTCTAAATAAAAATGTGGAAAAATCTCTTTGTATTCACGAACATATTCAACACATTTCTGGTAATCTGGCTCTCTGGCAAGTTTAGATGCTAAACAAGCACTACTTACAATCAAATCCTTAGCATATGGTTTCAATGCGTTCAGATCAATTCGTGGTTTGTAGTAAAATCCATGAAAATTTGAATCAGTTACCAATTGATTAATTGCTTTTCTACCATTCTCATTCTTTGCCAATGCAATTAAATGGAAATATTTGCTATCCTTATTCTGTTCTGTCATATCAAAGCATTCATAAAATTCAACTCCAAAAATCAATTTAACACTTGGATATTTCTCATGAAGCTTATCATAATAGCACCAACTATACTCATTGCCATGTTCTGTGATAGCCAGGGCTTTTAGTCCTATCTCTTCTGCTCTTTGTAAGTTTTCTTCAGGTAATGCATATCCATCTAACAATGAATAATGCGAATGTGTATGTAATGAACTGCTCACTAACTTTCACCTCAATCCCAAATATCTTCGTCTAATTCTTCATCTGTTGTGATGCTCAGAACATTAATATCATCAACCGCAATTTGATATTGTCTAATTCCGTTAAAGATATTAGTCTGTGCAGTTCCTACTAATTCAAATGTAACTGTGCCTTCGTCAGAAAAATCGTTCATAATCCAATCATAAATCTTATTTTGTTCATCGCATCTAAACATCACGCATGGAATATCATTAATCTTGAATTGCATTGTATCCATTTTCTTACCAACAACATTAATTTCTTCCTTATTTAATGTTATATTCTCGACAGCAATCATCGGATCATCAATGCCCTGCCCACGAATATCATCCAATTTAGACATTTCCTGTAGTAGTTCAAAATCTAATCTGCAAGCATCTACAATGAAATCAACTCTATAAGTTGCATCATATTTAATATCTTTCAGCTTGTCGTTTAATTCTGTGATTGCTCCAGAGATATTATCTGTCGAACATCCAAATGCATTGGCGTGACCTTTTGCCCATAAAAATGAATTTGTTTCGGATATCACATCTTTCAAACTATCAATCGGGCTATGATCTACATTCCTTGCGCTACCACTCATTTCTACTAATCCTGTTTCTGGATTAATATGTTTTCGTAATAACAAACATGGTCTGTTCATATCTTCAGCAATCTTAATAGCAACCAATCCTGTCAAACTGCTATCTAATGTTTCTGTAACATCAAGAATAGTAATCTTGCTATCTTTATCTTTTTCAGCCTCTTTCATAATGATTGGAACCATCTTTTTCTTTTGACGATCCTGTTTACCTTTGGCATTTTTGCATAATCGAGCAGCACGATCGTAAATGTTCTCTTTAATTACTTCCGCAGGATTGTTCTTTGTTGCTCTTTTCTTATAATCAAATACCTCATAGTCTTCGATAAATGCTCTAAAAACCAATTCTTTATCTTTCAAAGAACCAAATCGCACCATACCATTGATAATTGGAACGATATACCACTGAATGTTATGAATATTTACAATACTATGCATTGAATAATCTTGTGCCTGAATTAGTGTTTTAAAGCATTTATTCTGAATATTCTGAATCCCTTTATCCACTAATCGACGTGTCTCAAATGATCTCATATCCATGACATCACCGATATTCGCTAATGCACATAAATCTAAATAATCATCAGCATAATTGATCCATAATTCGTCATCCATTGCTTGCAAAAATCTATAAACAACGCCTGCCCCACATAAGTCTTTGTTCTTATAGCGTGGACTGCACTGGTTATTTACAATTACAACTTCCTCTGGCATTTTAATTTCAGATTCTTCTTTTTCATGGTGATCAAGAATTACAATCTGTACGCCACGATTTGTAAGTTCTGCACACTGTGTTACATCGTTGGTGCCTGCATCTGGGATTATTAAAAGTTTTACGTCTTCAGGTATAGTAATATCTTCACTTAATCCGTGAGCTTTTGCTTTTTTATGCAATAAGTAACAAATGTTACTCTTGCTGTCATAAAGTTCATTATTAATACGATTTAAGTACATGTATGCCATTGAAGCTGAGCAAAATCCGTCTACGTCCTCGTCAATTAAAATACCGATTTTATGTCCATTTTCAAGTGCAAAAATCGTTGTATTTACTGCATTTTTGATACCCTCTAAATCAGCATAATCTTGAATTACGCTATCATCGAGGTTCAAATACGTTTCATAATCATCAATCCCTCTATTTCTTAAAATTTCTGGCACAACATTAGAGGTATCATTTGTGCCACCTTCATATAATTTGTATTTTATATGTATAACCTGCCTGTTCTTATTTAAGTGTATACAAATAGTTATTTAACAATAGTTCCCATTTTTTAGGATCATCAGTAGGTGATTCTTTTTCATCAAGGATTCCTTCTTTTGAATTATCCATAATATATGAAATCGGAACTCCATCAATAAAACGATCGCCAAGCTTTTGAATCTCTTCTAACTCAACATCTTTGTCAAAAATAAATACTACTTCAACTCCGAGTCTTGTTAACATATCAATTTGCTGTCTTGAAACTTGCTTGCCGCCAGTTGCCACAACATTTTGATATCCATATGACCATAGCTGCATGACAGCTTTTTCTGCTTCTGCAACATATACTCTTCCAACCCTTTCTATATAAGGTAGAGTTTTATTCAATCCGTATAAGATTCTTTGTCTAGCGCATGGTTCAATATATAAATATTTCAAATCATGTTTATCTAACTCTTTCTTGAACAATCGTCCTTTAACACCTACCAAATCGCCAATTTCAGAAAAAATAGGTATTGTAATTCTGTTTGTATCTTCGTCATAGCCAATATTAAATTCTTTCTGTGTTAAATAAGTAATATGATCTTCATAAAACAGATCATTAACATAGTCCATATAATAAGAAAGAATTCGTTTTGAAATTGGTTTGACTGGTTTATCTTCTTCGGTTTCTATATTTTCTTTCATATCATGAATCAATTGAGTGATCTGCAAACTTTCTGGCAGTTGCTCATTAAAATCATGATAATAATCTATGTCGATCAAATTGGCTAGATATTTTAAACCGTCTGGGAAAGACAGACTTTTTGTAAAACATACCAAGTCAATTAAATCTGTCTGTCTTTCTTTTGCTGTCATTTTTCTTGTATAATTTGTGCAATTTAGGTTTTCGTTGTTATATGTAATAACTGCGGATTCATTATCCCCATCTTTATTTGCACAGCTCCAATATCCAGACGAATGATATTTAATATGATGACAGCCTATATCTTTCAGAATATTTTCTACATAATTATTGTCGTATATATATTCTTTTAGCTGTGCTACATCCATAACCTACGCTCCGTTTTTCTCTCGTTTTATGACATATCCTATTTCATCCCAAGTATTTAAATCCAAGTTGATTTCAAAAATTGGAATAACATTCTTGTTACCGCCTCGGTTTTTATCAACCTTAATACAGAAATATGTCTTGTCCTTTTTTAGATCGTGCGCCTGTGGCTCTCCCCAATCACTAATTGATATATACTGATATTTGTAATATTCGTCAGGATGTAATCTTTTACCAAGCATTAAGATGTCAGCAACGTGCTTAATCTGTTTTGCATTGGCAATATTATTACTACTTAGCTGGAATATATCTGTATACACCGTATCATCAGTTAACTGGAATACAGAGAAACAAAACATATGAATTTCTTTCATAAGCTCTTTAATTTTTGTGGCTGTCTGTTTCACCGTTTGCCAATCATCAATACGATAACCTTTTAACGTGTCATAACCACAATATTTCACGTCATATAACATACGATGTTTTCTAAATTCAAACTCTAATGCTGAGTCTGAGTAATCAGAGCCAACATCTTTGAAATATAATTTCCCTTGACGTTTCTGATCAACCCATTTTGCAACTTGCATAACTTTTTGAAACTCATCTGATGTAGTAGCCACTCTATGTTTGTATTCCTCTTCTGTTTCAATAAAGTCTCCATTTTCATTTGTTTTTCTTTCAACCACATTGCCATTGTTATCTCTGTAAATACCAAGAACTATTTCTTCTTCTGGCTTTTCAATATCAATCCCATGAAGCTCTTTGAAGCATTTGTTGTTGATTACTGTAACGACTAAGCAATTTCGCAAATCGTCTTCATCCATCTCATTACTGAGTAATAAAAATTTCTCGTCCATTGCCAATACTATATATGCAATCAACAACATCATATTTCTTGATTTTCCTTCATTGCTTAAGAATCCATTAAAAATTACCTTTCCAAGGCGACATCCTCTGAACATCTTATTGAGAATCGCCCAAGGTAAAGGAATCCCTAAATCTGGTTTTGATAAAAATGATTCAACCTGTGATTCAACACCACTATTCAATAAGACAGAATCTTCGCCTGCGCTAATAACAGTGTTAATTTTGTCTGCCTGAGATCGAATCACTCTATAAATATCTTTTGCTTCCCATTTTTCAAATAACCTATGGTTTAAAATTCGTTGAACAGGATATCCATTTCTGTCATACTCTCTTACAAGAGAATATTTCTTAACGAGATTATAATATTTTTTAAAATCATCACAATCTGCAACCTGCATCCATGATGAAATCGTCTTCCACCCTTTGTATCTTTTGTATGTCCTAAGTCTTTCATCTGATTGACTCATGAACATATTTACCTTATCCTCCTCAATCGTCTGAGTAAATGTTTTATACATAATCTCAAACATATCATAGAAGAATTTACATGCCTCATCGCTGAAATCATACTGACTTCTCATATATCCACCATAAGAAACATATAAATCTGGCTGTTTATACAAAGCACCGATAAACATCATTTCACTCTGAATGTTAGTTACACTTTTACGTTCTACTGCTTCTTCTGTCAATCAAGTCCCTCACCAAAAATATCACTTAAAATGTCGTCCATGTTATCGTCTTGTGTGGCTGTTACTACAGTTTTCTGAGTTGTGATATTATTTGTTTCAACAAAAGATTTTGCAAATTTTTCATTATTCTTTTTGTCTACTTCATTTAATTTCTGTTTCTCTTTCCATCGTAAATAACTATCATACTTTCCTACTAAAACTGCCAAATCATAATTAACCTGGTGCGTTGGATTATCTTCATCCATCGTTCCTTTTTGTATCAAAAATGTTCGATTTTTCTTAAGATATTTCATTTGACGCTTCCACATATCTAAAAGATCACTTGGTGGAATTGGTTTCGCCAGACCACGATATGTACCTTTATAAATACTTTTCAATTTTGTAAAAACATATGCTGGTACAGAACCAATGTAGTTATAATTATCAAGAATAAACCGATATACTTTGTCTTCTAACAATCTTGGTTCAAGTAACACTCGTGCTTTCTGATTATATTCATCAATCTTAGACAATGCAGATAACCATTTGTCATGTTTAGTATTTTTGGATAATAATTTTGCTTCACACATTTTGCGGAAACATTCTTTGTGATAATAACTATTGTCATATTTAACAATCTCTTGCACTTTATCTAAATCAAGTTCAATTACTTCTTTACAATAAGCGCATTTTACTGTTAAAACATCTGCCATGCTACAGTTACTCCTCGTCCAATATCAAAGGATTAGGTAGCCAAAATGGCTACCACATAAACCCTTTTGTAATTTCACCTTATCCTTCCTGATCTTCTTTGATTTTTTTCACTAAGATTTCTTCAATCTTCTTTAGCTGAGCAAGATCATTAAGACGACTAAAGGCGGTAGGTAATCCTTCTTTGGCGAGCTTATCTTTCATTTCCTGTCGTTTTGGAGGAGCTAATTTTTTGATTCTGTCAGAAATTCGTTTTTTTACATCCTGAACAGAATCTTTTTTACTAGATGATTCACTGGATGACACACCAGATTCTTCTTTTTCTGCTTCCTCTTCGGAAACTGGCTTACCTGCTTCTCCAAGAATTTCTCTCTTATAGATTTTCTGTTCAACATCTACTGCTTTTGTAAGAGCATTACCAAGTGTAAACTCTTTGTTTCCAACAGAATTGTCAATAACTTTCTGCCATGCTAACATCTGTGGATCTTCAACAATTTCATTCTTTTTATATGTGTGTGTTCTATCTTTCACAATCTGTGCACAAACCATGTCAGTTTCATCATCAACGAATGTACGAATTACTGTTTTTGCATTGTAATCCATACCCTTGAACCCATCAATAATCTTGCGACCTGTAGTAACAGTTTCTCTCTTACCATCAATCATCTTAGATTCGGTCTCATCTTTTTCTCTTGCTGTTACAACACAATGTACCCCAGAAGCTAATAAATCAAGAATTAAATCCTGACCTTTAAAGTTTACAGTCTGGTAATCTTTTAGTTCCATACCTGATCCTTCAATTTTGACAAGTCTAGCTTCACCTGTCATATTTGCAGCATCCGCTTTTACACGGTTTCTTTTTTTAGAGAACTCAATCAATCCCTGTTTTGTAGTCAGATTTAAGATTGTTGATCCATCTACAACAATTGCGTCAGCTCTAAATGGAAGACCATCTGCATCTAAAACTACATCGTCAGTTTCTTCTCCTTTTTCGTTAAGCTCATAGAAGTCACTATTTGTTTTAACCGTATCAATATAATATCTAACTTCTCCTAAACTCTGAGTGTATACAATATAAATATTTTCAAGATTTACACCATTTGCCTCTAATTCTGGTAAATAATCATCAATACTTCCTGATTCAGAATCTAAATATAAGATTCTGAAAGGCTTTCCATCTGGTCGTTTAAAATATGCTAATTGCATTGCCAGTGTACTCTTACCAGTGAAAGATTCTCCATAAATAATAGTCATCAACTTACTCTGTGTTTTTGCTGCTTTTCTTGCTTTTGCCAAATGTAAAACTCCTTTATGTATATATTATTTTTGTTATTTATTTGTGAAATACTTTAGAATTGTTATTACCAAACATCGCCTTCAGTATCATCTGAAGAATCATCAAAACCAGATCCCCATTCATCATCTGTAGAAGAACTACTTGTCTGTTTATCATCAGACTCACCAAAGTCACTTCTCGCTGCTTCTGCCTTTTTAATAGCTTCAATCGCTGCATCAATTGCTTCTCTGGTATATGTTTCTGAATCAATACTATCTTTGCTTGCACCAGTGATAATAAGTTCTTTTCTTGCAGAATTTACAACTCTCTTTGTAGGATCTGCCTCTCCCCATCCATCATCTTCTACTTCGACTTCTTCTGTCTGGATCTCTGTTTTAATATGTCCCCAAACTTCAATAGACGAATATGGTTTAACCTTCTTGTCGAAAGTTTTTGCTAATTTCTTATTTGTCATATAGAATTCAGCATCATCAACAGATGAATAACCAATAATCTTTCCATAAACGATAAAACGTCCTGTTGGTACATCATTTTCTTTTTCCTGTTCAATATTTGTGAATACCATTGTCTGCTTGAAATCAGATCTTACTTTACGTTCTTCATCATCAAGATCAATTTCTTTACTTGTTAAACTAATTTGTGTTGGAGACATTCTTGACCACTGACGTTTAGTACCGTCTCCCCCAGTAAAACTTCCGTATTCAATATCTCCTTTAATGAATACACTCTGGTTGTCTGCCATATGTTCTGAAGCATATTTTGTTAAATCAAATGGATCTAATACCAGTTTTTTGTTAACGACCTGTCCTTTGCCATTAGTCTCTTTCTCAAGACCAACTCTTGAGCCAATTAATGACCAATCATCTCCAAGTCCAAGTTCCTTGACAGATTTGAAACGGTCAGCCCAAGGAATATCCTTAGTTTTGTATGTAGTTTTTTCACCGTTCTTTTCTCTTTTAAGGAAATAAACTTTTGGTTTTTCAAATGCCTGAATTTTACATCCAACTTTTACGTCAGGTTCTACTTTAACTCCGAAAGATAATGTTCGTTTATCTTTACCTTTCTGTGTTTTACCTTCCTTGTAAAAGTCGTCTTTTGCACAATCAGTGATTAATCCTTCTAACTGGAATGTACCTTTAGTTTCTGGTAAGTTGAAAAGTCTTTTAGATTTTGTGTTTTCTGCCAAATAAATTTACCTCTTTCTGTTATTAAATTTGTTTAGTTAGTTTTTAGTTTGTGAATAAGTCATCAATTTATATCCACTGTCAACTCTGCCAAAGCCAACAGGAACAAAAAAATAATTTTATCTGATCGTCTTACATTGCTATAATCGTTCTAGTACGTTTATAACAAATGCGTCAAAAAAATAATAAAAGCAAAAAGCTTTTTTGAAATTATAAGGATGGGATTAATTTATTTTTAATTTTTTTCAATTGATATTGAATTGCTTGATATGTAACACCAAGGGTATTTCCTATTTCTTCGTTCGTATACCCTTTTGCCTTTAAATTAATAATTAACCTGTCCTTATTATTTAGTATTCGCATTTGCTCATCAAAACACAAAAAGAAAATTAATTTTTTTTCATTATTTTTTTTATCAGCTAACAAAAAAGAATATTCTTTTTCGTCTTCATCTAAATCATTCATTAACTGATTGTACGATAAGGTAAGTCGTTCATCTCTTTTATCTGCAAATCTCCATCGAGTATATGCTATAATTTCTTTTTGCATACATTTATATGCATATGTAGAGAATGATTTAGCTTTGGATTCATCATAATCAATTGCTGCCTTACACAACCCAATGGCAGCGAATCCATAATAGTCATCAAAATCTTGTCTGCGGATACCGCATTTTGTCATAGCAGAGTAAATCAAATTATGATTTTGTTCTACTAATTTTCTCTGTTCGTCATTTAATTTCAACGACATTTACTCCTTTATTTACTTGTGTTTATGTATTATCCCTTGTAAAAAGGTTCCCATTGCTTAGGTGGAAACTGGTTTAATTTCCAGTCATCAGGATAATTATAGGAGATATGACATATTTGCCTAGCTCCCCCGTCCCACAATTCTAAAAACGGACATTTACTACTACAACCACAGCTATCTTTGTTAATAGAACAAATATCTTGTATTGTTCTTAGTGCAACAGCCACTGCTTCTTCTGTGTACTCTCCATAATTTTTCTCAAACATATAAGCACCTCCTACTTTCCAAATGCTCGCCATACAGTATCTGGATCATCATCAATCTCCCAAATACAAGGATCAGAATCTCTAATCGTGCAACTTGGCGCCCTCCCTGTCATTGTACATAATGGGCATTTTTCGCAATCTTCATCATTGCCATGAAGATAATACTCACATGTATCCTGAATTACATGCAATGCATTTAAAATTTCTTCAGATGTATGTAATTTACTTTTTTCCATTATATTTCTCCTTAATTGCATCAATTGCAAACTGCAACGCCTCATCTTGAATTGTTGTATAATCATTTACGGAAATCATATCATTTAATACATGGATGTACTGTGCCGCATTGGTTTTAGTTGATAGTAGCTTTTCAGAATCTCGATTCTCTATGTCGTTCACAGTCAATGTGTCGCAAGCATTAATACACGAATTTACCAATTCGTTCCATAGCGAAAAAACAAAATATCTCGCTGCAATCGGCTGACATTTTAGTTCATCAACTAGCGGTTTCGTCAGTTGAAACGTATCAAGTAAACTACATATATTATAATATTTTCGAAGTATATGATCTCGCTTATTTGATTCAACCTCATTCATTGGAAGTGTTAAACTATCTCTTAATTCTTCTAACTGCCCGTATGTAAACACTTTATTATTTTCTTTCTTCACTCTGTCTTTCCCATTCCTTTCTCCAATAATCATCTTCTTTGATATTGCCAAGTTTAACATATTGACTGGGCTTGATTTCCCCTAAGTCAATCATATCAGAACCATAAACAGATAACATCTGCCACGCCAAATCTTCATCATTATAAATAATCAAATATACGTCTTCGTCATCGTCGACCAACTGTACTACATCATATTCAAACTCATTTTCTCTGCCTGTTGATCTACAGATAGACTCTGGCTTAATTTGACATCCGTACACAGCAGTATTATCTGTTCTTGGGAATAACAACCACTCATTACCGATATATGTTCCGACAAACCATTTATTATCACAGTGGTTTTGTGCTCGACAATACATTCCATTGTCTTGATAAAGCTTGTTCATATTTCAATCACTCTCCTAACTCAATTCCACAAATTTCTTTCGCCAGTTCTCTTACTGCAACACGCTCTTCCCAAACACAATATCCATCATCTTCATCAATTGTAAGATTGTTGTTATACATGAATTTCAGCAAGTCCTCCAACGTATGAATATCTTTCTTAACTTCATTCACCTTGCCATAAAACTCTCGTTTTAGAACCGCTTTTATTTCTGATTCAGTGCGATATATCTCTTCTAAAAGAACCATATATAAACCATGTGTTATACTGTCTTGTATCATTATATATGTTAGATCGCCAAGACATTTAATCTCCGTAATAATTCCAGACTTAACAGTATATGGTTCACCGTACCAAGCAAAATACACTTCGTCTCCAACTTTGAAATCGCCCATCTTTATCACCTCTTTCTAGCACCAAGCCCATAGAATTAGCTCAATTAAGAATACTACATGTAACATAATCCAGAAAAGAAATACCGCATGGACAGGTGAATCCCAATTGTCCGAGTCATCACGAGCAGTAATTATGAACCAAACCCAAGTAGCTACATACAACAATACGCACACAGCAATTGAAAATATTCTGATTGTTAATTTAACATTATCTATCATTGCATCCTACTATTCATTGACTTCAACTGGCTCTAATTTGTCTTTATTTTTAACAAAATCCAACATGACTTCTTCTTGTATATCTTCATATAATTTGTCATAGTATGTTTTCTTTAATTTAAAAAATGCTACTTTCAAATCTTCACAATAAAACCTACCTCTTTGCCCATTTTTAATTTGCCGATAAGGATTTTCAGGGTGCTCATACACAACAGAAATTGTTCCATCTCCATCATATGTAGTCTCCATCGAAATACTACCACTCTTAAGAGCATGATACATAACCTGATTATCTTCAATAAAACCATATGGATGCCACTCATAATCATCAGGAATAACAGTTGGTTCAATAACATCAAAATATTTTTCCAATTCATCTCCTGACATCACGCCAAGATGTACTCCATCTACACCAAATCTAAAATTAATAACATTTTCATCTGTATCAATCTTAACAATCTCACATACCTCGCCAAGATTATCGAAGCATCCCATTGATTTCTTTAATTTAATCTTATGATCTGTTGTCAATTCATTAATATTAATCATGCTGCCACCTTACCTTTCTTACTAAAATGTTTATTCCATGCATCAACCGCTTCTTGTTGATCGGCAGTTAGAGGATCATTGAATCTTTGCAGTGCTTGTACGATTCGTCCATTTTGTATTTCAATCGTCACTAACGATTTGTTTGGTTCTTTTACTCTTCTCAAGAACATAATATGGCATTCGCCATCAATGACTCGATCTATGTAACTTGCCACACAATTATTCTGCTGTACCGCTTCGTCTTTGATGTCTTGAGTGGAGTCTGGATAAAAGAATCTCAGTCCTTTATATGTAAATTCGTATTCTTTATTAATACGGCTCTTAAAGACTTCTTCCGAAAATTCTTTTTGTAATCTTTTGTAATTTCTTGTGACAATATCCATTGTTGTTTTGAAATGTCTTGGATATCTATCAAATTTATGACTGATTGCGTCCATCATACGGGCATAATCACGCAATTCTCTGAGCAACCAATTTATAGCAACAATTGCTTCAAACGTCATTATCTTATCCATATAAACAAATACATCTGCGAGATTATATCCATAATCCTTATTTAAAGACGTTAATATTTCCATATAATAATCTGTGCTACGATTAGCAAAAAAGAACATTAAGTCGGATTGAGTCACTGTCATATATTGTGTTTGAAGAATTGTTTGAACATAATCTGGATATTTTTTGTAAAAATCAACAAACTTGTTATTTAATAAGCGGTTCGTCTTCACACCAATACAATAATTTCTTAACCATTTTGGTACTTCATTAATTGAATATCTGAAATCTTCTGCAATTTGTTTGTGCGTAAACCCTATAGCGAAGAACTGCTCACATACTGAATATTGACTTGCATATTCAAACAAAGTTCCCAAATTATAATCAATGAAGCCACATGTAGTTCTTCCCATTTCACAATTTCTTCGCCAATTTACATATTTTAGAAACTCTGCATAATGTGGATCGGACACAAACAATTTATCCAATTCATCAGCTGAATGTCCAGACAGAATATTATTTAAAGCTTTCACTTTCTTACCACTTTTGCCATAACAATCACCATTTGATAAATCATATTTGCAAGTTTTACCATCATCCAGATGGAAAATAATAAACTTGCCTTGTTTTTCTGCTGTAATAGTGTTTCAACTCCTTTTCTACCACAATATATAGTATATAATATTTATAGGCATACTATATATTGTGGTTATTTTTAACATCAAATTCCTATTTTATATCATTGCATTTACACCCATGCTCGAATACTACTATGATTCATCCTGAGATAAAAGTCATATATATATGTACATAATTTTTTCTCATCGTCAAATATCTTGTCAGACATTTGCACCCACCAAGCATGCAATCTTTTCTTTTCTGTATTCAAAATCAGTACAGGAATATGACGTTCATATGCAATTGCAATCTCCATAGATGTACCAATGCTCTTCGGATCATTCGCATTTACCACAACAAGATCACTATTTCTAACAAAATTTGTATCAAATCTCATTACTTCTTTTTCTGTATCATGTAACTCTGTTTGAAAATTGTAATAATCAACGGGGTTAATAATGTTGACTTCTTTCATATTAACATTAAGTATTCTACGCATAGCAATAATTTGATTGCAAATTCTTTCTCTCCAAGTATTCTGCTCTTCAAATGATAAATCCTGCATACCGCCTGCAAGATAAATCTGAAATACATTATTTTGCATTTAATTTCTCCTCCACTTTCTTTGTTAAATAATCCAAAATATCTTTATCTGTTTTAAATGCCTGAGTATCTTTCATAATCCTCTCAGCACTTAGAATACATTGATTCATCTTTTTAAAATTATCCACTGTAATATGTGTGAAGAATCTGGAATCTTCTTTAACAGAGGCAGAATCCTCACCTATCTTTGTATAATGAAATTCTTCACAGATCAGTAGCATATCTTTACTACTTGGAAATCCACCCATTCTAAATGAAAAATTAACTACATGTTGAATTACTTTTGGATTACATTTGTTCTGCCAAAAATCTCCAATATGTATATCCATTATTTTCTTTCTCCTTTCACAATATAGGACTCAATCAATCCTTTTCTTAAGCGATCATTCATATCCTGAATGGCTTCCTCAATTGTTTTAAATTTACATGAACAAATATGCTCTTTTGTCAAATTAACAAATGAATATGTGCCATCGGATTTGTTCTTAAAAATAACCACCACTGATTCTTCCCCATTTGGCTTCTTAACAATAAATCTGAGCGCACCTTTTTGTGTTTCCTGTTTGTTTTCAAGTAAGATAGTATAATTAATTTTTAACCAGCTACCATCTGCCCATACTTGTTTAATTTTTTCTTCAGCATTTTGAAGTTTACAATGTCTATAATCAATACTCTCGATATTATAGACAAATGATTCAATGGCTTCTTTATCATTTTTTATTGTGATTTGACCATGCGTTCCATTTCTTCCATCTGCAATCGCATCAATAAATTCTTCTACAGTATAATCTTTATCAAGCACAACATCATATTTAGTACATTTATCGTTATCAGAACGTGGTTGTTTTATTAATTCAAACATCTCTATCATCTACTTTCTTATCAAATGTTTCTTGCAAATTTAACCAGAACTGACCATCATCAGCAAACCCATAATGGTCTGCCATTGTTTTCGCAAATTCTTTTGTAACACTTTGTAATCCGTCAATCAGCCCTTGCACATAATCAACATCTATGCCAATTTTACTCGCAAGCTGATAAGGAGTCATCCTGCAAGATTCAACAAATTCTTCTAAGCATTCGCCAGGATGAAAAGCAATTTCGTCTCCAATCTTTACATACATTTTTACACCATTCCTCTCACAATTCGTTCATTTGTTGTTGCCAGAAAATCATTAATACGATCCCAGTCTGGTTCATCTGGTAAAGTTGTAGTTTTAAATGCGTTTTCAAAAGCTTGATAAAAGCAATCAAATAGCTCCCCAAAATCATTAGATGGAACAAATCGTTTGATTATATCATCAGTCGCTCTTCCTTTGATCACCATACTACTACAATAAGCTCCGTCTCTCAGTAATAATAAACTTTGCCTAAGAAGCTCGAAGTTGTAAGTTTGCATTGTAGATGTTTTCAATAACGCTGTTCCATTGTGTATTACTCTAATTACATGCATCATCGCCTTACAAACCTTCTTCTTTGCTAAATTAATCTGATCTTCTGTTAAGATAGTTTCGTCATACAATCTGATTGTTTGTTCTTCTAAAGCCTGTGAATATCCGTTAAATGCATACCAAATTTTCTTTGATAAAAACATGTCTCGATTTTTAATCAACTCCATACCAATATCGGATACATATAAATAGCATTCTGGACGATTATACAACAACTCTACTGCCGTAGGATTTCCTTTAGCGCATAGACCAACATATTTCTTCAATGCATACATTGTAGTATCGGTATCTTTCCTTGTGTCTACTAATTTCATACTATTATTCAACAAAATCTCTCTTTTATCACTAAGAAAAACACCACGTAAATCAATGTCAGAATCCTCTGTGTTTGTTCCGTAGGCATAACTTCCACCTAACGTGAGAAAAGCAATTTTATGCGGATAATCTCGCAAAAAATCATACTCTGTAGACGAGTTTATGTAATCCTTTACTTCTTCAATTGTCATGATTTCACCTCTTTTATCCACATAATGCTTTCTTAAACTGTACAATATTTTGACTAACCCACTGATGAGTGATTCCAAGCTGACTTGCAATTTGTCTTTGTGTTAAACCTTTCTGCTTTAACGTGATAATCTTTTTATTTCTCGGTGCCAATTTATCAAACTCATTTTGAAAATGTACCTTTGTAAGTACCTCATCTTCTACGTTATCCCTACTCATCAGCGTTGTTCCAATTGTAATATCATCTTCTAGCTCATATCCTGCCAATGGCGTATCTAACGATTCAGCATTCCTATTCATTTTTTCTGTTGGTCTGTGCCATTTTGTATAATATTGATTTACCTCTGTTTGCAATACCCACCGAAAGAAAGTACCAAAAGCTCCTTTAGACTCATCCCATTTCAATGCTGCCTTGCAAATTGCCATACGCCCAAGATCCATATATGTATCAAAATCTGTAAATTTTGTAAAATACTTTTCATGCAAATGCCAAATCAAAGAATAGTTATCTTCAATCAGCTTTCGCCGTTCATCATTTAATTTCTTCACATTTTTTATCCTCCTGTTCTTTAATGAAGTTGTTCATATGTTGTACAAATTGAATATGTGTACAAATCAACTTTCTTTTAATATAAGTATCCAGACATGCCATCCCATCCAAAGTATGACTATATTTAGCAATACACTCATTTCTTACTCTTCTCAGATATTCATCACATTCTTTTGATGTAATTTCTAAATATTCATTCGACACATATAAAGAATTTTCTCTATTAACATCTTCGACAAATATGTTATAAATAATTTCATTGCCAAAATTGATTCCTGGAACAACTTCTTTGATTCTATATTGGTGTGTAATTTTATTTAAACATAAATCAATAGTATCGATATTTTGATTTAACATAGCTTCCAACAAATTAACAGGCATGTGGTAATTCTGGGCGATATAATATAGCTTATTTAATTCAACATATCCAATTTTCTTTTCGAGATTTTCAAAATGATTGTATACTTTATACTGCTGTTTATGTACAAAATTCACTTTGCAATTATCCATACATCACACTCCTAACACATACTTATCACTTCTGAACCCAGCTGCATTTGGATGACCACCGCCACCATATTTCACAGCAAGCTCATACACATTTACTTTATCCTGTTCTGCGGATCGCAACTGATATTCCCACATACTTCCATTGAACGAAAAACCAATGAACATATCATATTTAGAAGCATCAATAGATTCAAAGAAATCAGAATTGATTAATGCTCGGTTGATTGCATAGACTTTATGTCCCTCAAATATGGTTTCAAAACCATATGCTCTAAGATATTGTTCTGCATTTGCTGCTAAATACTCAATAATTGATAAGCCATCTGCTACCATATCACCAATATTTTTTGTTGCTTCATAAATTCCTTGATCTTTATTTAACGTGTTTAGCAATGGACTTAACGCATCAAAATCATACGATTCAAATGCATAGTGAAATGCTTTTACGAATTGTTTTGACGTTTCACCAAAATAAAATGTATCCCACATGGCTGTATATTCTGCCAGTTTTGGATAATCTGCTTTATATTTATATATATTGAGTAATCTTTTTACATTTTTCTCATCCGTCCTCTCAATTTGCTCCCAATTTTCATCGCACATATATTTAAAATATAACCATGTCAAATTCGCTCCTGAAATACCCGCTCCAGTAATTCTGATTCCTTTTACATCACACTTGAAATCTTTATACGCTTCAATCGTAGACTGATGATGGTCGATCCAAAATACATTCTTTGTAATACTGAGCAACTGCCACATCTCTTCTGGCTCAATACTGTAGTCTACAATAAACACAAATTCATCCTGCTCAATGTCATGAAACGGGAATTTCATACCGTAATTAATTTTTCGGAAGTCCTCTGGTTCAAATGCTAAACCTCGCTGTTCACAAGCTTTTCTGACGTAGAATCCAGACACGATTCCGTCTTGATCAACATGATAAAAACACTTCATTATTTTTCCTCCTTTATCTGCTCACCTTTATTAATTGACTCAACATATATTTCCCAGTCATCTGCATATACATCTTCCGCAAGAGGTATCCAAACTTCTGCGTTTTCTTTATCAAATAAAAAAATAATTGAATCTGGCTTATATTCACCCATATCATTACACTCAAAATAAACATTAGTTAATTCTGACGAATAAATTTTCAAATACTTTTCCTTTCCCCAAATGCCTCTTCTTATAGTAGTTTTGTCTTTTTTTATTGCGATCATTGCTTTTATAAAATTCAATTAATTATTCACCTCTTCCTTTTACTGTTAAAATCCCATCCTTGCTCAACCCAATCATTTGCGAAAATATCCTCTTGTGTAGGCAACCATCCCAATGTTATAACTCCATTTTGGTCTCTACATAAGAGTGGTTTCATTTTATATTTTTTATCAAATGGAATAATCTCATTTAATTCTTCTTCGCACATCATAAACACATAATCATAAGTTGTTCGTGTCTTCTTCCACGAACTACGACGATACAATTGCCTTGGATTAATTTCCATATTTTGCATCATCATTTCAAACGACATTCCTTGTTTCTTTTTTGCCATTGGCATTATTTCTCCTTTACAATCTTAACTTTATAACCAAGTTCCTTTTCAATTTCTGCAACCGTCATTTCTTTTGGCGGTGATAAACTCATATTTAAACTATCAATATCAGATTCCATATTCCAAACGCTTCTGTAGATCAATCGTCCAGTCAAAATACAAATTGCTTTCTTAACTTCGTCTGCCGTCGGTGGATAATGATCTAATGATGAAATAATATGTTTGTAATTTTCTTCATTCAATAAAACACGTTTAGAATCGAGGGATGTATTCTCTTCTTCCCGTGATTCAATATATAAGAAGTTGTTCATTATATCTCTCCTTTCTCAATTTCTTCTTTAATAATTCTATATGCAAGAGCCTCATCAGACTCTTTGTCATTAATTCCATTTCTTTCTAACAGCCTGTCCAATTCACTGGGACTCAGCCGATCAAAGAATCGTTTTATCTCCTGTTTACGTTCTTGTCTTGTTTTCATTTTTCTGTTTAATTTCCTTTAATTATGTTAAATTTGATAGGTCTTAAGCATACTACATACAGATGGTGCCTATTACTCAGTTCCGTACCTATGTTAAATTTGATAGGTCTTAAGCCTCAAATATTCAATTAACATAGATTTTAGTGAGTACATTTATGTCTCACTTTTGGCGTATCTACCTATTTGATAGACGAGATAAAATCTCCAGAACACGCCATACATTTAAAATGTATTTATAATAGGCATCAAACTCTTCATATGGTTCGATAATGTCTTTCCTGGTTTTGTACCTATGTAATTTTTAATAGGTATCAAACGGGATACACATGAGCGGCAGTTGACAGCGTGTTTTGTACCTATGTAATTTTTAATAGGTATCAAACCTCAATTTCATCTTTGTCCAATTTTGATACTTTATCACATAGGTTTTAGTGAGTATTATTTTTAAATCTCACTTTTGGCATAATCATATTTATTATGATCAGAAAATTTACATTGGATATAAAATTTCTCAAAACATGCCATACATTTTGTGTAATTTTTAATGGTTCTTAAACAGCGAGGTGGATAATGAAACCATTAAAGAAGTTTTGTATCTGTGTAATTTTCAATAATTCTCAAACCTCAAATCTTTATTATGTATACAATGCAGAACTTTACGTTCTGTTCAATTACACAAATTTTAGTGAGTGAAAAATTTTCCTCTCTCTTGGCATAGCCATATTATTTTATGGCTGAGGGAGCATCGAACTCCCTCCAAAACATGCCATATATTTTCATATAATTTACGCTGCTAATTGATCTTCATTATCTAATTGAATACCGTAATACTCAGCCGCATCTTGCATTGTCTTTTTACAAAATTGAAATTTATCACTTGTAAATAATGTTGACATCGCAATATTTCTTGATGCATTGTAGTCTGCATTTACCATATGCAACTTATGACTTTCACAATCAGGATTACCACAAACAAATGTTGCTTGATCTTTTCTCTGCCCGTCTTCCCAATGTCCGCAGAAACTACACACTTGAGATGTAAATGAAGGATTTACTTTTCTAACTTCAATGCCATATTTTGCAGCTTTATATTCTATGTATTGCTGAAGTTTATAAAAACTCCAATTTCTTAAAATGAATTTACTTGAATCATATCCCGAAAGATTTTCTACATTGATATATTTCGCTTTATTCTTGACCGCAAAATCAACCACTTTCTTGCTTACTTTGTGACAGTATGTTTCAACAAAGTTATATTCTTTCTTTTTACATCTTTCTAATGCCAACAACTTTCTTTTTCTTCCATGTCCGCCTTTTGACATTTTTAACGCTTTCTGTAACTGCTGTTTCTCATGCTGTAATTTCGTTCTCATTCTAATAAAATCGTCACTACTACCAATATACTCTCTCTTATATTTGTTATTATTCAAAGAACATACCGCTGGAATTGCAACTCCAAGATCGACACCAACTACAGTGTCCTCATCTAATTCAAGTTGTGTTTTAGGAATTCTAATTGATAAATTTAAAATAATTTTTGTTTTAGAAATCTGCATTGTACTTCCACAAATCTCGTATTCTCCAGTAAATATTCTTAACAATGTAGAAATCAACTCATCTCTATTTCCTTTGTGTCCAATATTTACTTTGAAATTTGCAATGGTCGGAATACCTTTGTTACCTAATCCACAATACAATTTACAATCAGAATTTTGAATATTTTTCTTTAATTCTGTTATATCTTCATATTCGTGATATAGATCAAAATACGCTTTTGCAATTGTAAACGGTGAGTCAATCTTAAAATTTGGAACAGACACCTTTCCATCTAACAACCCCTGCTTAATCAAGTCTTTAATCTTGCTTGTTAATATTTGGGAGAAGCATGTTCCGTATCCACCTAATGGATTATCAATGTCAACATCATCAAAAATACTTCCTTTATTACTTCCTTTTCGTCTATATGCGACATTAATATTTTCTTTAATCCATGTATATTTATCTTTTAGTGTTGGCATATACCCAACGCCATCCTGTACCATTTTGGTATATATGTAAGACAAAATGTAGTTCTTTCGTCTTGCTTCGCTCTCCATTGCATCTCTCACAAGACCATATGTATAATCGTTAACCATTTTCTGAGTATATTCTTCGATTCTATTTTCTTTGAAATCTTCATATTGCTTTTCTAATTCTGTGAGCTGCTGTTTATACCCGTCTTTCTTTTCTGGTTTGCTTGTATTCTTGATCTGCTTCTTCTTTGCTTCAATTTTCCTTGGAAAATCTTTTTCTAAGAAAGAATTGATTCTTTTCTTCCACTCTTTTCGCTCACTTGCGACAGGAATCAAAGCGATTTTTCTAGTAATTACCATTGTGTTATCTTTAGCTGTCATATACTACTTCACTCCTTTACCTTCCATTTCTTCATATAACTCTCTAAATTTTCGAAAATCCTCTGCACTACCACCATTATCTGGATGACTTTTCTTCATTGCATACTTCACTGCGTCCTTAACATCTGAACGAGTTTCTTCCTTATTATATGTAGTGTTTGGCATTACGCTTAAAACAGCTCTGTACGATATATTATCAAGAATCAGTCTTCTATTCGATTCCCTTAATTTATCTATCTTTTTTTCATATCTTAGAATCACAATAACTTCAACAATAAGACATCCTATCGCATATGCAATTGCAAAATTAATATTGGGTCCCATCTTAATCACCTCACTTTACATCAAACTCAGATTTTACTCTATTACATATCTTTTCTCACAGCCACATTTCTTGCAGCGATAAACCTTCTCACATCTATAAGGTTTTGTAGATCTGTCGCCATAATATATTGCAGACTCAAATATCTGTTCCCAATCATGTTTACAGAAACAAGACCTGATATACCAAATTAATCTTCTCATTTAATACCTTGCACCTCATATTTCACTCAATAAGTCTTTCACAATTACTCGATCTTCGTCTTTAACTTTTTTTGATTTTGTTGTTGCCATAAACTCTAACCACTCTTTTCTCATTTTCTTTTCGTCATCATTTAAGTGTTCGATTACAATTAATTGCTTAGAATTAAGTTTGTCGTGACTAGAAATATAGTTATTCCATCCGTCTTTCCAAAACAACTTGTTTGAGATAACTAATGCATATCCCATCAATGTTTCTCCATTTACTATTCTTGATCTAAAACACAGATTTCCATTTTCAATGGGATTATTTCTCATATCTTTCATTCTTCATCACCCTCTTCTGGTCTTAGCATAATCCCAAGACCTGTACACATTCCTGTAAGTTTCTTGTCCATTGCCTTGATTCTTTTGTAGTTGTAATATGTCATATATGGTACTCCAATTCCAATTGCTACGATCACCATAAACGCCAATACCCAAATTATGTAAAACAAAACGTCCATTTTATCTTTCTCCTTTTCTATCTACTACTATCGCCTGAAATCGAACCACCATACTGTGTAAAAATTCTTTTGAAAATATGTATCGTCTCCGTCATCAAGTTCTTTAAAATATTTTCTGCCTCGTTCCTTAACATCGTCTTCATTGAAATAACTATATGCCCATGCAGGAATTGTGTAAGATTCCTTATCTTCTAAGCAAAGATTCAACAAATCTTTGACCATCATCTGCAATTCTTCTTCATCATATCCCTGCGTCATTACGTCAAAATATGGGATATATGCCATATATGGAACCGAGTCATTTTCATCTTTTAGAACTACGACAGGAAATGTTAGATTGTAATTCATATCAGCCTTGCTCCCTTGAATTGTAAATATTATTTTTTCTTCATCGGTTGTATCGTCAGTAAGTGCAAATAGCGAAACATCTCTAAGTGCGTATCTAATATTGTTTACATCCTTTCTTCTTATGTTTTTTCTTCTTATATGGCGTACAATCACGAACATTAACCCATGACCATCTAAATGCTTCATCAAGATAAATCAAAAAGGCTGTATAAGTGTCTCCACAACTGCTAGAATCACATTTGTCTGTGCAAACTCCATACACTTTATATGGTTTTGCATGATATAAAACTTTCATAATCATTCTCCTCCAAAATAAATCCACCACTTAGTAACATTGTAATCAATTTCTTTTTCTTTTAATTTTGCAATCTTGCGATAATTGCTTTGGTATGTATCCATCTGTTCTTTAACAAGTTCATTACTTCTTAATTCAGGATATGTTGTGATCAATGCCATTCCATCACCAGCTTTAAATTCTTTGTATGTATCCTTTTCATGATTCATGTAACTCTTAACAGTCACATCAATCTTTCTCTCAAGTTGCCAATTTTGTGTTTCATACATTTTAATTTTCTGATTGACGCCTTGATTTTCATACAAGTTACTCAGTAGCAAACATAAAACTACGATGACAGCAAAGTTAATCGGAATTAACACAACATCAAAATCACCAGAGAAGCAACCTTTGTAGATTATTAAAGCAATTATGGCGATTATAAGTACCAATATCACCATTATTCATCCACCTCACAATCAACATCAAATAGATATTTCATGATACGTTTTGTACCGATTTTGTTGGCAGCATCCTCTGCAATTTCTGGAGAAGTAAAATAAATGCCATTGATTGTTTGTGATGCATATAAATATGCCGTTGTTAAATCTCTATCTACAATGTCATACCTAATACAACAATGCTCATTTTCACCATCCCAAATTAGTTTTTCAGGATCATTGTGTTCGTCAGCAAATCTTTGAAGCTCGATCTTAATTTTCTGTTTTTCTCTTGCAAATTCTGCTTCTTCTTTAGTTCTGAAGCAATTTCCCATAGAATATCTTCCCTGGTCTACGCGATCATTTTCCCATTCACAATTATTGATTTGTCCATCAGTGCCGATAAACCAATACCATTCTCTACATTCGGGTTTCCAAATTTTAGGCTCTGATTTCTTTTCTTCTTTCTTGTTTGCTCTCTCGCAGCATTTATCAAATAATGCTTTTATCAGATCCTGTTCTGCCTCTGGTAATACTGAAATGTCAATCATCTTTTCTGTATTCATTTCTATTCTTCCTCACTTTCAAATTCTTCAATCTCTTTCCATGCCAGAACACTTTTGTCGCTATAGTAACTTGCCTTTTTAGCTGTCGCATTTCTCCATCCACAAGAATCATGCCATGTTCTGTTTACACAACCGCCCTTTACGGTTACTAAAACATCTTTGCTATCTTCTGGCAGATCATCAGGATTCTTTCTTAAGTCATGCCATCTATACTTTTCTTTATATTCTTTTAGCTCTTTGAGTTCTCCAAGCCACTTTGCAAGTTGCTCTTGATTTAATGCATATTCAATCAATCCATCAAGTTCTTCATCATCTAGATTTGCATGACACCGTATAGCTGCTATGTATTTCTTTGTTGCCATATCATTTGCGCATTTGATAGTTTCTTCTAAATTCATTTGTCTTCTCCTCTCTAATCAATTTCTGCGATACTTTCTACAAAACAGTTGTAATAAATATATCTCTTACCTTTGTAGTCAAACTTGACATATCCACCATCATTTGTATCAATATCAATTTTCCCTTTATATTCGGCAATCTTTTTACCGTCTGCTGTATATACTGTAATGACTCTTTTCATACCGCCATTCCAATCGCTTTTCATATCAACGATTTCTCTTTTGAATCCTGCGCATCCTGTCATTGATCCTAAGCAAATCGTTGCTCCTAAAACCGTTGCCAAAATTTTCTTTCTCATTTATTTCTCTCCTTCTTCTTTATAGTAATATCCATACAAGCAGCAATCTCCAGAATCCCAAGTGTCGTAGTAATTACCATCTGAAATCGCAACCACATGATTTGCAACATTTACTAAGTAATTACCTTGTTTATGATCTTTTGCAAAACTTTCAACTGTTGGTCGTTTAGATCCTTTTCGGTTGCTAATACCTTGATAAGCAAATCCGTTATCAAATAAATATTCTTCATAACACCTTCGTTCTGATGGCATACACTGCATGTCTCTTGCATATGGTAATAAGTCGTCAAATATCGCTAACCATTCTTTATTAACAACTTTTGTTAATGCTCTGATCACGCAATCTGAATGATTATCTTTTGTATCTTTATCGTTTGGTTGATAATATCTGTAAATTTTATTTTTCATCCTCTCACTCCTTTACTTCGCTTTCTTGAAGATTATCTTTAATTTGTTGAATATAATATACCATTTCTTACACATGGTGTCAATACAAAATCTTCAACTTCTTGAATATTTTATTTTACATCCTGTATGTAATATGCTACAATATAGATGTGGAGGTATATCATATGATAAGTTATCAACCGCTTTTCGTTACTTTAGCGAAAAAGAGTATGACAAAATCTGATTTGCGAACTGCATTAAGTATGAGTCCTGGTACTATTGCCAAGATGGCAAAACACCAATATATCAGTCTCGAAAACATTGACAAAATTTGCTTATATCTTGATTGCAAAGTTGAAGATGTTATCGAGGTCATACCAAACGATTAATCAAAAAGACTTTAACCATTTAGGTTGAGGTCTTTTTTAGTGGAAACAACAGGGATCGAACCTGTGTCGGCAATTTATATGTGATGAAAATTAAAATGTAAATAAAATACTTATATGGAGGTAGAAAAATGAATGTTTATGTATTGCCTGCTCTACCAACTGAGCTATGTTTCCATGACTGACATTATATTTCAAATGCCAGTTTTATTTTATGTTTGTGAAATTAATTTAAATGAGTTTATTTTTTACGTGAATTCTTAATCTGATTTAGAATTGCTTCTGCATCCCTCTGTTTTTCTTCCTGTTCCATGCGGTAATCTAAAGCATCTGCACTAGACTCATAAGCGATTTTACTACCTCTAGCTTTTTCATTAAGCTGTTTTGCACTATCACGTACTTCTTCTAAAGCTTCCTGGTTGACAGTAGTATTTTTAAACTTATCCATACTATCGTGTAAATCAATCATCTGCTGATCCGCTTCAATCTGGTCAATAGTACGTTTCTTTTCATCCTGTAGTTTAACAACTTCTTCATTAGCACGATCTCTAATTTCCTGCTGTTGAATCTTCATGTCTTTTAACTCTTTAATGTATTCTTTCTTTTTATCTACATCTTTTTCTAAATTGGCTAATCTCGTTGCATAAGTCATAGCACGTTCGTCGTTATTATTGTCAAGACATGCGTCAATCTGCATTCTGATTTTCTGCATGTCTTTTTTCATAAGATGAAGTTCTTCTTCTGCCTGATCAAGTCTTCCAGAAATCTTTGTATATGTCTCTGCGGCTTTACTATATAGTTCCCTTTTCTCTCGAATTGCCATATTGTATCTTGACTTAGCACCCTCTGCTGTCATTGCATCTTCCTTAAGTTTCTCTTCTACTGTACCAGACATTCTACTTTTGATTTTCTGTCCGTTTTTTGTGAATAATAAATATGCTGCGATCAACACAACCACACAAATAAAAATTGCTACCATAATAATTCCTTCCTAGTATTCAATTGGGGTTCCGTTTTCATCAAGATCCTGCCCTTCATTGATTGCCATTCCAAAATTTTTAAACAGCTCAGTCATACCTCCTGTATAGCCAGAACCTAAAGCCTGCCATCTAAATCCATTACCATACTTATACAGACGACCTAACTCAACTGCATTTAAACTATCAAAGTTTCTGTTTTCAGATAAATCATACTTATACTGATCACTATTTGGATCGTCATAATCACATACCATAACTACTGAATTACTAACCATTCCAAAATTCTGAAGTCTCTGAATAGCTCGGTAAATACTAACACCAACAATAAACTCTGATCTATCAGCAGGGAATTTTGTCGCATCTACAATAAAATATTCATCATAATGCACTCCTCTATATTCGATTCCCTGAGAATCATCTCCATCTGTATTGTCTCCTGAATATTCAATCCAAGGATATTTCTCTGGGTCATAAGTGTTATAATTTACAATATCTTTTGGATAGGCAACCTTACGATCTCCGTTTGTTAAAAACCCATTTAGATCACAATCATTTGGTGCTTCGCCAGAATATCTATTCATATCCCAGTTGATGCCAATAAAGATTTTCTTCATTGCTGATCCATCTTCTTTTACCATGTCAATTTTCTGATTTTTACTCATATCAATTACTGCCATATTCTTATACCTCTACTTTCTTATTTGTCGTTTAACCAATCAATGTACTGTCTTAAAATTTCTGTATATAACTCCTCATCAGACATACGATTCATGTCTTTTACTGCTGTGAACCCTGTATTGTCATGTTTACGCCCCTTAAGATCGTCAAGTTTCTTCAGATAATTGAAGTCCTCATCACCGATACCAATAAACTGCACGAAAATGTTATATTCAGATAATTCTCTTACGATATCATCTGTCTCACTTGCATCCCAGTTTTCTCCATCTGTAATAAAAATAATGAATGCAGGAATGTTGCTTGGTTCAACGTCTTTGTAATAATGAACCATATCTGTAAGGACTGGTGCATAATTTGTACCACCCATATTCATATGAGATCCCATCATCTCTTTTCTCACATAGTTCTTATAGTTGTTGATTGTAACTGCATCCAATCTGTCAAAACCATTTGAGAATAGCCATGATTCCAATTCTCCATTGTCGTCAAATTTTAATGCAATTGGAAGCAATCTTGTCACAACATCCTGAACAGAACCATTACTAAATAAATTACTCATACTTCCTGAATAGTCCATCGCTAAAGCAACTCTGGCAATATGGTTATCCATATTTACCTTACGATCTTTTGACATATCAATTAACACTTTATTCAAGCTCTGTGCTGATTTAGACATATCAATTACTGCTGAGTCGGTAGGACTCTGAGGAGACGAAACTCCTCTGTTGCCCATTGTTGTACTTGCTACTGATGCGGAAGCCTTTGAATTGTTCTGCTTTCCAAATAATTTGTCAAATAATCCCATACATATATCTCCTTTATTTCTGTTTATTTACAATCACTTTGCGTAAAAAATCAACAGGTACGATCATCAACGCTAAAATGATAATTGTAATCCAATGTGTTATATCTAATGCTGTTGTATTTACTAATGAGCTTGCTACATTGCATAACAATACTGTGAATACACAAATACTAATTGCAATCTCAACGAATAATTTATTTTTACTAATACCATTAAATAAATTAAGTGAATCTGTCCTAGTATTGAACCCATTAAATACTGCCATGAAGCATAACAATGCGAATCTTGCTGTCATTCCTAATTCATCCGTACCAAACATCTTAGCAATTGGTGACAAGATTAAAATTCCATATAATGCGATAAATCCTACTGTAGTAACTGCAATTCTCTGTTTTGCTCCGCAGATAAATAACCCTAATCCTTTCTTAATAGGCTTTTCAGTCATGTACTCTACTTTAGGTGGTTCTCCACCGAATGATAATGAGTTAAGTGAATCCATGATGATATTTACGATCAAAATCTGTACGGATGCTAAGAATGCTCCCGTTGCAACTAATGGATAAATCGTGCTAAGGATTAATAATGCAATGTTAATTGGCAACTGGAATTCTAAGAACATCATGATATTATGCATAAATGTTCGTCCAAGTTCTACGCCTTTGACGATTGAAGCAAAGTTATCATCTGTTAGAATAATGTCTGAAGCTTCTTTTGCTACATCACTACCACTCTGCATACCAAAACCAACATCTGATTTCTTTAATGCAGCGGAATCATTTACTCCATCACCTGTCATAGCAACGGATCTGCCAACTTCCTGTGCTAAGGTTACTAATCTTAGTTTTGTTTGTGGTGAACATCTTGCGATCACTCGTAAATTTGGAAGAATTTCTTTCACTTTTTCGTCACTTAACCGTACAAATTCGCTATCTGTTAAAGCGATATCTGCACCATTTTCTTCATATATACCACTCTTAATCGCTACAGCTTTTGCTGTTTCAATGCAATCTCCTGTGATTTCAATAATCTGAATACCTGCATCATGTGCTATTTTTACAGCATTTGGAACTTCTTTTCTTACAGGATCAACTACACCAATGATGCCGATCAGAGTCATATTATTTGGTAGCTGATTCTCTGTAATTGTTCCAATGTTTTCTGTTAATGCAATACAACGCATTGCTTGAGATGTCATATTACTAATTGCTTTGTTCATATTGTTTACGACTTCTTTAGTCATTTCTTTGACTTCGTTGCCATCGTAATAATATTTGCAATTTGCAATTAATTTTTCAGGTGCTCCCTTATAATATGTAAGACCTTTCTTACATTCATAAGCAGAATACTTATTAGAGCTACTAAAAACCTGTTTATTCTTCTGCCCAAGTCCGTCAATTCCAGACACCGTATAATATCTATCATAAGGAATTAAACTTAAGGTTGCTCTGTCAATAGAGTTGCCGCCTGTGATATTGCCATGATCATCAAATACTGCACTGTTGTTTAAGCAAATGTTATTCACTAAAGGTTCAAATGTACTACAATTTTTTGTAATATCGTTGCCTGCACCATCAATGATTCTCTCTGGTGTCATTACACCTGTTGTAAGTGTTCCTGTCTTATCTGTACAAATTAAATCTACATAAGCAAGTTCTGGAATCTTATTTGGATTCTTAGCAAGAATATTAAACTTCTTCATTGTACTCACATTCTGTTTAGTAACTAATTCGATAATCAGTGGTAATCCTTCGGGAACCGCAGCGACCACAATTGATACTGCTACAGATAAATTCTGAGCAAACTTCTTAAGAATTTCTAGTACTCCACCATCAAAATATTTATCAAAACCAAGACTTACAATGCCTGTTGCAACTAGGACAATAAATGTAAGTGTGGCTGCTAGAGATCCCCATTTTGTGATGAACGCTGCAAGGTTTCCTAACGCAATATCTAATGCTGTTTCTGGAGCTTCTAATGTCTGACTCTTTACAAGTGTATCTCCATTAACTGTATTGATACCGACCTGCGTTACAATCATCTTACCTTCGCCAGACATAACCTGTGTGCCTGCAAATAATGAATTCTGATCCACATATGCGTCTGTAGATGAATCTACTCGTGCATGAAAATTAAAATTCTCGATCGGAGTTTTCTCGATTTCTTTTGTTTCCCCATTGATTGCCGAATTGTTAACTGTAATCTTACCATCAATAATATATCCGTCTGCAAAAATTTGCTGTCCAGTACCAACCAGAACAATATCATCTACTACAATATCATCCGTATTAATTGTCTGAATCTTGCCATTTCTAATAACTTCACAATATCTCGTTGATGTTTCTGCTTTTAAATCAGCCTTTGATTTCTGAGAATCAAGCCCTGTCTTGACAGATAATGTTGTTGCGAGAGCAAGTACAACTAAAACTGCAATTGGTTCCGAAAAACTCATTACTCCTGCTACGGCAAGTACTAGCTGTAATACAGCAATTACAATTAAAATCATTAAAGTCGGATCTTTCAATGCATCTACTGCGAAATCCACCCAAGTTTTCATTGGTGGTTCTGGTAACTTGTTCGAACCGTACATTCGTCGATTATCCGATACCTGCCTGTCTGTTAGTCCATTCATGTTAATCATAAATATCTCCTTTGTTTATAAAATTTATTTATCACAACACCATATACAGGTGTTATAATCTAGTTACTAAATGCATCCGCCACAAGAATTAGTGCGAAAATCCTCTTCGTTGATTGCTTTGAAGATCTGGCGCTGAACTTCAATGTCTGTTGTAATTTCATCTAACCAATACTTATTAGACTCAATCCATTCATCTTGTTTCAGTCCGTCATAATATGATTCCCATTCTTCAACCCAGTCATTGAAATACCATCTCTCATATTTTTTATATGTATTCATAGGTTCTGCACGGAGGTCTTCTGGAATCTTATCGGTAACATCTTTGCCATCAACATAAAGCTTCCATTCTCCAATACAGAGTGCAAAACCATGACCTGTCCATTTTGCTTTAACTTTCATAATCAATCATCCTGTTTAGGCTACCGCTTTAATTTCAATACCAGATTCAAACTTAGGCATCAATTCAAGCTTAAACTTATTCTTTTCATGCATCTCGTCAATGATCTGTCTCACTGCTTCATCTTTACATACTCCAGTTCTCAGATATTCGTCTAACATATCATATGTAAATCCAAGATTATCTTCATCTGTCTTACCACACAATCCATCAGTAGGTGTTTTTTCGATTAACTCTGTTGGAAGTCCCAGAACTCTACCAATTGCTTTAACTTCTGTCACAGTTAAATCGGCAAGTGGAGCAAATGATCCAAAACCATCTCCACCATAAGTCGCATATCCAACCCAATCTTCGGATAAGTTACAATTGCAACTAACTCTTCCATTCATACTCTGTGCAAAAGCATATAATGTAGCCATACGAATACGAGCAGGTAAATTTGTAGCACTCTGTTTACTCCATTTACCACCTAATTCATCTCTAATTTCATGTTTAATATCTCTGCAAGCATTAAAAATATTAACTGTGTAATGTTCAATTCCTAGATGATCACATAGCATCTGAGAATACTCAATATCACTCTGCACACCCTGTGGCATCATAATTCCAATTACTCGATCCTTACCAAGTGCTTCTACACATAAGGCTGCAACCACTGATGAATCCTTGCCTCCTGAAATTCCTACAATGGCATTACATCCTTTACCATTAATTTCAAACCAATCTCTGATCCACTGTACTAACCTGTCTTTGGTTTCTACTGCATTAAAACTCATGTTTTATATCTCCTCTCTTAAAATTCTCCTTCGTTTAAAACTCTTCTAATTTCCTGTAATGACTGTTCTTTTACCAATTTGCCATCTCTAAATACTGTCTCAAGCAGATTATTCATTGGAAGATTTTCTGAAGTATATCCATCATGACATACAAAATTACCATCATCATTGGTTATATAGCATAAACCTTTATGTGACTTTTTTAATTTTGTTTTGTCCGTCTTAGGATCTTTTTGAATCATATATTCTTTACCATTTATTACACAATCAGTGCTCTTCATTGCAAACCCGAAAGTGTCTCTCGTTAGACATACGAGTCCGTCTTTTTCTGTAGACATTGCAGTGAATGAAAATGCCCCAACACCAAACAAAATTGTATTCGCTGCAAACCCAAGGTGTTCAAGCTGCGTCCAAATTTCTTTAATCTTCTCATACTGGCAACCATCACCATAAATTAATCCAATTTTATGATTAAGCTCTTTATATCCTTTTTTATTTATTTTTCCCCCAAAAATTTTATAAAGTTTTTGTACAGTTTGCACAGAAATTTCTACTATATCTCCGCTATCAGGTCGCACAAAAAATTTGCCGTTATGCTCCAAAATTTCTTTTTTAAGTTTAGGTAATATATTATCAATAAGATTCCAATAGTCAAAACTATCTGACACATAACTAAATGAAGTATCTTTATAAACCGTTGTCAGAAGCCTTCTAAGTAAATTCTCTTCAGTTTCACAAACTGCCAAATTACAACACACTGTTGCATGTTCAAGACTTACTGCTCCGATACCAATATGATTCTTTTCGCAATTTGCATCATACATTTTATCAACATACTGCATTGCTGGAATCGTAGACGTTTTGTTAAAAGACAATAACCATGAGCTACTGGCTCTAATCCCATTATTTACACCAAGCCCTCTAAACCCAAAATCCGCCATAGCCATTGATGGATCAGAATTATCGGTAGTTTTGTCATAAAAGGTATTTGCCAGTTTTCGATATTCATGAGCCATAGTAGCCCAATTGCATGTTCCATACAGCTCTGACTGTGTCATGCATTCAATCCATTGTACAACCCATGCAAACTTAGGGTGTGTATTTATTAACTCAATACACGGAACCCCCATCGGTACAAGAGAACCTTCTGGTAATGCTTTCATTTCAATTGGTAAATATCCTAAATCATATAGTTGCTCAATTCTATTGATATTATAACTTTGGGCTCCAATCTGAGTATCAAGATATTTTTTATATTCATTTATGACTTCATCTTTATTTCTATTAAAAAATGTATTATTTATTGAATCAATCAAAAACTCTTTAATAAATCCTTGTAGCCCAAAAAACACTACTTTATTAATGTTATTAAACATTGATTTTCTTGGTGTGATATATGAAGTTAATTTCGATAATCCGTTAGGCATTGCGTCTGGATTTGTATTTTTATATGTATCTGCCATTAACATAAAAGAAATATTACTCATTTTTTTCCTCCGCTTCTTTATATTTATATTCTCCAAAAAATTCAACTTCCTTTGATCTTCTTGCTTGAATTGCATCATTGATATTTGAATAAGAACCTAGATAATATCTTTTCTTGTTATAAGTTATATAAGCCTTCCATACACAGTATTTTTTATCCCATGATACTCCTGTCACTCCAGATGTATTATTACTGCTCAGTCCTCTATTCGCACAATTTTTTGCCTGTGTTGTAATTCTTAAATTTGACTTTCTGTTGTTGTAAAAACTATTCTTCCCATCTGGGGTATGATAAATATGATCGACAATTCTATCATCATCTATTGACAAATGCATAACCATACGATGAAGAAATATCGTTTTACGATCAATCGTTGTAGCCAAATACCCTCTATCTGTTTCATACCAAATATAATCTTTAATTAAATCATAATCTTTTTTATCAATATAAAATTTGTTATGAGTGTTATTGGCAATGATTATACACATGTCTTCATCAAAAACATAACGATTCATTTTATTTTTTTTCATAGTTTGATTCTTAAAATATGAAGCCATACACCCACAAGATTTTGTTTTTCCAGAAGTTAAATCATGTCGTTTATGTAGTTTGATCGTTTTATTAGGACATTGGCATTCACATATCCATAAAGGCTTTCCTTCTTTGGACTTTTCGTTCGACAATCCTTTCACTAACCAATTCCCATAATAATTTCCTGTTAAATCACTTTTGTCTCTTATTTTTACCCCTCCATAACCTCAACTTTCTCATGTTCTTTCGTAAAAATACTACGTGTTGTAAATACTTTTTTAAACAAACTATCTTCCTTTAGTAATTCGCCATCAAGAATTGTGTTTTCACAGTGAGTAACGTACAAATACATATCTTTACAACCGTATTTGTTTAATTCTTTTGATCCGTAGTAGAATGTGCCACCCTTGCTACAAATATCATCAATCATTAGAATTGCTGTATTCTCATCTAATTTATCTGTATCTCCATGAATCTCAATACCAAGAATTTCTCCTGTCTTCCAATCACGATTTTTAATTCCATAGACAATCGGATAATCATCTGATACAAATTCAGAATATCTTTTTAATGATCCGCTATCTGGGAAATAAATTACAAGATTTCTTGATGGCTCTGTTTTAAGGACTTTACTACAAGTTTGTGTGATATATGATGCTCCACGGATTACTTCTACATGATTAATCAGTGCAGTAGATACATCGGAATGTGGATCAGTTACAATAACTTTTACAAATCCAAGACTATTAATAATTTCTGCAAAATATTTTAATGTAAAGCATTCGCTTGGCTCTTTTACTCTGTCAAATCTTGCATTTGGTATATACGGCATCACTAATGCTTGTTGTAACCACGGAAAATGTTCTTTAATATTTTTACAAATACACAACAAGGAAAACAACTCTTTATCTGACTCATATAACCATGTGATATACGCTGTCTTGTTTTCTATGATTTCTTGAGATATCACACCTAACGAAAAATCAATTTTTTGCGTTCCATCTGGAAAAGATTCTGGAACAACTGGGACTCCATTAATACTAATCATGCTTTATCACCCCTTTATTCATTAATTATTTCAATTTGACATATCTTCATTACTTCGAGTGCGTTCTTGTGACTCTCTGGTGTTACACCTGCGCAACACGATGCATCTACGATAATCTTTGCTTTTGGAAGTGCCGCTTTTAATAACATTGCATTGGAGATTACACAAATATCTGTACATAAACCAATTAATGTAATTTCCACATTTTCTGGATGAAGTCGATTACCAATCCCAAATTCATCTTCACAGTCAAGTGCAAGGTCTAATGATCCAAATGTGCTTTTACGGTACATACCATCTAACAATATAGATTTGTCTTTGTTATCATCAACGGAAATATTGTTAGATAAAGCATCTCCTACCTCTTGATTTAACCGCCATCCATCTTCTCCACAAATACAATGTTTTACTGGGAGCTTCTTTCCTTCTTGTGTAGAAAGATAATTTTCTTCATGTGTGTCCATTGTTGCTACGATCATTCCATCAAAATTATTAATTTTCTCTACAACTTTAGGAATGATCTCCTGTGCTTCTTTGGTTCCAAGGCTTCCGTCGATGAAGTCATTCTGCATATCGACGACAACTAAAAGTTTATTGTTATTCATTTTTTAATTTCCTTCCTTTAAATTACTGTTTTATTAATCAAATAATCCATACCCAAAGTGCTGTCTCAGTTCATGATTCCAACTATTAATCGATTCAACTTTTGGCTCTTGGACAAGCTTATATCGAAAATCTTCAGGCATAGACAGTGCGATAAAATTCATAATAAGTTTTGCACAGTCTTTCCTTTCTTCGATATAATACACACCATCTTCTTTATAGAAATCAACCTCTTTAAAACACCCAGAATTATTTAAAATTTCAAATGCTGTTTCGCTCATTTCTGATTCTTGATACTCTGTCCAAATCAATCTCTCACTTCTACAACCAAGACCTAGACCCGTATAATCTTCATTGTAATTAAAAGCCACTCCTAGCTTTTTACAACTGTCTTTATACGCTTGTCGAATTTTATGAATATCATAGTTACAATCAAATAAAAAACTTTCTGATATTTTATGCCCATCTTCCGACCAGTCGCCTAATTCTAATTTATAAATCATTCCGGTCTCCTTTCTTTAAGCACCCGAACGTCCAAACGGACGCTCAGGCATATTGTCTTAGTCTTCTAAAGAATCAATCATCGCACGTAATTCTGCTTCTGACATCTTCTCAATTGCCTCATCCTGTTTCTTGGAAAGAGCATCAATATATTTTTTCTGTGTCAGTTTCTTATTAATACGTTCCTTCTCAGCAAGTCTCTCGTTACGTTTTGTTGTAAAGATATATTTCACAATTCCAATCGCTGTTGTAAGTTTTGGATCAACATTTGCATCATCTAACAGACTTTCTTCTGAAGATTTAACTTCCTGATCTTTCAGATTTTTGTATACAACATCTAAATCTTTATCGGATAAATCCCATAAATCTTCTACGGATAACTCACCTTTTGTAGATGGGAATCTCATCTTGTTTCTTGTTGCAATTTCAAATAAATTTTCTGTTGTCATAATTCAATCTCCTTTGTATATTAAAATTTAATTTTAAGAACTCTTTCAGTTGCACCTTTGACTTTGACAATTACATCATCTCGTTTTGTAGAACTAAATCCAATTCCTGATAACTGGTTCGGATCATCTTCAACATGCATTTTACTTCCTAAAGCTTCAAATACTCTCTTATGCTGTACTAATTCCTGCTTCAAAAATTCATTGAAGAATCCGTTTGGAGTATCTTCATTTACACATCCATTTAGCATGAACAGATAATGTTTGTGTCCAATTCCTATCTGTTCATCCCAATAGTTAGGCGAATAACACATTACTGTTACTGGCACAAACTGATTTGTATTGACGCCCCAGATTTCTCTTGAAGATGTTGTTGATGGAAGTTTCTCTTTGATTGTAAACACACCATCTTTTAATGTAACTGTAGCTACTGGAACATCTTCGTTCTGACGTAAAGGCTTATCATATTCAAATTCATAAATCTGTCCATCAAATTCAATCTCTGCTGTAAATCCAGAAACTCCATTTCTATGAGCAAAATTTCTTACGAAAAATTCATATTCTCCGTCAACCATTTTGGATTTATCTGCCCATGTAATATTTTCTACGGCAGGCTCTCCTCTATGTGGATGAGTTACATCAACATCAAGGCTTCCACCAGTTGCATAATCATGCATTGAAGCATAATAGATATGATGACGTGGAGTTCTGCAATGTGCATCAAAATCATCCTGATTCCAATCTGTATTTGCATTCCACTGAATTGAGAATCTTAAAACTCCATCAACTGCACCGCCTGCGTTCTTAACTCTTTCTTTCATTTCACTGTCTGTCATATTTCCTGAATATGCCCAGCTGAAAGGATTACTCCACTTCATCATATTCTTAGCATCTTTATTTACAGGTGCGATCAGTGAAACCATGTTCTTTTTATGACGATTTTCAAACAAAACTTCTAATTCTTTTGCTGTTGGAAGAACATCTGATACAAATTTCTCTGCACTGATCTCTTCTACTTTAGAAAATTTCTTAGAATTTACAGCAACTTCCTTACTCATCTCGTCAAAAATATCTAAGCCACCCTGAATACGTGGTGCTGCATCACGATTACAAAACAGAATATTGTTTACTGTAATATCATCAAGTCTTGCAAATCTACGCTGTAATGAATCCATATATCCTAAATCTGTTACAGTTTTCTTTGCATCCTCAAGCATTTTCTTTGTAAAGATTGCTTTAGGTCGTTTATAATTCGCAGGAGCTACAACATTTTCATAAGCTTTTACTGCATTATCTAAATCCATACCTTCGCTGATATTCACAAGTAATGTACCGATACTATGGTTTCTAATACGACCAATTACATCTCCGATCGTCATGGCTTTTGTCCATGTGTATGTATCTTTTTCTTCATCTGACAAACCATTGTATTCTCTCTGATATTTTCTAAAATCTTTTAATACTCTTTCCCATTCCTGTCCTCTATAAAGAGTATTTGAAGCAATCAGTTCTAATACTGTATCAACAGCTTCTTCTGTAATTTCATCAAGTGATCTTTTGAACACGTTCTTTCGATCTCTAACTTTTGCTTTTGCTGTAGGAATATCGGATTTTCTTTCTAGTAATCTCTCTGGAATCGGTGTATACATATGAGTCCATTTGATAATCTGCTTATCTTCTGTATACTCATTTGTACTTTTTACTCCAACTGTATTTGTAAAATGTCTCCAAATATCTTTGATTGGCTTTGATTCTACATATGTTCGTAAAGCATCAACTACTGGCTGAAATACGACATCATCAGTGTCGATTTCCCAGATCGTATGAATCTTACCGTCAACAATTGTCACAGCTCCACCGATTGTTTTAATGAAGTTTCGGCAATGCCCACAATCATATTCTCGTCGTTTGCGATACATTTTGTTTGTTCCTTCAGGGAAACTGCTCAGATATACTTCCCAAAGTTCATCTTTATCAATATCTGTTTCATATAATGTAGAATTGTTTTTCTCTACATAGTCGAGCATCTTATTTAAACGCTCTGACAATTTGTTTAAAAAATTGCTCCAGTTTTCATTCATTGGTGTGCACATAATTTATCTCCTTTTCATGTATTATTTAATTGCAACAAAAACTTCACCATTCTTATTGTCATTAATATAAATTTCCTTGCCTTTAAGCTCTTGGAAATATTTCTTTACAAGTTTTTTAAACTCATTTGCAAGTTTAGAATCACTTGGAGTGTAGTGTACTTTGTCACTTGAGAACTCAGCAATACAATCTACTGTTGTTCTTCTTAAGAACTTCGCATGAGTCAAACCTTTCTGATCATCTTTTCTATACTTATCCTTCTCCATGATCTCTTCTAATTTGCATAAATTTTCTGTGACCTCAATACAGCTGCTTGGATATTTCACATATTTGTTTGTCCAGAAGTCAACTGCATCATGAACACTTGCATTGCCACAAAGGTATTTTAATACACAAGTTTTGAAGCCATTTTCTCTGTCATACACATCATTTCCTTCTACATACGCAACAGTTTCTGCTCCGCTAACCCATAAGATTTTAACCATTCCATGATAATGTTTTACTTTAAATACTGGTTTACCATCTTTTTCGATCTGTTTGCCGTTGTTATCTAACATTGGTTCCTTCACCGTAATTTCTTTGTCAACATAAATCGGTTTCTTAATCATTTCTTTTAGATTTTCTGTATACATTTCTTTCTCCTTTTTAGTTTCTGCAAGTTTGTTCATGATTTCATCAATTTTTTCTTGTGAAAATGTTAAAGTTGCACTCATTTCTCCACTCCAATCATCAAGTGTTTGTACCTGAGATCTCAGCCCACGATCGTCATGCATCATCCTTGATTTCCCTGGTGCTGAGAATCCACCAAGCCAATTCTTTTCTGCTTCTGACGTAGCCGTAATAGGTTTTTGCTGATAACATGGCATAGCAGATACTCTTCTTTCTGAAAGTGGCGGTATGATTAACGTGTTAACCTTTATTTGGTCAGCAGGAATCGTACCTATCTTAATCTTAAGATCCTCATCCATTGTTTCTTTTCTTGTGATTCTTCTGATTATAATGGTTGCTTCAGTCGACTTTATACTTTGTAGTCTATATCGCACTTTTTCATACCAATATGGAACAATAATATTTACTCTACCATCTCTATACACATCCATTTCAATCGGCTCAGCATCATCAAATGTAGCATATTGCCTAGGTTGTATTGTTTTAGAAACCTTTCCATGTGGCTTTATCATATAAGTTTCGGTTATTGGAAGATTTCCTTTGAATTCTACTGTTTCAATTTTAAACATCGCATATACATCATCATTCTCTACTTCAACAACATCTCCTACATTAAATGGTGCCATACCATCTCGTGGATTATATTTAATTATTTTGCCATTCATACTGTTTTGTATCCAAACGCCCGTTTTATTTTCTTCCATTCTTTGTCTCCTCTCTAAGCTGATGCACTCTGTGAGGCAAAGTATTGTGCTAATTTCTTTGCCAAGTATAATTGCCCTTTGCCAGTCACATATGTTTTGGTAATCAACTTGTTTCCATTCTTAGTTTCAACTTCACTTTCTGTTAATTTGAAAATGCCCTGCTTAACATATCTTTCATATGGGGTATTATCTGACATGAGATACCCTTCTTTTCTTAACCACGCAAATAATTTGTTTCTGCCCATATGAATATCTTGATTTTCTTTCTCAAGAAGCTTTGCCATTGTTTTCATATCAACCATTGTTGGTGTGGCACTGACCGTATTAGCAAAATCAACAAGTGGCTTCTGTTTACTGATAACTTCTTCTTTCTGGGCTAATAGTTCATCCTTTTGCTCCAAAGTGTTTTGCATAATATTCAATGCTTTCGCCATGATAGTTAAATCATCATCATCTTTTTCAATTGGAATATATCCGCCCGTCTTACGAATCTGCGGAAGAACCTCGGATGTAACCCAATGCTTAAATTCTTTTGCCTTATCAAGTTTACTTCCAAAAATCAAAGCGTATAAACCTGACTCATTAATAAACACTGGGTATTGAACTCTCCCTAATTTGTCTGTTATAGATGGGGTAACGTTTCGTTCCCCCATAATTTTATCTTCATCGTCAACATGATCTCGAATTGCTTTCTTCGAATTTGTATAACCAAGACACTCAGCTACATCTTTCCCTACGAACCACGGGTTATTATTTAAGATTACCGTTCTTACATTTCCAAATTCATCATTGTTGAACACCAAAGTGTTTAACCCTTCATTAACCATATTCTTTTCTTCTGTCATTAAATGCCTCCTAAGTTATAATTTTACATTTCAATTTTGCACAAATGCCTGTGCGAGTCATCATATATAATAAGGAAGAAACTCTACCCGATTATATTCTGGATCAGCTCATAATACTTTGTTCTACCGACATACGACTTATGTTCTGCATCTTTTAATTCTTTCTTCAAAGTACATATATCTTTCTGATTATCCATGCAATTCTGCATCACTTCTATGTATCGAATACAATTCTTGATCTTTCTATGCAATTCTTGTAAGGTTTTAAGATACCCAACAATCACGGCACGTCTCGCAGCATCAATCTTTTTAAACTCAATTGCATGAAGAATATCACTTCTGGCAGAATCGGCATATGATAATGCCTGTTCTAACTCAAATTTCTTTTCTCCTAATTGATCTGAGTCATATGCTAAAAGCCCTACTATAGCTCTTTCCTCAGTCTCTATATTGTCGATCAATGTATTATCACATTCCTAATCCATAAAGCAATTTCCATTACCTTTACGCATTATTTCACTAGATTCCATAGGTTTTCCAACTTTACCTAGCTCAATTTCTCTGGCATGAAATCCGTCTTTCATCCACGTATATTTATGCTTCAAACCTAAAATGTGCTTTGCTTGCTTGGAGGTAAACTGAGTAGCTTCAGACTTACGATTATCACGAACGTATTTATTTCTTGCATGATCTCTTTTCACATAGAACTCTTCATTCGTAATTATGTATTTCATACATCACTCCTATATTTAGTTGTGTTTTTTTGGAAAAAATTTCATGTTGACGAACATGTTTAGAATTGTTATAATGATTTTAAGGATATTATTATCCTTTCAGATTAAACAATTCTAAATATCAAATTCGATTTTCTATCGTGCTGCCAACACGGTAGATTCAAAAATCTTTTTTTGTTATCTATGATTTGTTTAGTTGAAATTTTTAGTTTGTGTGAAAGTAGAAGTTTTATCAAAGACTTCTGCTTTCTTTTTTATTGTCTGTATTTTTATGCCAACATTGTATCTCTCTTTGTATGTAAATTGCAGGCATTTGATTATGTCAAATATGTCGTCCTGCTTAATATGAGAAAACAAATTCTCATCTTGAATAAATTCGATCCAATGATATGAAAGATCTTTATCTTTGCCATAGATCTTTATCTTTCTATCATCTGCTCGAATCTTATATTCACTCAGAAACCATGATGACATTTCTGATGAGTGTAAATCAAGTACATCAATATGCATTTGATTTGATTGATTCGCTACCAATGTTTTTAATATTTGATTGTCCATACATATACCTTCCTTTATTCTGTCATAATTTGATGTACACGATAATTCTTATAGTCCTCATCTTTATATAGATAACCAATAGTTTTACCAATTACAGTTTGACGATCACTAAATTGTTTCTTTTTTAATCTATATGATATATAATAATTATAATAAAATTCAATTGCAATTTCACTAAATTGACGTGCGATTAAAGATCGTGCGATTCCTTCTTTTGATTTAATATAATATAAATCTGCAATTGCCTTGATATCCATTTTAGATTTTAAATATTGTATAAAACCAGAATTAATAACATCAATGGTTGTCAATTTCTCATAAGATAAAGTGTTACCAGTTAATTCTAATTGAGACTGCACATTATTATATATCCTCTTTTGCTCTGCTTGATATTCTTCTATATTATTACATTTTTTTCGTGGTATTAATACAAAATCATCATATATATTCGTATCTCCCATTTTCAATTTATATTCATTCAATGTCTCGATAAAATCTTTGGAGACTGGTTTCCCAAAAATTGTCAAATCATTTTGATTAATATCTGAGAATTTTAGATTTCTTAACTCCTTTCCATTTATCCCATTATATAAACTCACAATGTGAAATCTAGTATTCAATTTGGTATCGGCTGATGCATTGCACGACATCAGATTCGAAATAAACGCATTTATTTTATCTGGTGTAACATAATTAACATTAACTCTATTTGAAAAATATATATCAACTGCTAATTGCAAGTTTATAAATTTATCATTAACAAATGGATTATATTTAATGTAATTTTGTTCATATGCATAAGTATATAGTTTAACGAGCTGGTCATATCTTTTTTTAATAGAATTCATACTTTTGGTTTTTTTACCTCTAGTATCTGATAATATAGCCTCTTGGATTGTACCTGGTGCATACGTTAACCCAGATTCATTGTCGTCCGCAATATCAGAATCTAATAACCAATTCCATGTTGGGCGACGTGATTCTGATACGTAAGAATCTATATAATTTTGTATCAATTCTTTATTATTCATAATATTCTCCATTTCTAGGATGCCATTGCATTCATGTACGATAACATGCCGTTTTGTATTAAAATGCCATGTCCTATTTTTAACATTAAAGATAGATCAGATATTCTTCCCCAATACTCTAAAAGATTATTCTTTGGAATTGTTCTTCCTTGCTCTAAATACACCTGTGATACCATTTTTAATCCATTACTGGTATTTGGATAAATGGTTACATGTGTCGGTATCCAGTTCCTTAATTTTTTTGTAATTGGATACACGTTGATCTCTGTGCTCGTATTATTACAAATATTATTAGAATATACGATGACTGGTCTTTTCCCATGCAAGATGTGACTACCTTCAATTTTCGGCAAATCTGCAAAATATATTCCCCAAACTTGAGGATTTTGATATTTGCCATATACATATTCTTTTCTTTTTCTGTTATCGTTTCCTTTTCTTTCTTTGTTAGTATATCCGTTCATTTTTACGTCCCTCAACTTTCCCCAGTTGTATTTTTTATTTTCATGAATTAAATATACCATACTTTTTGCACCCTGTCAATAGGTGCAAGAAAGAAAGTTAATTTTTATTGTGAACAAAGAATCTCTACATTTCTTATTATAATGCTACCATAGAACAAAATCAAGATATTTTTCGAACAAATGTTCTCTTTTTGTTCGAACACTTTACTTTGTGCTTGCTTGGAAGTGGGAAATACTGTCTAACTTGATGAGGCTTATCCAGTTTCCATTTCTTTTCTTCAAAATCATAGTCACAAAAATCAAGCACTTCGCCCACACATCCATCATTATATTGGTAATCCACGATAACAGGATATGTTTTATATCTCATATAACGTGATGCATTATCTGGTTTTAGCGGTGGAGTCTCTGCTGAAATCCACATAAGATTCTGGTTTACTTTCTTTTCTTCCTTATTTTGTCTAATCGTATTTATCTTCATACAAAATTCTCCTATAAAATCCTAATAATCTGTTCGTAAATTGCAATTGCGTTATCTTCTGGAAAGTTCTGATTAACATGCATATGCCCAAAGAACCATTTTTGATAAATCACTTTGTCTTTTATTTGCTGTAAATAATCCGTTAACTTGTCAGATTTGTACACTCCTGATCCTTGATCCATTTGTCTTAAAACAGATGTGTATGGACTATGTGTAATAACGTAATCTACTTGGAAGTCATTTTTCTCTAAATTCATCACACCTTCTGCCATCTCTTTATCAGATGGCAATTCTTCTTTCCACCAGCTCACATGATTAATCCTAAACATTTTGTCATAATCTCTGTACCATTCATTAATTCTTGGATCGTCTGGCTCTAAAATTCCATCTTGCACATCATGGGAACTGGCACCGCCAAATGTAAAGAATTTCTTTCCTTGAATTTCAAACACCTGTCCACGCATAAGATGAAATACAGAGTCTTTGATCTTGTGAATCTTTCCGCCACACCATTTCTCTACAGGATATTGATATAAGCGGTCGTAATTTTCATGATTCCCACATACAAACAATGTAGTAAATGGCTTGTTATCTAACCATTCCAGATTATATCGTTCTTCTTTTGTGTCATGCCACAGTCCAAAATCTCCGCAGATAATCACATAATCATCTTTGGTTAACTCAACTCCCTCTGGGAAAGAACGACTGTTTAATCGAGTCATCCAATCCCCATGTGTATCTCCTGTTACAAATATCATAAAATAACTCCTTCCAGCAACTCTTTTAGTGCCTGCATATTGTCCTCATGTATTCTATCATCTTGATCTGCATCATCTTTGCCAGTCTCATAAGCACACTTGATAATCTCCATAACTCTATCATAACTCACATTAATAACATTTTCCTTTAATCCGTTAAATGCTCCGCTGATAATATCCTTATACGTCTGAGCAATATCATCGAACAATACATGTGTTTCCTCTTCTGTAATTGTAGCATATAAAAACGTCATTGCAGGACTACTATGATTCAGTAATCTCATAAGTGTATACAATACATTCTGATCATCCTTATGATCAACAAGTGTCCAGTATACAAAGTTTTTTCGCAATGTATGTGTACCAATGTTATCCTCAATTCCGACTGCTTTAGCACCTTTTTTAACAAAGTCCAAGGCATTTGCTTCAGTCATGTGTCCTGATCCAGACTTACATGTTCCGAAAACATAATCATCCATTGGCACTTTGCCATCAATCTTGACATCATATTTAGTTCCTGCAACAGCTTCAAAGAAAATATCCACTGCTTCAGTCACTAAACCGTTAAAGTATACAGTTCGGAACTTCTTTGTTTTCTTTTCCTGTTTACGAGTCTTATCGTCTAATAAATCGCCCCATTTGAGTCTAACAATATCAGAAATACGATACGCTGTATTGTTTCCAACTGCAACCAGAAGATTATTTCTGGCAGCTACATATCGTTTGTACTCTGTATATGATTTATCAATCTGATCTCTAAAATATGCATTAAAGGCTGCAAATTGTTTTCTGTCCTTGATCGGATACACTAAAGATGATACGCCTTTTTGTTTATTAGATCGAGTCCACTTAGGATTTCCGTCCTTACGTCTTTTGATCTTTGCTTCAGGTTCTTCTGCGTTATTATTGTTTGCTGTTTTAATAACTTCAAACTGTGTTGCTGCCATGATAATCTCTCCTCTCTTAATTATTCTTACACTCTCTTAATTACTTTTTCTATTTCCTGTGCCAACAGAAAATCATTTATTGCATTTTCATCGTCAGTAATCAATGTATATTTCCATACTGGGGAACCATGATATGATATATCTTCAACCTTAAATAATGCTCTTTTACCAGTGTTATTTTCTCTATGATCTGACTCCAATAACTCTGTATGAATTCCCCAACTATCATATAGATGTCCATCGTATAGTATTTGAGCCGCAGCTATTAATATATTATATTTACTCACATCAACCTCTGTATTCACTGTTCCGTATAATTTCATTGTTCCAATCTCCTCTCTAATTATTGCACTGTTCACGTACTTCTGGTCTAATTTCTACTTCGATTAATTCCATAATTCTTACTCCTATTCTCTAAATTTAGGCAAAATAAAAAGAAGCCATAAGCTTCTCAATCTCATTCTGTTATTCAATTTCTACAATGGTCTAATAATATCAGGATTCATGATCAGAATACTATCACAATCCCAACCGTAAAGCTCATAATATAACTCATAATCACCTTTGGATAAATTAAGCTTAATTGCATCAACTCCATCTTCGACCATCTTCTCAAAATCTGGCACAACGCCCATTGTATCAAATAAATATTCTGGGAGATATCCCGATAGATCTTGCGTTGGAACCTGCTTTAAATCGGCTTTCGCTGTCCATTCAACAATATTTGCCGAATCATCCAATGTAAATTTAAAGTTTTTGTCTAGTTTATCAATTCTAAAATCATTATCAATACACCATTTCTCCCACGGCTGATCCGCCTTTATATCCGATGCCCATAAACCTCCAAATGGTTTGTTAATCATGTTTCTGTTCACAATTGACATAAACAACTCTTTCTCAAACTTATCACTTCCGTAGTGAATATAAATATTTTCTGACATTTTTCCATCCTTTCGTCAAACTTATCCTGTCATCTGCTTCTCAAACAACTGTCTTTCCAACGCACCAAAATCATAATCACGATCACATTCCAAGTGTGCAAGGTTCGTTACCTTTGGCTTTTGTTTAGCGTTCTTCTTAGCCTGATTTCGTTTCCAGTTTCGTACTGCTGCCTTCCAGTCTTGCATCTTGCTATTGCCCATCATCCAATCTTTGGCTGTGTAATAATCCACAAACTCTTCTGGATCAATCCCATTGTTTCTTTGTTGACAATATCTGGAGACTTGCTCGCAATCAGGCGGTGTGAATCGCTTTATATTATTATTATATTTATTATTATTCTTTACTTTCTTTTTATGTGTCGCTTCTGCGTCGTTTTGGTGTCGTTTCTGTGTAGTTTTTTCATCTACAAAACCTTGATAAACACTGTAATTTACTATGGTTATGACTGTCTTTTTAGTGTCGCTTTTTACATGTATGATACTGTCGTTTTCCAGTGTCTTTAAAAATTTGACAACCTTTGAATTACTCCACCCCCATCGATCACACAATCTTCTGATCGAAGTAACCATCGATCCTCGCTCGACTGTTTCTAAGTTTCCATCAACATACTTAGGTTGATCATTATAACCTGCGAGAATCAGTAAGTCAATCATTGCTTGTCCTCTGGCAAATGGTTTGTCTTCCCATAGCCAATGATCTGTAATTTTCCGATGGAGTTTAATCCATCCTGTGTTACTCATGGCATCGCTCCCCTCTATATGTGGAGATAAAATTCTCCTTTCACTGTTTTAAATGCTTACCTGTTAATTCATCGATTGCATAATGTGTCATAAATTCATCATAACTCATTATACGTTTACCACAGTCACAGCATGTCATACATTTATTATATGTGCAGTATTCAGTAATTTCTTCATCTTGAAAATGTCCATCAAAACTGTATATATCGGTTCCATTAGCTTTAAACCTAACAGCCATTCCACGATCACTTCCGCAGTGCGGACATTTTGTTATTAAAGTCTTCATTTCACATTACCTCAATTTCTAAATTCTAATACCATGTTCTGCTTCGTATCTACACCAACAATCAATATATCCATCTTCATCATTAACATCTAAATATTGTTCGTATTTATCCATGAGTGGGTACATTTCATCGTAACAAACATCTTCATTGATAAAGCTCCAAATGTCCATATAAATTGTATTATAAAAATCTTCTGGGACATAATCATATACATCTGCACAGATGATTTCTACCTTATTACTCAATGGCAACTGACTTGTTACCAAATCAATAACTTCCTGATTCTTTTCCACCACAGTTATCTTATCTATCATTGGATCATCTTGAATCGCAAGTAAAATCAAACCAATTCCAAGTCCACCAATAAGAACTTTCCCGTGAGCGTTTGTTACAAAATCTTCATTAGTCCTTTTTTCCATTGGTGTATTAGACATTAAGACGCTGCCACAATGTTCTAATCTTACATAATCTCCTGGTGTAATTCCATGGCACATGGCATACCCATCATGATTGTTTATTGTAAAATGAGATAACTTAAAATCTCCAATCTGTCTATCTTTTAAAATTTTGCTCATATCTTCATACATATATCTATCTTCCATTTCCATCACTCCTTCTGATCAAATATTTGTTTTATTTCAATATCCCATATTGGTTTCTTTTGTAATTTTTGTTGCTACAGAATCTAATACCTCATATTTTTCAATAATATTAGATACTTCTTCTTTTGTTAGGAGTCTCCATTCATCAGTTCCATTCTTTTTAAACTCTAGTGTATGAGAGCCACGATCTACCCATACAGGAATACCAAATGTAATTCCCACGTATTTATCCATTAAAGCTAAACATTTATCAACTAATTTCCTATATTCTTTAGCTTCTTCTTTTCTCTTTTCTAATTTATTCATTTTGAGACAACTCCTTTTTCGTTTTGTGTCATAATTATATCACACCTCTCTATTCTTCTGAAATAATTTCCACCGCTGCTTCGTAAAATCTGTTGTACAAAGTTGCATTAGTTTTAATAAGCTGAGATTTAGACAACCCATGAGCATATTCATCCCAGTTAACTCCATTCTCTGTCATCTTAGTGTAGATTTTCCGATAAACAGACGTTCCACCTTTAGACTTATTTCCAATATGATTAGCATAATTGGTAATCTTGATCTTCATTTCTTCCCAATCAGGCTGTGCATTTTCTTTTCTGAACTGTCGCAGAAGTTTTTCCAATGAATTAACTAGCAGATCAGGGTATTTATCATAGCAAAGGTCAATTGTTGGGACATTACCTCTTTCTCCAATATTATACTTCTCTTTGTATTCTTTTCGATCCTGTTCCCACACAATCCCATATGTGTTAGTAAGATACCTGTATGCCTCTCTAAGAATATCTCTAGTAGTGGTTCCTAGTTCGTCAGATTCTTTTAGAATATCATTAATGATAGAATATACGTTGGATTTCCATTCGTTAAGTTTGTATTCTGCAATAACACTTTCAGTATCTACTACTGGAATATCTTTCGTAGGTTTACCGATCTGCTTATATAGTTCTTTTCGTTCGGTTTTCATCTCTTTTACAATGTCCGCCAACTGATTAAAACCTTTGATAGTAACATTGTATAGGCGTTCATTGTTTCTTTCCATCTGCCTCATAAGTTCTGTCTGTTCTGTAAGAAATTGCTCCACTGTTGTTACGGGAGTTCCTGTTCTTAAATTTCCATGACGATAAGCTCCAATCACATCCCATACCCAATCCATAAAGGCATCAGCCTTGGGTTGTCTACTTCTTCTACAAATTTCATAAATGCCACGTTCATTATAGATATAACTAGAATAAGATTTTCCATCAGTTGTTTCCAATTTGGTAACAACTGAATCTCTATCTAGTCTTTCTTTATTAGCATCGTGAATTTTTGCAATGGCGACTCTAGGATCTTTATATTCTAATGCAAGCCCAATCTGTTGTCTGCTCATCCACAGCTGATCCTCAGCACTATAAAAATCACACGCTATATCGTTAAAATTTTCCGTTTTTACTAACTGTAGGTTCATTCTTCATCTTCCTTTCTAAACTGTCTTATTTTTCTCTACACTCATTATTTTTGTATAACTGTATTCCGTAAACCAATAGAAATAAAATCAACATTTAATTCCAACTATTAGTGTGCCAATCCTAATAGAAACCTATTCTATTCCTATTAGTTCTCTATGTAATTAACACCTTACCTATTAACAATTCTATGCTTAGTTAATCATTAATTTGTGTATAATAAATTTGACAAAGAACCGACCTGCCAAATCGGTTCCTGCCAAATATTTCCGTAAAACAAAAAGAACCTTCCGTTCGGTTCTTTGCCAAAATTATTATATGGAATTATAAAATAAATGCCGTTCCTATTTTCATAATAAACCAAGTCCATAAAATAATAGTAGTTGGTTTATCAATAACATTTATTATATCCTCTAATAAGTTTGTATACTTCTTATAAGCTATTGTAGGATATTTTCCATTAATTAATATCAAAAATTCATTTGCAATCATAACTATGACTTTGAATGTAATCATTACTCCTACAAATACATCTGAATACCGAATAATCTGTTCTAATTCCATACTTCATCATCCTCACTTTCTTCATTATCATATAAGTTTTCCACTGGTGCTGTCTGCTGGAACATATCGGTTGGAGATAGATTTCTTGCTTCACACATTGCACAAAAGACTTTTAATACCTTATCCCATTCATGCTCCTGAATCCACTGTAGAAATGGTTTCTTTCCACGTTTCTTAACATCAATCTGATATTTATACTGTAAGTTCTTATACAGCTCGTTCCACATAACAGAGAACTGTGTTCCTGTAACCGCAGCTAATTTCCTAATACCAGCGTTCATCTTATTGCGATCATCCCACGTCAAAATTTCCGCTGCTAATAGCTTATTATCATTCTGTAGCTTCCGATTTTCTTCTTTGAGTTCCTTGTTTTGTGTTCTCAGATCCGTTACCATTGCAAGCTTGACATCTTCAGAGAATGATGGAAAATAGTGTTCAATAAACTGTGATTCTTTTCCAAAGTCAACTGCACCGCCTGTCTTACGGATGTTTCTAAGGTATTCTTTGATCTGTTTCTTCATCTGTTTTGCAATCGGCTTGCGTGACTGCATACACACTTCATAGAGTCCATCTTCTGTCAGAAACCAAAATGGATTAATAGTCTTTCCCGTAGAATCAATCTGACCTAAATTTGACCCGCCAACATTATTGGCGGTTAAGATTTTGGTCTTATATTTTTCCTCTGAATCAATCACCTGTAACATCATATCTGTTTTATAACTTCCATCAGGACGTTTACTATAATCAATCCATTCTGCAACATCTCTTGCCAAGAATAACGGATCTTCAATGCTTCTGTATAAGTCAATTCTTCTACCTAAAATTTCCGTTGTGTCTACAAGCTGCACACCTGCCTCTACCTGCTCTTGTTCTCTCTGCTCTTCTATCGTGATATAATCATTAATGAAAACATAATACCTCACGCTCTCGGCAAGTTTTGAAGTTTCCATTAGTAAAGATAATCTGATCAAACATTTAAGAGTAAACACCTTAGCACCCTTATAGCCGAATGAGATATTCAATCCGTTCGGATACGTTACCATGATTCTTCCCTTCTGTTTTTCCGTTGTTGCGTCCTGACCGTCAATGATCTCTTGTACTGTCTTAACTTCCATTCCATCGTCTAAAAACTCTTTGCGATACTTCGTACACAACCTCTTAACCTCGTCAACATTTCCATCAAAGAATCGTGCTACCTGTTCTGTAGTAATATAATCTCGTCCAGGAAGCCACGGGATCGGCTTGATTGTAACCTGTTTTAAAAGTTCTGTGTTCTGCACCAACTCATCCCTCTTTGCTTTGTCCAAAATTGGATCGCAAGGGATTTCCATTTCGTTTAGATTCATAATCAATTCCACCTTTCTTATGTAAAAATTTGTATTAAAAAAGACACTCTGGAATTTTCCATAAGTGTCCTAGTTACCTATATTAATTTGTATTCACTCTAATTCTAGTTCATCAATTTCTGGTGTGTCAGAATGATTCATATCAAATGATATTTTCCATTCTATCTTCCGTTCCAAAGATCGGAAAAGAACTTATAAATCCCATACAGAATAGCAACAAATGCTATAACCATTAAAATTCCATAGCCACCACCTAAGATAGCTCCTAACATATATTCCAAAGTATCCTCTGGAACGATAAATATAATTATTAATAATAAAACCAATGGCATAATTTTACTCTCCTTTGCTAAAAAATAGGCACTATTAAAAGTGCCTATTGACAATAAATTAATCGTTTTTATATATATTATTTATTATAATTTGGTCTATCAGTAACATTCAATACTTGAATAAGTGCATCTTGTAACACTTTAGAAACATTAATTCCAGAATGTTCTGCTTCATAATTTAACCAACTAGGTAATGCAACATTTCTTCTTACAGATTTTGTATCAATTTTTCTTCGATATTCTGTTGAATCAATATCAACCAATGAAATAATAGTTTCTCCTTCATCAAAAAATGTGCTTTTCGCAATATCGATATCTGTAATATTTGTTGGTTTAGGAATTTCCACCTCTCTATCTTCCATAGAAACACAAGTTAATTCCATTGCGTCTCGTGCCATTTTAATAGCATCCGACATATCTTTTCCTTCCGTTAATACATTTAAATCTGGTGCATCAATTAAATATTTTCCGTCATCGGTTTTTGTAAATAGTACAGGATATACTGCTTTCATATTTTCACCTCTATTCTTATATATGATTGCAAACAAGATTTTCCAAGGGCAGGCTGTATTATAACAGCCCGTTCCTTCTTAGAATACCTCTAGCAAGTCGTTCATCAACTTCCTTGTGCCGTGGAACTGATTCAACTTTGTTTCCTTTGATGTAGATATCATGGTTACCGCCATGTCTGTCAAAGACAAATCCGCCTGCTTTGAGCTTCTTGATTAAATCTTTCTGCTTCATTGTATTGTCTCCTTTACTTACTTATATTATACACAATATCTACACAATGTCAATAATATTTTACACACTTTTTACACAATATTATTTTAATAAAATTGACATTTAATTAGTTAATAGATCCATCTGCATTGACAAGCTTATTTTCCATTTCTTCGTTGTTGCCTGCAACATTCTGTAACACAGAATACAGTGGATCATCTGCCTTAGATAATTTTCCAATGCTTTCAGTCAACATTTCCATATCTTCTTTATAATCATCTACAAACGTGTCATAGTCCATTCCTAAAGACATATTAAATAAGATGTTTGCGATTCTTTTTACTTCATTGTCTCCCATAACTAATCACTCCTCTACAACATATTGGTTAACAAAATCTCTAATTTCTTCTATGTCTGAATCTTCCAATTCAAACCATTCACAACCACCATCTCTTAATCGCTTGTTTTTATATCGTTCATGCAATGCTGTTTCAACTTTATTATAATTTCCGACAATAACCTTGATTACATATTCTGGTTCTTCTGGAAGTTTTGTATATTCTCCGAACCTACTACTTCCTATCTGTGCTTTTCCAATCTTATAATATCCACAATTTTTCATAACGTAGATATATCCTTTTGGATTTTTCGCAACTGCTGGTGTCTTTTTAGTTATAGGTCTTACCGTATTCGAATCATGCTCTGTTTCAAATTTCCGACAATTGTGAACAAATATATCGAACTGTTGATTCATGAATTTTTCAAAATATTTGTAATAATTATCATAAATATTTTGTAATCTACATATAATCAAACCTAATGATTCACGGTCTAAAAACCCTGTATTTCCATTACATAAGACACCTTCTCCATAAACATTCATGCATTCACAATTGCTTGTTAAATGACGAACATTGTTACAACATTCATACATAAACTCGTTATCGGTAATCGATCTACCGATTAATGTTTGTGCAACGTCTTTATTAATGAACCAAAAATTATACATTCCATTAGAATAACATTGTTTATCCATAGGAAAGTTTATATAATCCATTTTTGTAAGTTCGATATCCATAATTTCCGCTCCTATTCATGTGATAAAACTTTTCTTTTATCGACTAATTTCAAACAAATTATGTTCATATGCCCAAATAACCTTTTTCTTCATATATTCAGGATTATCATTTGATAAAACCATAAATGAAGTTGGTATATTGAGATTATTGTAAATAGTAGTTTTATTTTTAGACTCTTTCTTCTTCTGTCTATCATTAAATGTCTTATCTCCAATAGTTATAGTGCCTTTGCCCTGTTTAGTGTACGATCCTAACCATACATTCGGGTTCCAATTGTTTGCAAACACACAAAGATAATCTTCTCCAATACTTGCCTCGTAGTATTTTTGGCAACTATTTTCTCCATATTTCCATTTGTATTTATTCATAATTTCCACCTCATATCTTTCCGTTAAATCTGCATTTTATTATCCAACTAATTCTAAGTATCCAGCCTTTACAAGATCTTCTTTCTGTGACAGTGGTTGCGGTACATACTGCATACCCTTTTCTCTATCGTAGTCGTAATACCATACACCGTACTCCTCAATCGGTTCCAATATATGGATTGCAAGGCTAACTTCCATCACGTTAACTGCATCAACGCAAGCATTTTTCATATCTTCTAAGCTACATAATGTGTCATATTGTGGTTTTAATTTTTCCACAAAGTCCTCAAAATCTAATCTTTCGTACTCTTCTTTACTAACTTTCATTCGTTCTTACCTCGTTTCTTTCCATTAAAAAAAGGAAGATACATTTCTGCATCTTCCTAGATTACTTTGTTCTTGTATTAAATTTTCCGTTAAGCTATAAACAATAGCTAATTAAATATTCTTCCCCATACATTTTTCTGCAATTTTTCTTACAAAGTAAGGATACTTCCAACCCATGTATAAATAATATTGATAATCTTTTTCCAATGCTTCAAGGTTTTCTTTTTTGGTTTGTCTAAGATATTCTGCATCATATCCATTTCCCATACACCAATCATCAATATCCATACTATGAGATATATTATCCTTAATATCTGTCATGATATTAGTTAAATCTGGTTCTGCGATTGTTATTTGCTGATTTCCGTTATCATCATACAAATTCAGCCATTCTTCTGTATATTTTTTCCCTTTCTCATACTGAATAAATATTTGAGTACGTCCACCACATTCAAAACCATTCGTGACACAAAGATTTCCAGTTTCAAGATCTTGTCCATAATACCAACGACCTTTCTTTAATGGCATTGTGTATCCACGATAAGTCAATTTCGTAAAATTCTTATCCATATCTGGAACTCTTCTAAACTCTAGAATCATATTTTTCACTATTCCTTTCTTTGGCGACTGATCTTAAGATCAGATTTTAAGTTAACTGTTCTCGTTTATTATACACGATAATTTCCATCGTGAAAAGTAGCGAGGGCGGAATTAAACCGCCCGATAAAAGCACTCTTTTATCTGCCATACGCCACCGTTTTTCCGTTCCAGTACGTCACTACCATCAACCAGTAGTACAGTATTTCCGTTCATATAAAGTAACTATTAGCTTCAATAGTCGAGTCTTTCCGTTAGGGTGTAGTCTGCTTCATTACAGACAGTAAAAGCCTTTAATTGGCTATGTAATAAACTATGTACGGCATATAGAGAAGTTGAATAGATTAGCTGGATCTTCTTTTAAAATTTCCGTCATGCCGTTAATTGCTTCTTCTTGCGTTCTGTATTTCCGAAAAATTCCGAACGTGTTCTTGAATAATAAGAAGTATTTGTAACCATGTAAGCTATCATCAATTCCAGCGTGCGGAGGATTTTCCGTAAAGTATAACGTGTGATACTTGCGTTCTACGTGACACGCTAATGATTCCATAGTTGTTCTGCGACTCATTCTTTCCACCTACTTTCTAATCTTCTTTATATTTAAAATAAACGTCTACATTGTTCTTATCATCGTGGCTCCAACTAGATCCAACGTATTTTCCACTCATACCACAATCTTCTAAATCGTACTCACAACATAAGTCATTGTATTCATCGGGCGTATTACAAAAAATTTCTGTTCTACCATCTGTATAAGTGTTTCTTACGATCATAATTTCCACCTACTTTCTTGTATTTAACATTTTCTTTCTAAAATCTTTTATTTGTTCCATCGTTAACCATTTAGGTTTTTGTTCGTCTGTAAATGAATTCCATATTTTTTCCATCTCATCGCAATGTTTTTCAATGCTTTCTTTATATAAGTATTTCTTACAACCGTTTCCATTTCTTAAGAAGTATTCGCAATCTGCTTTTAATCTACTTAGAAACTGATAATCACGTTCTCTAAGATTCCTTGAAAATGGTTTATCGCATTTAATTTCTTGCATTACTGACTGATTTGGTTCACCACAAATATCTCCAAGTTCATCCATGTAAGCACCAGTGTATAAGTCAAGTCCATTTTTCCCATCGTTTATGTCAAAATATAGCTTTTCGTTTTCATCTTTATAGCATGGATATTCCATAAATCCACCACCAAAACCGACGAATTTTACTGTTAATGTATTTGTATTTTCCATGTTTCCACCGCCCTTCTTATAATCTTTCCATCAGTTCTACAGCAAGGATATATGCTACATACTTCCATACGTTCACATATCCGTTCAGATCTTCTAACTTACATTGTAAAGCTGTATGAATCATTCCATCACAGAATCCTTTACTTTTAAGTTCTGCGATAAGATCTTTCTTTGCGATCGGTGGTAAAGCTGATACCTTGATTTTTCCAATGTCAAAAGTGTTACGTTCTTCCTTTTCCACTGTCTGAATCACTACCATGTTTGTTTTTGTCATCTTTAAAATTTCCATTTGATATACACCTTCCTTTTTATAAATCATTTCTTAATGTTGTTAAATTCCATTCAATAAATGACGGATCATCATTTACTTGTTCAATACGTGCAAAATTTCCATCATCGGATATATTGACAAATAATCCATAATCACTATAATCCTTTTCAGAAACACTCATATCAATTTCCAATTCTCTACATTCTATGTTTAATTCATCCTGATATTGTTTTCTAATAAATGCAACCGCTTCTTCTTCTGTACTAAAAACATAAAGCGGTGAATCACAATCAAAACTGTAATAAACAGATACAAAGTATAAATCTTTTAAGTTCTTTTCCATTCTATCGTTACTCCTATTCATATAATTCATACGCAATTCGATTGACTTCATCTTTGATATTTTCCACAATAGATTCTTGACTTTTCGTGACGTTATCTTCACACCACGTTTTAAAATCTGATACCCCATTCTCTCCGCAATCGTGAAAGAAATTTTCCATTAACTCTAGCACTGCCGTTCTATCATAAATGTTTACTTTGACTTTAATTTTACCCATTCTATCGTTCCTCCTGGTTATTTCCACCAATTTTTATATACTTCTATAATGTCATCAGAATTATTTTCAAAATCTTTTCCATGCTTATAGATTGATATATCAGTTGCTTTAATCTCATCACTATGTAACCACTTCATAGCTTCTCTAAGTTGTTCATACCCGTAAACTTCATAGCTATCCCTATACCCATTCTTATCTTCATAATAGATAAGATACGTTGCACGATGATTCATTTCTTCCACCTTCTTCCTATGCTGTAATCAGTTCATAATCTTCCAGTAACGTCATCAGGTTTGCTTTTTTCCATCTATGTAACACTCGATCACCCATTTCATTTCTAATCGGTTTGGCAAGCTGATTTCCATTGTGATCTTTCTTCCATTGCATAAACTGTTTTACTGAGTTATGATAGTGTCCATCATTATGGACTTCTATATATTTATTTTTGTTCCTTTTGTTTCTGTATATAGTAATCGTTGTCATAGTTTTACGCTCCTTCCTTAACTTCCATTGCCATCCAATCAGCTTTCTTGATCTTTTCCATACCGTGGAACACTAAGAAACCGTTTACATGGTTCATAGTTGTTGGGCTGTAATCGTTCCACAATCGGATAAGTTTTCCGTTGACTAACTTACAGACAATAGTTTCATATGATTTAAGCTCGTAACCATTGTCGATAACTCTTTCTTTTGCTTTACCGTAAAAACTCTTTCTTCCAGTAAGACAAGGAATATCATAAAATCCAGTGTACATTGTATTTTCTTTTCTCATAGTTCTAACCTTCTTTCTATCTGATTTTTCCATTATCTGCGATCGCTTCTACGTCATCACAGTAACTATTACAAGGATTCCATACACAATAGCTTGTTACGTGTTTTCCCTTGCGTACACGTTTGTTATAGGCAATGTAGTAGTTTTTTCCATACGTTCCATGACTACCTCCGGCAGAAACACTTTTGATAATTTCCACATAAATAGTATGCCGTGTAACACGTTTACAGATCATTCTATCGGTTAATTTTCCAGTGCTGATATACTTTACCTTATAGGCGTTTAGATCGTAATTTTTGCGTATATAATCGTTTACAAGCTGGATATTTCTATTCTTTGCCGTGATCTTTACAATGCTATCATCTAGCTTGTTTCTAGTGCCGTGCGTGTTAAATTTTACAGTTACAACGGTAGTCCCTGGATAGGCGTAAGATTCCTTACGTACTTTCCAACAATTACCATCTGCCGTATCAATTGTACCGTCACTGTTATAAATACCGTTAATCGTTCTGTACGTGTTTCTTTTTGTCTTTGCGTGTACAATATTTTCCAGCATTAAAAAAGCTGTAAACATAAGTGCTACGGCTAATAGGATCTTGATTATTTTATTCTGTTTTGTTCTCATAATCGTTCTACCTTCTTTCTTAATACTCAAAGTTTGGAAGTAACTCGTGTAAATCTTCTTCATCTATGTCTTTTCCATTAATTGTGACACTAACGGCATATGAAACAAAATATTTTCCGTTATCATCTTCTAAACCGTCACTATCTTCTTGCTTCAAAAAAGAAAGACAACTACCACAAATACAAATGTCTTTTGCTTCTAAATCGTTAATAAAATGCTGATTGATTTCAGTAAGTACAAAATTTTCAAAATCAAAATTTTCTGATTTTACTAATGTAGATTTTCCCGTCAACCAATCTGCATCTTTACCACGTAGTGGATCAATAAGTTCTCCATGTTCATTTTCTTGAAATATGTCGGCAGAAATTCCATATAATTTAATTGTGTCAAGTTCTCTATATTTTTCAAAATTCACAAAATTCATAATCATTTACCTTCTTTCTTATTCTATATCTGTATCATCATCAAAAAATCCAACGCAAGCAAGCATATAGACAGCGGTAATCATTACCAACAACGCTTCTAATATAAAAGCTTGCGGGATCTTGATAAATGCAATAATAGCCATTGCAATTCCTACGAGTGCAACGGCTATGTCTGTTATAGTTGGTTTATGTAATTGTGTCTTATTTTCCATTATTCTTCCTTCTTCCTTCTTTCTGCCCTTTACGGGACTTTATTTTTATAAGTTCAACAAAATAGACAAGTCAAAACACGACTTGTCTATAATATTCAATCTATAAATACGCCACAAACTCTGAAAAATCAACCGTATCATATAAGTTCTTGATTTTCTCATGATACACGTTGCCCAGTTCTTCTTCAGTGTTAACCCATGAAATACCATCGAAAACCTTTTTTGCTTCTTGCAAGATATACTGTTTTGCTAATGGCTGTAAATCACATACAACCGTTTCTGCTTCTTTATGTGGGCAGAACGCTTCAATAAGATCCATTCTTATATTATCTTGAATATAATCATCTAAACTTGAACCGTTCTTTTTATCATCCGATTTATTAAAAAATTCTAACAGTTGTCCAACCGTTAGAATTTTAATCTCATTGTCATCATATTCATCAGCATATAAATATTGTTCCATCGTTCAAACACTCCTTTTATCTCTTACCATGATTTCACAATAGTTCCATAGATTGCATGGAATAAAGTATTTTCATACTTTTCATTTTCACAACCAGTTAATTTTTTTAGCTGATTTCTCATATTTTCATATACTTCCTGGAATTCTGTATATGCTTTTTTAGATACTTCTAACTGTTTTTCTAATGAAACAAGATTGTCTTTTAAATCGTCAATCCTATTATTGATCTTTTCTTTAATCTGATTTACGTCATAAAGGATGGTTGTATATTGTCCATGATCGTATTTTATTTCATGACAGAAAATAGAATCATGTTCATAACCGCTAAATTCAGACCATCCGCAGATTGATAATTCTGCACTGTTATATGTAGCACCGTCAAAATTCTTTGACATATTTTTGAATGGTGTGCCATCTTTTTTAGTTGGGTAGGTAACTTTTTTCCATGTTTCAATTAAACATTTTGTTCTTTCGATCTGCCTTTTGATTTCTGTCTGAATTCCATCTAAATCATAATAGTTCATAATATACCTCCTTAATTTAAAATTGAAATGTAGCCGTTAAATGCTTTAGAATCAACATACCAACCACGAATATCCATTTCACGACCGTATTTTTCATAATCAAAATAATTTGATACACTTGTTGGAATATTTTCAAGTAGTCCAGCATTATCAACATACTGATAAGCAACGTCTTTCATGCTGTCGCAATCTGAATAGATGATATAATTACCATCTTCTACAATGTCAAAGGCTTCATCTAAAGTTGATGTTTCTGAACTAATTTCATTAAATACCGTTCTTTCTTCATCTGAAAGTTCTGAATACCGTTCGCCAATTTCCTGGAGTCTTGAAAGTGGTGTGTATTCTCCTAAGTCCGTTGTATCAAACTCTGCATCATAATCAGCTACAAAGTATTCTTCATATTCTGATCCAATACCGATTTCTTTTAAAATGTTTTTGATTTCGTCTTCATCAGCAAGTGGGAAATTTACAGCTTTATCAATGATTTCTCCTTCATTGTATTTCCCTAAGTTTGTAACCCATGCTACAAAACTATCGTTTGTTACTTTTTTCATAATAATATACCTTCTTTCTTTGGCTACCCGACTTACATTAAGTTATAAAAGCGGGATTTTAAATAGTTACAATAAAAAAGACACAACAAAAAATTGTTATGTCTGAAAACTTATTCTTGTATAAGTTCATGAATGACTATAAACAACGGTGTCTTAGACAGTGGTATAGCGTAAAGCGAGCATACTAAGCAAAGTGTTATTTATAGTCCATCATCGACCTACAAAAGAATTATGATATCTTAACCAGCTTTATAACTAGTTGATTCATTGTTAATCTTTGGGTTTTGATGTTTTATTCAAAAAAGATTTAATCAGCACATACAAGGTGTATAAAGTCTTGTTATTATGTGCTTAGTCATTCCGTACAATGTTAAGTCTATGTTGCTTCTAATAAGTGTCTACTTTTTCAACGTGGCGTGATTTTCTCAAACGAACTATGAATACCGTTAATACATTGGTTCAGATCCAACTGATTAATCATAGGGTTCACACGTATTTCGCTTCACCCTTTAGGGTATTGCAACCAACCCTGGTTACTTATCTTGTGTAACCAACCATTTTAGTTGTGTATAGCCGTTTGGGAAATGTGCCAAAAGAAACTTGACACCAAAGAATAATATCTGATATACTTGAATTGCTAGTACAAGATATATCTTATATCTTATGAAGGTTGTTGCAATCATCACGACTGTAACAATCTTCTTTTTTCTTTACTGAAGTAACTCATATCTTAATGAGTGATGTATTAAATTGTATAGATTTTTTTCATTTTTATCAGCTCCTTTAAAAGTCTGATTATAAGTTACTTGTTAATTGATTAGCGGTTAAGTCAAGGTTTCAAGTATCGGTTGTTATCCTTGCCCTTAGTGGCTTATCTCTTAACTTGTTTATATCTTAACATATTTGTTAGGTTTTGTCAAGAACTTTTTTGTTATATCTTGAAACCTTTTATATCTTGTGTTAAGATATAATCAATATTTATTTATGTGATATCCTTATCACAGTTATTATATTAACATATTTGTTAGGATAAGTCAAGAAAAATCTTAACATTTTTGTTAGCTACTTATTATATAGAAAAGGAAGTAAAAATATATGATTATTAATACACAAGATGATATCTTGACATTGTTTAAAATGTATATGAAAAACACTAAACATACACAAGTAGATATTTGTAAAGCATTAAATTTAAAAGATAGCGGTGTAAGTCGTACATTAAAAGGGAAAAATAGTATGACTATAAATACCCTTTTAAACTATGTAAATGCTGTTGATGGTCAGATAGTATTAGACATTATACCAAAACAAAAAGATAATACAGACACTACTAGCAAAGATCAATAGTGCCGTGGTCTCTGCCTTATGCACTCATAAAGCCTTATACAGTCATTTAAATGATTTAGAATGAACGTATGCAAAGATCATTTGTATTATATAGGAGAAACACGTATAAAACAGCATCATTAATATAATATATGAGTATATCTGTTATAGTATAGTGTATAGCACTTGTCTATGCCGTAGGTGTACTCTTATATAGTATAGTGTATATGTACTATATCTATATGTTATGTCATAGGTGTATGTTGTGTATAGTCGTATGTTATATTATTATATGCACTTATATAGTTGTTGTAGTTTGAATCTAGTTTTGCGTGGTAGTATGAGATATACTATCATGCTATGTTTGTATATGCATTTATATATGTATGATAGCTTGATCTTGTATGATTGTTATATATTAATATGTTTAGTTTGTATTTTAATTTGTGTATTTGTTGCAAGTGCTGGAAGTCTGCCAAACATCGAACACTTGTTTGCTTAGTAGTGTATCATGGTTTTATTGTGCTGTCAAGTGGTATAGATAAAAGCTATGGGTGGGTGGTTTGGTATAGGTTGGAGTTATAGTTTGGGTTTGTGGTGGTTTGTATTGAGTGATAGAGAAAATATTGTTTTGCTGGTGCTATGTGGCGTGAAGTTTTATTTTGTATTGATGGCGTGGATAGACTATCCAACACTTTTACATAATGTGTTGGATAATAGACAAGTGTTGTGTAAATAGTCGCAAAGTAGTAGTCCTATTTTGGAATACTGCGACACGTCGTAAACTATATTACATTATACAGCATCTGATACACTATCATGTAGTTTTGAATACTATGTGGAAATAGTTGGAAATTATCTGCACTCCTGATCCTGATCTACCTATAAATTATTTACAATCATTTACAAAAATTCATTTGATAAAATTATAGTATTTCAAATAGATTTATCCAGTATTTACCATAGTTTTTATATATTTATAACTATACTATGTAGGGGGTATATTTACATATTTCACAATATAGTTTTTATATTTTTTGCCTTGATGTCTTCAACACGCCAAATATCTCCCTCTCATTTTTTAATCCATTATTTTCCAATTTCTCAATCACTTCCTCCCAATTTCTTCCTTTTTCCTTAAATCCATCAAAATCCCCACTATTCCTACACTTTCACTACTTTTCTCCTATCTCATCAAAAAAACATTACGTCGTAAGTGACGTCGTTCAACTTCCCTATTTAAGCCACTTTTGATAATTACACCTTACCCAAAATGACAGATTTTTCACTTTTTGACACCTAACACACTACTTAAACCCTCATAAATACTGGCTTCAGACGACGCCACTCAAATTTTATTACCATTTTGACCAAAATCAGACCTTTTGCACACCACTTTTTTGCAAGTTTTCATTTCCAAAAACACAACTACAAACTTCTCTTCTATCCTACGTTTTCATACCGCATCTTAAGAAACCAAGAATTCATTTTTGTACCCATGCCTGACGACCTCACTTTTTTGATCGCCCAAACAGGGTGTCACCAATTTTGTAGGCAAATCAGCAGAAAGTCCAGTAATTATAAAGAGAAAAATTAATTTTAAACAACAACTACCTCTTCTCTCCCATCCCAAGTAAACAAGCAATTTATTGCGCAGTTTAGAAGAGACAGGATAAGCGTCAGCGTTCCTTCTCGACATTGCTACCGCAGGTAATATCACTTACACTCTTCCATTTCTAAGCAGATCATGTTATACTTCCATTGAGGGATTAGGCAACCCTCGGCATCTATGCCAAAACAGACACAAAAATGATATTAAGGGATTCAAGTTGATACCCCCAGATAATGTATCTGCAAATGCATTATCAAAATTTATGCTCAGGGAAATTTCTCTGGGCATATTTTTTACAACTAACAATCTCTCATTGCAATAAAATATCTTACATGATATAATCATATATATGGCATTGAACAAGAACATTCAATGTATTCCATGTATCAATAAAAACAATCCCTCGCAAGGCAAAACATTTTATAAGATGGAATCCCTTGAGCTATCAACCAGATTTGTGACAGATAGTGAACACAAGCAATCTATCAATCAAACACTCAGCCTTGCAAGCAGGGATTATTTTTATGCAAAAATTTATCTCTCATTCAACCCTATCAAAAATCGCACTCTACAGATCATAAATCAATTTTACCTATCTAGCCTAACAACTCTCCATGTCATACCACAAAATCTATATTTGACGGATATACTCTTCTAAACATTGAGAATCACATATAAGTAGTAGCCACTGTTATGTCAGATAAGCAGTACCTACCATCATGCAGCAGATTTTCAAATTAGACATCTATCACAATTCATCTTAGATCTAAGGCAAAAATATCTCTTCATTATACCCTTTAAGAAATGTACTCTGAGAGAGCAAATTTCAATTCTACTATCTTACCCTAACAAATTATCGCAAGAACATATAAAATTGAAATTAGTACCCGATTTCTCATCTAAACATTGAAAATGTACACTAAGTAATTGCACACATGACCTATATCGCACACTCATACCGCATAGGGGGTACACTTTACATTGGAAAGACCATTATCTGCGCCAGTATATATTGTACATGAAAAAGTACAAGGATATTTCCTATGAAAAAATGCACCTGAGAGATCATAAATCAATTTTACACCTCTCCCCTACCAACAATACCAATTTACCAATAGAATGGAAATTCCCCCACGAAAAGCTCTTCTAAATGTACAGAATCCAGTATAAAGAAAATTACATTCTACCCAGATAAAAATATGACTAACTTCCCTCATTGCACCCGTTGACAAGGTGCAAAAAGTATGTTAAAATACCAATATGCTTAAAAAGAAAATGAAGAAAGAAAGGATATATACCGTGAAGAATACAAATGATTTTATACATAATTGCAATGAAGAGACAAAACTCTCTTTCAATTTGCCACCAGATATCACACCAGATATGATATGCCAGATAATCAATTATGGTAATCTGTGTAAATATTCTTTTAAAGAATATATGTTGGCAGATACAAGAAAAGAAATTGCAATAAAAATTCATGATTACTGGAAATATCATTCTGAGATATTATATCCAAGATCTTCAAGATCATATATGTGGTTGTACTACAATGAGATAAACAGAAAAAGATTACAGGTATTGCAAGAAGAAAATATAAAACAATTATCATATATGATCTACATGATGACAAACAAAGAAAGGAGAAATTAAAAGATGATCAATACAATTGTCAAGACAGATAACACAGATAAAAAGAAAAGACAGATGAAAGATCAAAAGAGAAAAGAGATGAGCGTCAGCGAACACGGAATTTTTTCGTTGAGTAAGCGTCAGCGACCGAAACAAAAAATAGGTAGGGAATATTTATATTCCCGTGTTTTGTATAGGTAATATGTCCTATATAGATAACACGTCTCTTATAGTTAATATTGTCGGTTGAGCGATTAAAAATTATTTGTCTAGCTATTTAGACGTGTCTATCAAATCAACACCTGTTGTACTTATGCTGAGATTTTGTCTACACACAAGTTAATAACCAAGATAGCAAAGGAGAATTATTTATGAAACAAATTAAACCCGAAGGAAAACGACAGAACTTTCATGTTATTCCACATTTTCTAATCTACAATCCAGAGTTTGGAGAAAAAAGAATATTATTTCAAATGGCGTTAGCAAACAATATGATGTTAAAATGGAATCCAGAAAAACCACCGATTCTTTATAATACAAATTTACTCGTGCGCCAAATGAGCTTTTCACAGAATTACAACTCATCAGGCATCAATGAACAAGTTAAAAAATTTATGAAATTAATTGAAGACAAAGGCTATGTTAAAAAAGTTGCATCACCAATCAAGCAGCTTACATTATATAATGTTCCGAATGAAAACACTGAAGAAAATTTATTCCTACAAAAGAAACATTACGGTATAATTTATAACTTCGAGTTCTTATACTTGCTCCGATTACATAAGACGAATTCAATGCCATATAATACCAGAATATGGAATGTATTACTCGTGTTAGCATATCTAAGATACAATATTATCATGCGAGTTTCAGAAGATTTTAATTCGAAAAAAAATAGAAAGAAAAGACCAGAAACATATGTGAAAACATATGATGATATCGGAAAGGAACTTGGATTACATCGAACTACTATTGAAAAATGTGTTAAGGTTCTTGATGAGGCAGGGATTATCTATCATGAGCAATTATTCAAAACTCTTCCTGGCACTGATAGAGTTGTATATAGTCGAATTGCTTTTACAAATAAATATAAATATGACGGAACTCAAGAATATCGCTTGGATTCCAATTACGATTATAAAAAAGAAATCGAAGAAATTAAATTACAGTTAAAACCTTACGGAGAATTTTGGAAAGCAACTAATGCTTCTTCTGATTTAGAAAACCTTGATTAATCGCTTTGTTGGCAGCATTGTGAGTAATCAAGTAAACACAAATTAAAAATTAACTAAACAATAATATACATAACGAAAGGATCTAACAAATTTTCATGACAAAACAATTAAATACAGAACTCAAAGACTTATTGGCTACTTCTGATCGTATCTCATTTGAGAACATTACACAAGAACAGTTCGCAGTCAAACTTGCAGCACAGAGACTACGCACTACTCCTTCTTCAAAGAAAAGATTAAAAAGAAATGATGGTATTCGAGCAAGAGATAGTACAACAGATTCTGTAGTCTATAAGCCAACGCATGACCAGTATTATCGTATTTTCATCAACGATATTTTAAGCAATATTCGATCAGGTGGCACTGATTATTGTTTTAAATGGTATCAAGTAAAAGAATTGCTGCGGTTTCACAAGCACACGTTGATATGCAAAATGGTCAAAGAAAGCACGAGTGCCCGTGGCATTTATTTCAAGGTATCTCTTCCCAACGATTGGCGAAAGATTGAGAAGAATATTATACCAGAACAGTAAACATGAATTACTGAAATACATAATAAACACAAATTAATAATTAAACTAAACAAATACATAAATAAGGAGACTTTTCAATGAAATCCAGAAAATTTAATAAAGAAAAATACACAGAACAGAAGGCAATGAAGAAAAAGAATCGTCCACAGCGCAGTTATAAAAGCCTTGGGACAACCATTGAGATTCCGATCAATCACAGAAAGCATAAAATTTTAGCTACTGCCCGACATAATGATGAAAACGGCAAAGAGGATGAAACATTTACAGTGACACTTTCAATTGCCAAAGAGACAGGAGATTTCCCAATCTGGCATCAGTTTGAAGATGATTTACAAATCACGGCAAAGAGATATTCTCTTAGAACTGCTCTGATGGCTAAGGTAGTTGAGCTTGAAACAGCTGGCGATCTTGATATACATATTGAATCTGCTGATACTATCTACAAGCTTCTTGAATGTGCAGGCGATTACCTAAGCGGTAAATCAAATACAGTGGAGGTGCAGTAGAATGATAGTTTTATCTACGATTCTGATTGGCGGTGCCGTACTGTTTTGCGCAGGAATGTGTCGTTCTGCTGCTACCAGAGAAATGATTACGGAAGATATTTATTGCCAGATCAAGGCAGAAAGTTTACATAAAGACGCTTTCAGAAAACCAAGAACTGAAATAGAACGGATGACAGACATGATTTTTGAAGAAAGCGAAGGTGATGAATAGAATGGCAAACACAGGATATATACCAATTTTAACCGTGCATCAAAATCAAAATATCGAATTGGCAGATAAAGTAACCGATCAGATTGATGAAATGTTTCGAGATGTTAATGTACTTATTACTCAGAATGAAGTAAATCAATTAATAACATCTCTTAGTATGTTGATAAAAGTAAATGATACTTCATTCTACTTCCCAACAATTTTAAAGTTTCGAAATTATGATGACGATAACCCATTAAGAGATAAGATTAAATTATCTTCAAGAGATATTGAATATTTATCTCAGATTAAAGTTTTTTATGGCGAAGTTTTTGAAACTTTACAAACATTAAAAAATCATAAATGTAAATTTATCAAGTGTACATTCGAATTTCCTTGTACTATACGAGTTTCTAATTGGAACTTTACAGCATCATTAAAGACATCTTTCTTTGATAAAAATAATGACCATATGTTAATTACATCTGACTTAATTGACGCAAGAATCATTCATACAGATCGTGTGCGTATTACAAAACATATAGAATATGCACTGCAACGTCTTGATGATATTGATCAAAGATATGGTGTTTGGGAATCATTATCAAGACTAAAAAAAGACATAAGTAAAGACGAGGAATTACTTGTTTCTGTAAAAAATATCGTTGAGACACTACGTGTATATGAAAATAAATTTAATTGCGAACCACATTCATTACAACTTAACATTGATGAATTTTCAACAAGAGGTGTGAATATTTCTTTTACATACAAAAAATTTATTATAAGTAAAATTCGTTTAGAAAATCATATTGTAAACATTGAAGAATTTAGAGATTCAATTCGTGAGGCATGGGAAATTTTCAAAGATAGATTTTTATATCTAATGGAAAACCATATATATAATATTTTGGAAGAACTTGTGAATTATTTAAATAAATCGGCAAACAATTTGTGGACAGCAAATATTGTGGTCGAGCCATTTATGATTTATTTGCATGTTGAAGTAAAACATAACGTGCTCCATGACTGTATTTATGATATCAAAACACAGAAACCATATTTGCCATGGTACGAAATTGATACGCAGATTCAAAATATTAGCAATGAAATGACTTTTCATGCAGACATTCCTTTGATTTCTAGTGATTTGTTTAATCCAGATGGGTTATTGAAAATTACAAATACTTTTTTATATCAATGGAAACAACCTTTACCTAATACCAATTGGAAGCAATACGTTGCAAATGAACTGTCAAATTGTATAATCGAAAAAATTAACACATCTGATGAGATGCCAATCCGATTCATCGAAAAGAATACAAAGGAGAGTTATGAATGACAAAAAATATTAATACTAATCCATTACAAATCCCAAGCATTGATGCAAAAGATTTGTATATTTCAAATCATCAAATTTCTGAGAATGAAGGGAATGCGAAAGGGTACTCTCTTCTAAGAAAGACGGATCATGGGTTCAAACCGAATTTGAGAAAATATATTAACACATATGACTTCAGTTTAGATTTAATTGAATTAAGAAACTATGTTGCCAGTAACGGGAAAAATTTTGGAATTGGTAAAAAGGTTTTTTCATTTTTCGATGAACATGACAATACCAAAGAATACAGTAATATGGTAATAAATGTTACATTTAACTATAGTGTAAAAGAATTTAACAGAATCAAAGTTGATACATATATGAAATTTGGATACGAATTATCTAAAAATGAATTCAAAAATTGTATTTGTAAAGATACTTTAACTGGAGAAGTCATAGGTGTCAGGACAGATCGATGGATAGATAAAAGGCTTATGTGTAATAATTTGCCTCCACAATTTTGTTATAAAGAAGAAGTCGATGAAGAAACTTTTGTTCATAAAATTATGTATATTCTAAAAACATCTACTAATAAAACCATTGTTGACGTAGCCACTTTAAGAAATATTTTATATAAAGATGGATTTAAATGTGATGGTAGAAATTATGTAAGATTTAAAAGATCGTCAGGAAGTAGCCGTGTTGGCAAGTGTTTATTTATTGAAAAGAATTTATCAAAGCATATGCAAAAATGGGGACTGTGTGGACTTGAAGTAAAAGATGGAGAAGAAATTGATCTCGCAGCCCTTGAAGCATATATTGCTCTTCCAACAAGTAGTATCATTGATGTTATTGAAATCGATCCAAAATCAATTTTAATCATTGATGATTATGAAAGTGTTTTTAATGATACTGTGATTGAGACAACGATTGGTGATGACGGCTGGCTTCATACAAATGAAAAAACTATTGAGATACATAACTCAATTTGGGATGGACAGAGTCTGATTGATAAATCTGTTATGGAGGAATATTCTTGTTACGGAATGCTTCTTTTAAGAAATAAATTTTTTAAATCATGTTGCTTTAATACAAATATTCAAAAATGGTTTGAAGATAACGATATTACGGATATTTCACAACTGAATGGTTTTACACTTGCAACTGATGTATCTCAAATTAAAATGATCACAACTCCAAATAGCGTCAAATATCTAAAATTTGGATCAATTGAGCAATGGCTAAACAATTTGCCAAGTATGTTCGGTGTTGTGAAACATGAGAAAAAAACGCATTTTTTTGACGGGAAAATGGTTCAGTGTCATTATCAATTATTAAATACATTACAACTATCAAAAAATGACGTAGAAGAATTTTTACAATCATCTTTTGATTATATGAATAAACTTAACACTGATATTGATGTCTTTAAATATCATATTAAATGTCAGGCATTGAAAGATGAAAATCCAAAAAATATGAACGACATTATTTATACTATGTTAAGTATATGCCCAGATTTCGAACGTACGGAAATATTTTTGAATTTCAAAAGATCGTTGATAAAGGCATATCGTAAAAATTTAAAAAAGGGGCATGTACTTGTCAACGGTAATTATTCTGTATTATTTGGAAATCCGATCGAAATGTTGAAATCTTCTATTGGTGAATTTAATCCAACTATTTCGACTTTAAACAAAGGAGAAATATATAATACTAGATTTTTAAACGATCAGGAATTGTTGTGTTGTAGAAGTCCACATGTCACAATTGGTAATATTCTTGTGGCAAAGAATACTCGTGTTAATGAAATTGATACTTATTTTAATCTAACTGATGAAATTGTTTGCTTAAATTCAATTAACGATAATATTTTAGAACGGTTAAGCGGATGCGATTTTGATTCAGATCAAATGTTGATCACAGATGATCAGATTTTGTTGAATGCAGCCAAAAAAAATTATTCTGTATTCAAAGTTCCAACATCGAATGTTCATGCAAGAAAAGCTAAACGATATTTTACACCAGAAGATCAAGCAGACCTTGACATTCGTACAAGTAATAATTTGATTGGAGAAATTATTAATCTATCACAACAATTAAATAGCCAGCTGTGGGATAAAGCCAACAATAGTGAAAAAAGTATTCAAGAATTATATGATACTGACACTGTTTTTCGAAGACTGTATTTTGATATTTGCCAGTTGGATGTTATGTCTTGTATTGAAATTGATAAAGCAAAAAAAGAATTTGAAATTGATTCCAAAGCCGAAATTAAGCGTATTCAAAATAGGCACATTAAATTAGATAAAGAAACTGGATTAAAGCAACAAGCTCATTTTCTTGGTGTAATTTCTCAAATAAAAGGCTACGAGGACAAAAAGAACGTAATTTATAAAACATGTAAGACCACTATGGATTATCTCGAAGAAACAATTGATGATTTTAGTCCAGCAAGACGGCAAAGAAAAAAGGTGGTATTATCTGATTTATTCAAACCTAAAAATTTCAATAAAAAACTTGTTAAATACGATCAAGTAAAAAACGTTATACAAATTTTAGAAAATTTACTTGATACATTAGTAAAGATTATGGAATTAGATAAGTATACTTATTCATACAGCGCAAAGCACACATTGTTTGTAAATGAAAAAAATAACGTATATCGAACATTGTTAAAATACAAAATCAATCCACATACTTTATATTGTTTAATACGTTATATTGACCGTGATAAGACTACGGCAAAAAAATATTTGTTTGAATTTTTATTTTATTATTCGAACTTAATCAATTTATATAAAAAAAACAACCCAAATACCATTACGAATATTAAATTATGTCAAGTATCTGATAATGAGACATGTGATGTATTATTGTACAATATAGAATTTAAAAAAGATTTTTAGTAAAAAAAGGGCAAAAATCGTCGACTTTTTATTTTCGAACACCTCTTAAGCCCAGTGTTTATGCGGTGTTCGAGGATTTCATTAAGTGGAACTATAGGAAGAAAGATTAATCAGAGCAGATAAACTCTCAAAATACCAATTTGCACTTTGTGTAAATGCTCACGCTGTTTGCAGCTAAAGAAATTTCACACCGTGAGTTCCGAGGTCTATGTCATCAAAAACAAAAATCAGAGATGGTATCCGAGACTTGCAACTGTTCTATTAATATAGTAGACCTCCAGAGGAAACTGAAAAGCAACCAAAGGAGAAATCATGAAAAAGAAAATTTCAATTATCACATTAATTATGGCGATGCTACTGGCGGTCGGAGGATTCACTACTTCTACTGCTGTTTCTGCGAAAAATAAAAAAGTCAAATGTTTGGGAACATATAAGATTACTGCATACTGCGGTTGTCGGTCGTGTTCTGGCGGTTGGGGAAACCGAACTGCTTCAGGTCGCAGAGCGAAACAAGGCAGAACCATATCAGTTGATAGGAGAAAAATTAAATTAGGTACTAAAGTTAGAATCAACGGACACTGGTATATCGCTCAGGACGTTGGTGGCGGAGTAAGAGGAAAACATATTGATATGTACTTCTCTTCTCACTCACAGGTCAAGAGATTCGGCAAAAAGTACCGTAAAGTATATGTGATAAAGTAACAAAAAGCTAATTTTATCACACGTAAGAAATATCGCCTATAGGGCATCAATGAAGATATTTTGGTGAGCATGGGACGCCATGCAAAACACAGAGGTATAAAGCTCGTATGTTTGGAGCTTGCGTATAGACATTTACCATAGAATTTACAGGAGCAATATAACTCTGATTTCAAATGTGTTGGACGCCTTTTAGTGCATACGCAAATTATTTGTCGGTAACTTATGTACACATCAAGTAGTGTACACCGACTAATGGATATTTTCTCGGATAATTACCGAGCCTCCATTTATTATTCTGGCAGGTGGCGAAATGCCATCTGTACATTATATTAAAGGAGAAAATTATTATGAATACAACAGCAATTACAACATTCAATAATGAGGAATTTGGAAATGTGAGAACTCTGACAATTGATGGAGAACCTTGGTTTGTTGGCAAAGATATCGCAGAATGTCTTGGATATACAAATACTAGAGATGCTTTATGGAAGCATGTTGAAGATGAAGATAAACAGCAAATCCTAAAGTCGCAAATTGCGACGTTAGAAAATGTGCCAAACAGAGGACTTACATTTATAAATGAATCTGGCATTTATTCTCTTATTTTTGGCAGTAAGTTAGAGTCAGCTAAGAAGTTCAAAAGATGGGTAACTTCTGAAGTATTACCATCTCTTCGCAAGACTGGTACATATACTGTAGTGGCAGCTCAGCCAAGTGCAACCTCTTCCATTGTTGTTCAGCCAACGAGTGATATCGAATTGCCAAAAGCAACAAATACTTGGTATCTGAAAAATAGAAAACGCATAAGAGAATTATGTGATCTCATGGATATCGAACGCAAAACTTTATATCATTTGATTCTTACGGAAATTGGCAAAACGATCGACATTGAGCAGTCAAAATCAATCTACACAAGAGATCACGGATTCCCACCAGAATTCATTATGGATGTTGTTGGATATTTTACAAAAATGCAAGAAATTGCTGATGAATATCTTGATAGATTATTAGAAAAATATGAGTCTTTGAATTCAGATGATGATGAAGATGATGATGAAAGTGTATGGTAATTTACCATATTATAAAACATTGCACCTTGCGTGCCCAACAAGAAATGAAGTGATCCGACTAAGATCGGTGGATTTAGGCTATTAGCTGATAAAAGAAAACACAAATCGTTGAAAGAGTGGTGCCGAAGTACAAGGTGGATCTCGTGTAGAAACTTGCGATACTCTAATCCAAGGTGTTTTGATCGCACAAAGAATGTGTGTCTTTTTATAGAGTGGTCTACAAAAATTACACAATTAAGTGTATGGCATATTCTGGAAATGTTATATTTCGCTTATTGTATGGATAAGTATGCCAAAAGTGAGGAGGAATCGCTCACTAAAATTTGTGTTAGTTTTGTTGAAATTAATACAGATACAGAATGTACGGGTGGCAGAGCTGGTTTAATGCGCAGGATTGCTAATCCTGTATACGTACGAATATGCGTATCCTGGGGTCGTAGCCCAGTCCGTACGCTAAATCGCACCATCGTCTAAATGGTTTTAGGACACATCCCTTTCACGGATGCAATACGAGTTCGACTCTCGTTGGTGTGATGTTTGTCCTACAATGTTCTTCGGACTTGTGGGCTAATATCCCTGTTTATACTGCTAAGGAGACAGGCAAAACTGTAAATTTTGCGGCTTCGGTCACGAGTGGGTTCGATTCCCTCAACAGGGATGATTAGGTTAGTAACTATACGATAGATTAACCAAAAAATATGCGAACACCCTGATGGTTGGTGGATATTGGAATGTATACCTCTTCTGATATTCTGATGGAGTTCATCACTTCAGTTCGCCCTAGAAAAGCAATACTTACACACTGTTGCTTTTTAGAAATATGTATTGTCTCGCCAGTGTGTACGTATGAGAGGCAAATACATATTCGTTATTGACATGTAGCTCAATTGGACAGAGCACAACGCTACGGACGTTGGTGTTGCAGGTTCGATTCCTGTCGTGTCAGTTTTCCTATATACCTCAGTTGGCAGAGGGTCATCACAGCAAGGATAACATTAGATGAAAGTCGCTGGTTCGAATCCAGCTGTAGGAATTATATTCTCGTATAGCTCAACTGGTAGAGCGGATGGCTGTTAACCATCATGTCGGAGGTTCAAATCCTTCTACGAGAGTTTGTATTTTAAACATAAGCAACTCGGTTATAAAACTCAATGCCATGAGTCCGAGAGATATTCTAGGCACATATGTCGAATTGGAGAGATACATTGTACGGATACGTTCTTTGTGTCTCTTTTTATGTCGGAGTGATCTGATATGGACAAGAGAGAAACTCTCAAGCAAATGGATATTGTGCAGCATTTTGGTCTGGTTAACGCACAGAACTTTTCGCTACAATAATAGACGCTCCTGTGGAGAATAATCCACTTCAATGCGTACTCTGGCAGGTACGTAAAAGGTGGAAAAGCCAAATAATGTAGTTTGATGTGAATCTGTTCAAAAGACAGTGTATAAGAAAAGTCGCTGGTATGTCGCTCAAGTCAGTTAAGGGTAAGTTCAAATTTATAAAAACATTCTAAAACTTAATTCTGAACGGTGGGTTGACATTGCATGTATTGATCATGTCATAGAACTGGTTTTTTAGACTTAGGTAAGAAGTTAGAGGTCGCTCCTCGAAGCTCAGACTTATCTACTATGTTGCAGAATAAACTGTTCCACAAATGACTGTAAGGTGAAGACCTGCTTTAAAATTAAAATACATTTAAGGGGTATCGCCAAGTGGTAAGGCACAGCACTTTGACTGCTGTATTCACTGGTTCAAATCCAGTTATCCCTGTCGCAGAATGGAGAAGTTTGGTTATCTCGTCAGGTTCATGCCCTGAAGATCGGTGGTTCAAATCCACCTTCTGCTATTTTTCTAGGTTTCATTTTATTTTTCATATAGTATCCTTTATTGGTAGGGACATTTATGTCCTTACCAATATTGCACAGTGGAAAAGTTGGTAAATTCGCTCGTTCCATTTGGTTCTGGAGACGTAGGTTCAAATCCTACCTGTGCAATCAAAGAGCTGTTTGGTGGTCAGTTCTTTTTTCAACAAAGATTTTTTCATTGTTAGCACCTAGTGGGTGGATATTAATTCATCCGCTACTCCTTTCTGCTGTCGTAGCTCAATTGGTAGAGCAGTCGCCTTGTAAGCGACAGGTTATCAGTTCAAGTCTGATCGGCAGCTTTCCAAATCCAGTAAATATGTACGACGACTGCTATGTGCAGCGTCAAGCATCACTGGAAATATTTTAAGAAATGGAGGGATCTTGTATCATCAAGATAACCAAAAATGAAGCTTTCTATCTTCGCTCAAAAGGATTCAAGGACAAATCTGATATTCATCAGACGTATTCCGGACATCCTACTTACTATGCAAGTGAGAAAAGAAGCGTAATGAAAGCTCTAAAGAAGTATAGAGAAAGATAGGTGTTCTCTATGAAGAAAAAACAAAACAATATCAGAGTATCATTTGTAGATGAACCTGCTGCCATGGATGTTACTGGTTCTATGGTTTATGTAAAAACAGATACTCACAACATTTTGATTGACGCTGGCTTACATCAGTCAAATAGTAAATACGATGATTTTCTTGTAAATAAGAGAAGATTCAAAGAATTTAAGCCAAAAGACATTGATTATATCTTTGTAGATCACAGCCACCAAGATCATTTGGGGATAATTCCCAGATTGTATAAAGAGGGTTGTTCTGCAAAAATTATTGTTGCCGAAAACAATAAACAGATTATGTATAGAATGCTTCAAGATTCTGCGTTTATTATAGATAGAGATGTTGAATTAATCAATAACCAACATGGTAAAAATTATGAACCTCTGTATACGATTGATGACGTAGAAACATCTATAAGACATATGTCCGAATATCCAGTTATGAAAAAGGTTGTTGTTGATGAGACTTTAGCATTTAAACTTATTCCAAACGGACATCTACCTGGCAGTGTACAAGTTCTGCTTTATTTAAAGCAAAACAATGTAGAAAAAACACTTCTTGTTACAGGAGATATTGGAAATTCTAAAATACATAATTATTATGTCAATAAGTTTACTCCTATTGATCATGCAGATCTTGTTATCGGGGAATCAACTTATGGCGATCGCCCAGATTTAAAAACTGGACAAAAAGAAAGAAATAATGATATCGAAAAATTATTTTCTATTATCACACAACAGGTATGCGAAATGCATGGACAAGTCATTATCCCAACATTCGCAAATCATAGGCTTCAATTTCTCACAACGATGATTTATCAGGTCATGAAAGATTATGATTTCCCTTATAAAGTATATATTGATACACCGTTAGGAATTGATATTTTCAACGAATATCGTAAAATCTTATCTGGCGATGAATTAAAATTGTTTGATGAAGTCCTAAATTGGGACAACTTGGTATTTGTGCGTGATGCAGAATCTAGTAAAGCATTAGTACATAGTAATGAACCATGCGTGATATTATCTACGTCTGGAATGTGTAATAATGGTAGAATTAGACATCATTTAAAGAAAGCAGTTCCAAATCCTAATGCCACTGTTTTATTTGTAGGATTCAGTACACCAGGAAGTTTGGCTGCATTACTTAAAGACAAAAATGTTAAATCTATCTCTATAGATAATAAGCAATATACTTGCAGATGTGCAAGTTTCTCACTCAAATCTCTTAGTGGACATGCTCCATTCTATCAGCTTCTTGACTACTACTCTTCCATTAATACAAATCGAATTGTACTACATCACGGATCAGAAAAAGCAAAGTTGACACTAAAAGAAAAATTAACTTCTGAACTTGAAGAGAAATGCAAAAGCACACGGGTTATTATTGCAAATTCAAGTTTGAAAATTTCATTATAGAGATGAGATGCCTCGTCTTGGAATTGTAGACGAAATTATTTAATTTTTATTTGTAAAAATGTTTAAAATTCCTCTATATACACTATACCACATTTTATGTCAAGTGTGTAGAGGTTTTTCAAAAAAATAATTGTAAACCATAAAAATAATTTAACAGAGCAAAGGAGAATGAATATGGCGAAAGCTTTATCTTATAAAAAATCTACTACTGTCACAGTTAAGGCGGCAGGTTATGTAGACATCAAAAAAGGAGTTATTGAAACAGAAGAAGGAAATGTATCTTTTAAAGATTTATTAAAAGACTTTGATGGAAAATATGGTGAATTTCAGATGAAAGAATAGATTGGAGTGAAGATTTATCAGCATTAATTTTGAACAAGAATTAGCAAAAATCGGATTAACTCCAGAAACATATGAGGCTGTCTGTGCAGATATTGACTCAAAACTTGATGGTGTAGTTGATATCGACTGGCAGGAAATTAAAGAAAAATATCATGTACAATGTGCAAGTGATACAATTCGCAAGTCCTCTTCTACTCCATTCGGTGGTAGATTTAGAGATGCTTATTTTCGTAGTAAGCAAAAATCTGAAAATGATGAAAAGTCTGAAGATCAGTTATTATATGAGAAAATTCGTAAGGAACGACAGAAATTACAGACAGTTAATTTAGAGAGAAATCGCATTTCTCGTCAAGAAAGCCGTTTTGAATTATTCAATGAATATGTAGCTGAAGCAATTCAGATGCTACCAAACCCAGACTTCAAACCTCTGAGAGTTGAAGATAAATCTAAAGGATATGTGCTTTCTATCGCAGATATCCATTACAATGCAGTATTTGAAAGTATTAATAATAAATATTCTCCAGAGATTTGCATTGAAAGATTTCAGAAATTATTATCTCAAACTATCGCACTGGTACATAGGCTTGGTATTTCTAAGCTCAAAGTTGTCACATTAGGTGATGATATTCAGGGCATCTTACGTCTTACTGACGTTAAATTAAATGATTCTGCCGTTGTTAAGGCAGTTGTTGATATTTCAAAAATCATTTCACATTTCTTAAATGAATTATCCAAATATGTTGAAATTGAATATTATTGCGTAGGTCGAAGCAATCATAGCCAAACACGACCTATAGGAACAAGAGCTTCTGAGTTATGTGCGGAAGACTTTGAGTATATTATTGGTAATTACATCAATGAATGTTTGGCAAATAATGATCGTGTTGAAGTACATCTTGATCTGGAATCTGATTGTATCCACATTCCTATCGCTGGCTTTAATATGGTTGCAATGCATGGACATACATTAAGAGGAATTGATAGTGCCATTCAAAATATGGAGTCTATTTATAACGAAGATATTGATTTCTTATTGGTTGGTCATTACCACGGAATGCTTGAAAAATCTCTAAGTGAAGGTATTACATGCGATAAAGAAATTTTAGTGTGTCCAAGCTTTGTAGGTAGTGATCCTTATGCAGACAGTATTTTTAAAGGGTCAAAGAGTGCTTGCAAGTTATTTGAGTTTACAGAACGTGAAGGACATACAGCATCATTCAAGATACAGTTAAATTAGCAATTCGGCAGTCATTTTTTTAGGATCAATCTCTCAAAACAGGTCGGACAGACTGCTTATTATGAGCAGAGGATATTACTTCTTCTGCTCCATTTCTATAAATATTTACGGGTACTCAAAAGTGAGTATCCGTAGAAGCATAAGAAAATTATTAATAATTTGCGAGTTCTCTCTTTAGGGAAATCGTACTAAAAACTATAAAATTACAAAGAATAAAGGAGAAAATTATTATGTTAAAAGGAACAGAATTAGTAGAAATTATCGCAGAAGCAAACGGAATCACAAAGAAAGAAGCAAAAATCGAATTAGACCGTGTTGTTGAAGGAATTGCTACAGCAATCGAAAAAGGTGGAGTTCGTGTTTCTGGATTAGGAACATTTGAAGTTATTGAGCGTGCAGCAAGAACATGCAGAAACCCACAGACAGGTGAAATGATAGAAGTGCCTGCTAAGAAAGCTCCAAAATTTAAAGCGGCTAAATCTTTAAAAGATGCTGTAGCAGCACAGTAAGGAAGTGAGTTCTTGTATAAAGAAAAATATAATAAATATGAAGATCTACAAATCACTAATTTTGAAGACGAAATCGATCTTTTATTTACTGCGAAAGACCAGTTAGAAGATAGTGATATTTGCGTAGATATTGTGGCGGATGATATGACTATCCGCCATTTATTATCATTGGCAATGACAGAGTTAGATTTTGCTCCAAGAAAAATTAGCATGGGAAAAGACGGTGCTATGTATTGTCTGGAGATGTTTGATGATGGAAGTCTAAGAGTATTTTTATATGATCAGTTTCATAATGACTCTTTGCAAGGAACTTCTATTTATTTATATCAGAATGATATTACACAGAATGTTGTTGAATTTATGCTAAATTTCTATGATGATTCAAATATTATTCTGTATGGATATAATGACGAAGATGATGATTTTACTACTGGTGATGTCAGTGATTTAGATTCAAAACAAATTAAAACAGATTCAGTTATCGATACACTTGTCGGGTTAGGTGTATTGATGGAATTACTGGACTTATAAAATGACGAGGGTAGCCACAGTGCTACTCTCTATTACTTAACAAGGTGGTGAGAACAATAGGTAAATGTGAAAAGAAAAAATGCTTAGCTTGCGATAAAGATATTTCTGTACGACAGTTTTATTCAAGCAATTCACCGTTACACGCAGACCACCTAGTACCTTGGTGTAAAAAATGTATATTCAAAAACGTATTAGATTCTGATGGCAGATTAGATAAAAACAAATGCAAATCTGTGTTACGCCAAATCGATAAACCATTTCATATCAAATATATCAATGCTGCAAGAGACGAATTATCAAGAAAGAATCAATCTTTAAATGGGGACGTTGATGATTACGGACAAAAGATTTTTCAGTTGTATATGAAAAATATTCAAAGTTTGCCACAGTTAAGAAAAGAAACATATGCTGATAGCGATACAGAAGATCAGACATACGCTGAAAAATTAAAAGAATCTAATACAAAATCAATTCAAAAAAAGAAAGAGAAACAAACTTCTAATACTTCTCAAAAAACCTTTTCTAAAATCTATAGCCAGAAATGGCGTGGGGAATACACGCAGGAAGATATAGATTATCTTGACAATTATTATCTTGGACTTGAAAGAGATTATAAAATCGTTACAGAAAATCATAGAGATTACGCAAAGAAAATTGCAAAAGCGTCGCTTCAGATGGACAAGACTTTTGATGATATGATGAACAACGTCGCAGGGGCAGACGCTAAGTATAAGGCTGCCAGAGAGGCATTTGACACACTGTCAAAGTCTGCCAAATTCAGCGAAAGTACCAGAAGTGTAAATGATGTTGGTGCAAGTAGCTTCTCAAAAGTTTGTGCTATGGTAGAAAGTCATAACTGGATTCCTGAATATCATCCGATGGAAAAAGATACTGTCGATGAATTAATTGACTATTTGAGTACAATTACAAAATCACTGTAAGAGGTAAATATCATGGATATTTTAGATATAGACTTCGATGAAGTGAACAAACGTATGGCTCAAAGAGCCAGTGAATTGGGAGTTCAAGATATAGATCCTTCGGAAGATACCATAGATTACGAAGCATGGACAAAATTCTTCTCTTATTATCGGTATTACATCGATGATTTTGCAACAGATATTTTAGGGATTGAACTCTTTCCTTTCCAAAGAGTCATATTGAGAGCAATGGCAAGAGGGCAAATGTCAGTATTGATCGCATGTCGTGGACTCGGTAAGTCATGGATCGTAGCCGTCTTCTATATTTGCATCTCGATATTATATCCAAATGTAAAATGTGGAATTGCTTCAGGAAGTAACCAACAGGCTAGAAACGTAATTATTCAGAAAATTAAGGGTGAGTTAATCAAGAATGGAACTATCGCAAAAGAGATAGTTATGCCAATTCATACTTCTCCTGACGATTGTTATGTTGAATTTAATGGTGGCGGTGAAATTCGTGCCATTACTGTTGCACAAGATCGTGGTGGAGAATCTGCTCGTTCCTGGCGTTTTAATTATTTATTGATTGATGAAGCTCGTCTGGTTAAAGACGATATCATTGAAACAATTCTTATTCCTATGACAAAAACAAAACGTCAAAATGCTTTAAAATGGCACAAAAATGAAAAGGGTAAAGTTATTTTTATCTCTTCTGCTTATCTGAAAACAAGCGGATTATACAAGAGATTTAAATATCATTTTGAGCAAATGTGTTCTGGGAACAAGAGGTATGTTGCAATTTGTTTCCCTTATCAAGTTGGTGTACAAGCTGGTCTTTTTGATATGGAAGACATTGAGCAAGAGTTATCTAAACCTTCTATGACAAAAGACAAATTCGCTTATGAATATGAGGGAATTTTCGTTGGTTCCAGCGGAGAAAGTTATTACCCATATGAACTTACAATGCCTTGTAGAAAACTTGAATATGGCGAATCAGATCAACCTCGAAAATCTCAATCTATCTATGTCATCACCCATGACGTAGCTGTATCTAATGAAAAGAATTCGGATAACGCATGTACTCATGTTATCAAACTGAAAATGAGACCAAATGGTACTTATACAAAATCTGTCGTGTATACAAAAGTCATGAATGGTATACCTTTGAATAAACAAAGAGATTTCTTAAGAGAACTCATTCATATACATTTCCCTAACACAAAGAAACTGGTTATAGATGATAACGGAGTTGGTGCAGGTTTACCAACAATGTTTTATGAAAGTTGGGAATATACAGATCCTAAAACGAAAAACACAGTAGAATATCCGCCATTGATAAAAGACGATGATGAAGATGGATTTCTACTTGATAACGCAGTTCCATTAATTCGTGGTGTTCATGCGTCAAATGAATTTCATAAAACATTCTATCCTTATATGAAATCATGTTTTGAAGATAGATCTCTTGAATTATTGTCGACTTCTGAAGAAGTTGACTCTCTGTATAAAAACGGAGAGATTACTGCGGAACAATACGCACAGCATATAGAGCATGACATCTTGCAGAGTGAATTAAGCAATATTAAGATGGATTATTCTGAACATGGAAATGTTCAATATGTTCGTATTGTCAAGGGGCAAAAGAGAGATAGAGCTACTTCTCTTTGTTATGGATTATCTGTTATTTATGAATGGGAAGAAGAAAATAGATACACATTATTTAACAATAATAAAAGTCATGGTTATGACTTACTTAATGAATATACATATGTTTAAAAATTACAGGAAGGAGGTGCTATGTGGCAACAAAAAATAAAACAGATGCACAAACACAATCATATGTTACAGAATTTATTCGGGCATATAATAGTCAAAGTGCAGCTGGACAATCATTCTTCTTGTCTCCTCAATTGCTGAATAGTACATTGAAGAATGTCAATATGAAAGGCGCAATTTTTCCAAGAGAAAAGATTGAAAGAATGGTTTTAGCACCTCATCAATTCGAACAAGAATTGCGACAGCTTTCATATTCATATTACAATTCGATTTCTATATACAGACATCTCATAGACTTTACGTCTTCTATATTAGATTTTGATTGGGAACCAATTCCTTACACATTGGACGGAAAACCAATCACGGCATCTGATTATCATTCAAAAAGATTTCAAAAAGATTATAAAGTTGTAACTAATTTTTTTAATCGCTTTAATGTTAAAAGAGAATTTAATAAAGTTATGTTCAATATTTCTAATTATGATACATACTATACATCACTTCGTGAATTCGATGATCATGCATATTTACAGGAACTGCCTGCTGAATATTGTATGATTGACGCAGATTCATATCTTGGATACCTCTTTTCTTTTAACTTATCTTATTTTGTTCAAAGCGGTGTCGATATTGATGGATATGCCCCATGCTTTAAAGCTATGTTTAATAATGCTTTACAATCATCTGAAAATACTTACGGGTCAAATTTAGCGAAACATAATGGACGATGGGTATATTATCAGCAAATGCATCCTGATAATGCTTGGGTATTTAAATACAATAACAATTTTGCAGGATCAGTTCCACCAGTATTAGACATGTTTTTAGATTATTCCAAATTAAGTAAGTTCAAAGATCTTGAGGAAGCCAAAAAAGAACTTGAGGCGTATAAGGTCATCTTTGCTTCTGTCCCACGCCTACAAAATGGAAAAATGGGAAACAAAGTGGATGATTTTGCGATCAGCGCTGAAGAACTCGGTAAGTTTATTGCAACTGTAAAAGAAAGTCTTGGTTCTAATCTTGGATCAAAATCTGCCGTAGATTTTAAAGCTGCACCATTGGAGAATTTTAAAATGTTCGACTTCTCCCCTTCTGCTTCAGAGAAAAACTTATTAGAAACAGAGATGAATAACATGGTTCGTGAATCTGGTATGGCAGATGCAATTCTACAAGGCGGTAACAACGTATCGTCTATCAATTTATATAAACAGACAATCTCTGCAAAAATGGAAAAATTATATCCTCAATTTGCATCATTCTGTGAATATCATATCAATAAAAACACAGATAAATATAAATTCAAAATTAAATTTGTTGGAACAATGTTTGACCGTGAAGATCGTAGAAAGGCAGCTAATGAAGATATGGAAAGAGGAATTATCACCCCTGCTATATTCTCTTCAAGAGGTATTCAAATTACCGATGCAGCTAATACGATGAATTTTATGCATGGACTTGGATTTCCTCAAAGCTTTACGCCTATTCAAACAGCATCTACGATGTCAAGCGAAGATAAGAAATCTTCTGGTCGAACAAAATTATCAGATGATCAAATCACCGATTCTGGAGAACAGACAAGAAATATCGGTGCAAATGAAGATAAAAAGGAGGCGTAACATGTTCATTCGTAATCCTTTATCAATAAAACAGAAAACAATTAAAGTTAAAGATAATGATGTTTATGAATTTTTATCAAGACATGGTATTACACCTCTTGGAAAAGATGAAACTACCTGGTTCTATTCTGATAATGATCGTACTGCATCATTATTAAAACAATATAGAAAAGGTGGTGATATAGAAAATGAGTGATAAAAAACTTTTAAAGTTCGCAGTTGAAATGAAAGAAGACCCCGTAAATGTAGAGAAATCTCAGTTCACAAAATTGCATTTACGCATTTATAGTGCCGACAAAATTAATGATCATAATTTCATCATGAGTATGGATGTGTTGAAAAAATATGCTGATACAATTGCTGGTAAGCCTATTTTGGCTTATTACAACAAGAACGGTGATTATGGTAAAGGTGATTTTGGGGGACATGAACACAGTCCACTAGCACAGGAAATCGCAGTTGGGTTTATTCCTTTTAATCCAGAAATTTCTTATGAGACAGAAAATGCTACCATATATTTATGTGTCGATGGATACATTTGGAATACATATTACGAGCATATTGTCGATGTGTTCTATAAAGATGGTGGTATTAAAGGTGTTTCGGTTGAGATGTATGTCTTAGATTCTAAATTACAAAAGAATAATGTTGAGGAAATATTGCAATATTCTTTTACTGGAGTAACATTAATCGGCAAAACTGATGCTTGTAATACAAAAATTAAACCTGCTGTTGATGGGTGTCAAGCAAAAATTATACAATTCGCTGCTATTACATTAGATGATGTGATGCAGCCAGAATTTAATAAAGCAAAACAACTATTTGAAAAACAATTAGTTAAAAATGCAATTGAGGAGCCAGAATCTGATGGCTCTATTTTATTGCAAAAAAATAAATCAGAGAAGGAGGAAGAAATGGCAGAAACTTCAAAAGATCTCGAAAAAGAAATCAAAGATACAGAAGAAAAAGAAATTATTGAAAATTCTACAGAAGTTGTTGAAAGCAATATTGTTATTGAGAATTCCACAGAGGAAGTTCCTGAGACTGTTGAAAATGCAGAAAGCGATGGTCAAGCAGTTGAAGAAAATAGTAATGAAGTTGTTGAAAACTCTGACGATGTGGACAAGAACAGTGATCCAGATATTCAGGAAAATGACACAGAAGAAACTGAAAGCTCTTGTGATTACGATGAATTAAGCCAGAAATGTGCTGAATTTGCAACCGCTTTAAAAGAAAAAGAATCTGAAAATGAAGCATTGAAAATTGAAAACGCTTCTCTTCGTGAATTCAAACATAACAAAGAGATGGAAGATGTTACAAAAACAGTAAATCTTGTTCTTAACAGCGTATCTAGCACATTATCCGCAAAGCAATTGACTGAGTGGAAAGAAAAAGGATTACAGTGCAACGCTTCTACTGTTGATGGGTATGTAAATAGCTTAAAAGCATTTGCTTATGATATCCAGCAAGAAAAAGGCGTACAAGAAAAAGAATTATTAAGAAACTCAATCCCTACTCAGGCAGTTGAAACAGAGCCTGAGTCTGAAGACATTTGGGAAAGAATGAAAAACTATTAAACCTAAAAGGAGGACAAAAATGGCAACTAATATTCTTATTTTAAGATCAGCTGCATCTGGGGACAACGATGTAAAAACTGGTGTGGCTACAACTAAAGTTGAAAATGGATATGCTGTTGCACTTGGCGAAGTTTCAACAGATAGAGAAACACGTAACGCATTCAAGGTAGCAGCTCCTACAGAAGGAAAAGATTTAATCGGATTAGTATACAACGCTGACGTACCATCTCTGACAGACGGAATGGGAAATGTATTTAAAGGAATTACATCTGATCCTAGAACAATTAAATTTGAGGCAGGGACGCCTTTCAATATTTATATGCCTTCAATCGGAGACGAAATCGCAATGACAGAAATCTCTGGAGAAGCAACTGGCGCTAAATATGTTATTTACAAAGCTGGCGACAGCAAGCCTACATATTCAACAGATGGTACTGATGGATTATTAACATTCAAGATCACAGGAAAGAAATACGTTTCTGTTGGTGCTGAAAGAGTCCCAACTGTAGAACTGATTGCAGTACCAAACGTAGCTTAATAATAAAAGGAGGGATTTAAGAAATGGCTTATAGAAAAATTGAATTTGCCACATCTGCTGGCAGAGATCTGATTCCAGCATTCAAAGAATATGTGAATCATTATAGAAAAGAAAACTTTGCAACATCTAAAATCTTTAGCAGAAATACATCACTGGCTGACAAGAGAAAATTAGTAGATAAAGTTGCTCATGCTGAAATTGCAAAATTCGCTAATGTGGACGAGTCCTTAGTTGGATCTACACAGTTAGTAACACATCCTGTATATAACTGGGCTTTCTTCGCAGTTGTAAACAAACTGGTTGATGCAGTTATTCCTGATGTTGTAGCAGAAGATTTTGCAGCTGTTGCAAATGTAACAACTGTTGGTAGAGGAAACTCTGCAACATTCAAATTAAAATCTAACGATTTATTTGAAGTATCTGTGAACGGAAACAGCCGTAGACATGTAAATGCTCAGAAACAGTTCACAGGTGAGAAAACTTTAACTCCTGTTAACCATACAATCACAACACAGGTTGATCTGTATAGAGTTATGACTGGAGAAGACTCTTTAGCTGAATATGCTATGAAAGTAATCTTATCTATTGAAGCTGAAATTTCTGTAGACATTGCTTACACAATGCAGAAATCTTTTGATACAAGAACAGCTAACTTCAAAGCAACAGGATTCTCTGGTGCAACATTCCAGAAATTAGCAGCAAGAGTATCTGCTGCTAACGGTGGTGCTCGTGCAATCGCTTTTGGTACATCTATTGGATTAGGTGAAATCTTACCAGAAGATCAGTATTTAAAGATGGGTCTCGGTGAAACATATAATACAATCGGATACTTACCAGTATTCAAAGGTATTCCATTAATGGCAATCAATCAGACTATCGATTACACATCTGCTGATTTTGATTTTGCAATTGATGACAAATACATCTATGTTGTATCTCCTGGACTCCAGAAATTAGTACAGGTTGTATTTGACGATGAAGGATTATATATTTCTGATAGCGAATTTGCTAATGGAAATTTAACACAGAATGCTTCATTACATAAAGGATGGGCTACAGGACTTATCACAAATGCAAAACATGGAGTTGTTAAATTAAGTTAATATAACAAAATGGTTGAGAGGGTCAAAACAGATCCTCTCTTTTGAATAAAGGAGCGATTAAAAATGGCAGAGACTAAATCTACCAAAACAACAGCTAAAACATCTACGACTAGAAAATCAACTTCTAATTGTACTAAAGATGATTTGGTTAAAATGAATCAAGACTTGCAGGAATCAAACGCACAGTTACAGAAACAGATGCAAGAAATGATGGAAAATATGAAAATTTTAATGGCTGAAAAAACTGAGATTGAAAAGAAAAACGAAGAAATGCAAGAATCTCTTGATTCTGTTTCTGAATCAGAATATACAGACATCAATCCATTAAAGCCAATTAAAATTGTTTCGTTAACTGATGGTACAGTTGTACTCAAAACACAGCCAAGCGGTGGCAAAGAATTTACAATCGACAAGTTTGGAAGTGCTATTACTGTTACATATCAGGACTTACAGAATATTATTATCAACGACCGATCATTTATTGAGGACGGTGCAGTTTTCATTTGTGATAAAGATGTTGTTAATAATAACTATTTAGATGAATATTACAATAACTTCTTAACATTAGATACAATCAAAAATATTTTATCATTTGATATTGATCATGTTACAGACATGGTGGCTAATACTACAGAATCTATTCAGGAATCTATTATCTCTTTACTTGTTAAAAAAATTAATAACAATGAATATGTAGATATGAATAAAGTAAGTGCTATCGGTCGTGTTTGTAAGAAACCATGTGATATTTTAAGATTAGCAATGGATATGAGAAGTGTTAATGAATCTGCGAAGTAATTCGGAGGTGTAATATGGACAAAACACCTTATACAGATATTATTGAGTTGGTTTTGGCACTGATGAAGTCATATGAATTAGATTCAATTTATGATGACGCAATACAAAACTCAGAAGATAAGGACGATTCTTCTGGTGATAAAGCAATGATTTTATTTTTCTTACCTTATTTCAAATATGCGTCTGGAGAACTGCAAATTGCAGGATCATCAATTGACACAACAAGAGATGATGAAAATATGTCTTTCTCTACTCTTCTAACAGATGGAGAACAGTTAATGTTTGCAAAATATATTCTGATAGGGTATTTACAGAAAGAGACATTTGATATTCTACAAATGAAACTTCATTTACAAGACGGAGACTTCAAGACATTCGCAGAAAAAAATAATCTGGAAGCCAAACTCAATGCATTAAATACGTTGAAAGACGAAATTAGTTGGAACGTCACAAGAAGCGGATATCACGCTAATGAAAAAGTCTGGGGGTAATTATGGAATATATAAAAACCCTTTCAGTACAAAAAATTGATGAATACATAGATGTTCTAACAAGCAAAATTTATTCAGTTCTACCATTGTATGAAGAACATTGTAGTAATATTGAGCTGAATAAAAAGATTGGAAATCTTATAGCTTTAACAAATGGATTTCTAATTATGTTAAACAAAGATAGTAAAATTTCTATTGAAATTCTTTCGTATCTTTGTCATTTACAAACCGTTTCTACGCACAAAGAAGTTCGTTCTTGTGTTCTAACCTCTTGTGCTCTTTTGCAAAAAATGAAGGATGGTGATTGATATGCCATTGGCTTCATATAAATTATCAAGAAAATTTCAAAAATCTAATCCCAGAGAAGAGATGAAACGTACAAAACGATTACAGGTAGAGTCGTTATATAATCTAGCAGTAGATAGGGAAGATAACGCTTTACTAAACGGTGAGCCATTTGTGAAATCTCCTCGTGTGTTCGATGTAAGAACAACTGATGAGTCACATACGAAACTTACAATCGAAACTATTGAAAATGATGATCGTTTTGAAATCGGAGATTATGTTACGTTATCCGATGGAATTTATTTGTGCATACACTCTTTTATTTTTCATGACCTATATTGTCGTGGAATATTTCAGAAATGTAACATGAATATATATTGGTTAAACGAAAGTGGTAAATTATGTTCTCAGTGGTGTATTGATTTAAATACAACACAGTACAATAGCGGAGAACAATCTGGACAATATATGAGAGTTGGATCAACTCAACATATGCTCAAAATGCAGTGTAACGAAGAAACAGTCAAACTCGATTCTCCAAAGAGAATTTTCTTAGACAAAAATATGGATAATCCAACATGCTATAAAGTTAGCCAAAATGATAATACTCCATATAATTATGGATCAAAAGGATTGTGTTATATCACATTAGCACAGGCTGGTAAAAATACAGAAGCCGATAAGTACATCACATTAGATAATGGTACAAAAGTATGGGTTGCTGATTATTTTGAACCAGATACAAAACCTGAAGAAAAACCTATTGATCCAACACCTACGGAACCAGATGTCCCAGACACCCCTGTTGTTGAGAAGACTTGTACTGCTACTATTAAATATCGTTACAAGAAAGTTTATATAGGTAAAAAATCTATATTTACTGCTTCTTTTAAAGATAACGATGGTAATACAGTAGACAAGGAACCTCAATGGAATATTGAATGTGATTTCAAAGACTCTATTAATATAGAAGAAACTGGTTCAAATTTGATTATTTTGATTTCTGATTCTGGGTTAATTGGACGCACTTTTACTTTGAAATTATCTGCAAAAGATAATACTTCTTCTACCGCTTCTACCGAAGTATCTGTAGAGAGTTTGATTTAGGAGGGATGGAATGAGGAAAACTGATGAGATGATGGATAATCCTCTTGTTCTATCTGGTCTTATTAAAGACGTTGTAGGCAATATTTTTCTGACAAATGAAGATTTAACAAATTTAGTAATGCCTATCTTAGACAATGACGATTATTCATATGAAGATAATTGGTTTGGATGTCGAATCAAAAAAAACTTGAATGGACAGTTAAAAGACGTATCTCTCGTTGGTCATTGCAAGGATACACCTTATATGGAAGAAACAATTACAGATGCAAGATCAATGATTTTAATGGAAACATATGTAAATACCAGTTCATCTATTCTTGACTACACATTGGTAATCAATGTTGTTGCCCGAAAAGATGTAATTGATTTAGATGATGATGAAAAGTCAGAATGGCGTGAAAAAGGATACGCTGGCAATCGTTTAGATATGATCTGCCAAGCAATCAATCTTGCCCTAACTGACGAATCAATAAAAGACTCATTTGGTATCGGGACTATGAGATTAGATACTCGTACAAGCCAATTACAGTCTTTTAAGCCGAACACTAACTTTTATGGCAGGACAATGGTGTATCGGATTGATGATATAAATATGGAGTTGCTTTGTAAGTGAGTGACGTAAAACTTACTTATTCACAGCTACTGTCAAGCGAACCAATACCTGTTGGAATTGGGCATATTCAGCCACCTAAAATCAGTGATCGTAGGAGAATTGGTGAAGGGCTATGGATGCAATATGCTAGTTATATGACATTGACAGTAGATAGCTACTACTCTGCTCTCCTGCCAGATAAATATGATGCTTTTTTGGCATTACCTTATGAAGAACGAACAGATGTTAAATTATTTGATTTGGTATCAGAAAACACAGATGTTATACGGATTTATGTGAGAGCATTTTGTTTTTATTTTGTCGAAGATGTTGTGTATAAATTAAGAGAAAAAAGATTTGAGATCTTAAAAACACATGAGAACGAAGAAACTGGAGAAATCGAATCACAGGTTGTCGGGGTTATTGATCGAGAAATCTTTGATGATGTATTACATATTCTGATGCAAATTTCAAATATCAACAATGAACGCACAGTGTCCGAAGAATTATCAAAACAAAAAGATCCTGTTGTTATCCAAATGCAACGTAGACGTGATAAGGCAAAAGCTAAACGTACTCGTGGAAAAAACTTAGATAAACAAGATCCAAAATATGATATCGGTAATATTATCTCTGTCGTATGTGCGTATCACCCAAGTATTAATTTTACTAACGTAGGGCAACTAACAATTCCTCAATTATATGATAACTTTCAAAGAATTCTAATTGATAGAAATTATCAAATCATGGCTCTTAATGCCAGTGTCTGGGGAACTGAAGGTAGTGACTTTAAAGAAGATTCATATTTGAAAAATCTTAAAGAAGAAAAATAAGACCTATCTTTATGGGTCTTTTTTTAATACTAAAATTTAAAAATTCTAATGAAAGGATGTGACAAAATGGCAGCTAGTAAGAAATATGCAAGCCGTGACTGCGGTGTATTTGAGTTAACTAACTTAGCTACAAGCAAAAAGGCTTTAAGAGTTGATTATGCTAATACAGTAACATTAAATATTACAGCAGATTCTGTAAAAGCTAAAAAGAGAGGTAGAGATGCTGTAACATTTGCCAACCCAATGGAAGGAACACTTGAATCAGAAATTCAGGTATATCCATTTGAGTTATTCTCTATCTTTGGTAACGGTACAATTACAGAAGGTGGAGATCGTGCAGAAATGAAGACGATCACTGCTACAGAAGCAGGAAAACTTACATTACCAGATGATCCAAAAGCAGGAGCTTTATTCGTTTACGAAAAAGGTGATGTTGGTGGAACACAGATCGAAGGAAGTGCAGCAGCAAAAGTATTCACAGCTACAACAGATAGCGATATCGTTGTTGGTAAGAAATACGATGTATCTTATATCGTAAATGACTCTACACTTCAGTTAGTTAAGATTAACGATAATCAGGAATTAGCTGATTTCAGAGTTGACGCAGAAATCAACCAGAAATCTGAGCAAGGAGTTGTAACACCATTACATATCACTTGCTACAAAGCTACTCCTCAGAGAAATATCGAATTAGCTTTCGCAGCTGAGGGAGATCCTATTACACTGAAGATCACATTTGACCTGATGACAGATGCAGATGATGAATTTGTAGATATTTATCAGATCAAGTCCTTAGCTTAATTTAAGGATATTATTTATCACTACTGGTTAGTTTATACTAATCAGTAGTGTATTAACTTGGAATATTGAACATGAAAAAATATTGCAGTAATCATATTATAGTTTTACATTTTAGTTAGAAGATAGGGAAGAGAACAAAACTTTAATATGGTTCACAAATTGGATTATATGATTTTTTTGTTTTCTTCCCTATTTTTTACGATTTTAAAAGAAAGGGTGTATTTATTGAATTCAGAAATTACAACGCCTGAGCAGTTGCAGGAAGCCTATAAAGATACAAAACTCATTCCTATTACAAGTTTGGCACAGGTTAAGTTCTATGTGGAACATGGCGTACAACCACTTCTGGTCTATCCATCTGAACGTGCAGATATTATGGCGTTCTGGTATCCAAAAAAAGATACATACAGACTATATGTTGATTATAGAAAATATATTAACGATAAATATCAGGTAGGTGAATAGGTTGGCAAAGAATGTTGGTAAGAGATTTGAAGAAAATTGGAAAGCCAGTATTCCTTCAGACGTATTCTACTATCGTTTAAAAGATCAAGCACAATCTTTTGGTGGTTGTAGTAATTTAAGATTTTCAAGTAAGAATCCTTGCGATTGTTTCTTATTCTCTTCTCCTTATATGTATGCATTGGAATTGAAAAGTGTTGGTACTTCTTCTATTTCTTTTGAACGTACCAAAGAAGAAAAAGGCGTGATTCATTATCATCAGATTAAAGGTTTAAGAGAATTTGTAGGTTACAAAAATATGATCGCAGGGTTTTTATTTAATTTTAGAAAGAAAAATAACATGGAAACTACATATTTTCAACACATCAATGATTTTGACAGAATGATTGCTTCTATGGATAAGAAATCATTCAACGAAAAGGATTTAAAAAAATTCAATCCAATCATTGTTAATAGTCGAAAATTGAAAATTAATTACAGATATCATGTATCTGAATTGATTGAGAAGTTAAATAGAGAAATGGAGAAATAATTTTATGGGTAAAATCGCTTTTAAAACAAGACATTATGAAGATGGGTCTTTAAATAGATTTGAGGCAAATGATTTCGTTGAGGCGGTTGTCGCTTCTGCTTTCCCAGTAACTCAGGATGAAAATGGGGCATCCAGTATGGACTACGATCCACTGAGTAAACTTATGGGAATCAAGATGAATATTATCAAATTTTATGGAAACGTGGATTTAGAAAGCATTGGTATTGATGAATTATATACACTTGCTTCAGATATTGATGTTGACGAATTTGTTGATGAAAATGATATTAACAAAGTACAGTTTAAAGATATGTTAACTGCAATTGATGACAAATGTGACTACATCAAACAGCAGTTAATTGCAAGTGCAATTGATATTAAACTTGACAGCAAAGATGTGAATTTCAAGGTCGAAGGTGTTGACGATTTAGTAGAATCTGTCGTGGCTTTAGCACCTGCTCTTGAATATATTAATGAAGTATTTGCCAAAGCTGATCCAGAAGTAACTCAGAAGATGATGCAGTATTTTGCAGAGCATGGTTTTGACTTTACTGCCGAAGACATTACAAAAGCTGTCGTTGAATCTGATGATTTCCAGAAAAATAGAATTGATGCACTTGAAGCAATTAAACAGGGTGCCGCTGATGCAGTCAATAATAATGTAGTTTCTATTGACAGAAAGTAAGGTGATCTCATGGGAAACATGGGTGCAATGGCTGGGTTATGGAGACAAATTCAGAATGAAATGCGTGATGCGGTAAGTGAAGCTGAGAGTAAAACATTCTTAACAGCCAATCAAGAGCTTACTGCTTCTTATGCAGGTGGGGAACCAATACCTCCAGAGCAAGGTGGATATGTAAGAACATATCAGATGAAAAACTCTGCAAGAACAACTGGCGTTGTTGGTGGCGGAGATTCTGTTAGTGCCACTGTGTATCTTGATCAGGGATACAATTATAATACTGGAACTTATTCTACTCCTCACGTCTTTTCAGAAGCGGAATCTGGGGGATCTGGTATTGTATTAACTTCTGGATTCTGGCAACGTACAGAGCAAAAAGCTCAACAATATGCTGAACAGGCATTTGCAAAAAGATTTAAACAATAATTTCTTTTCACATCAAATTTGATGTAAATTTCACAAAATAAAACCAAGATTTTATATGCTTAGCAACCACAATATATGTGATTCGTTTTTACGAACACTACTATATATTGTGGTTGTATTCATTTTATACACAGGAGGTTTTACCGTTGGCTAGATTTACGGTATATAACAAGATTACATCTCCAGAAAAACTAGCATTGGTCAACGAGGATAATAAAGACTTAGGCAATGAGTGGTTAGACTACCTTGCCTCTATTGATCGTGCGCAGAGTACAATCAAAGGTTATCGCAATGACTTAGATATTTTCTGGTGTTGGAATCTGGAACATAATAAAAATAAGGACTTCGCAAAATTAACAAAGCGTGATATTGCTAAATTTCAAAATCATGCAATTAACGTATGGGGTTGGAGTCCTAAACGAACAAGACGTGTTAAATCATGTCTTTCTTCTTTATCTGATTATATCGAAAATATGTTAGATGAGGAAGAGGAATTTGAAGGATTCAGAAAAATTGTAAACAAGATTGAGAATCCTGCAAATGAGGCAGTGCGTGAGAAAACGATTCTGCCAGATGAAAAAGTTGATGACTTATTAAAAACTCTTGTCGAACAAGAGAAATATGAAAAAGCGTGTGCTATCGCTATTGCTGCTTATTCTGGAATGAGAAAGTCTGAAATCATTCAGATGAAAATGTCTTATTTTACGGATGATGCCCTTGAATTTGATGGTGCTTTATATAAAACACCAAAGATTCGTACAAAAGGTCGTGGTAAATTAGGTAAGCAGTTAAACAAATTTATCCTTGTCGATGTTAAAAAATACATTGATTTATGGGATAAACAACGCAAAGAACTTGGCGTTGACATTGACGACATCTTTGTAACGAAAGATAAAAATGGTTGGCATCGTAGATCCAATCTTGATAAATGGACAACTGAATTCTCAGAGATGTTAGATGTAGACTTCTACTACCATTGTATGAGACATTATACTTGTACTGCTTTCGCAAAGAAGAATATCCCGATTGATGTTATCAAAGAATTCTTTGGTTGGTCTTCTACGGAATTGGTTGGTATTTACAACGATTCTTCTGCTGAAGATGACTTTGGAAAATACTTTACAAAAGACGGAATTAAGGAAGGAAAACAAGGTTCTTTGTCTGATTTATCAATGTAGGCGAGAACACTCGCCACTTTAGTGGTGAGATGAATCGCCATCCAAAATAAAAAATATACATGAGCCGAAACCTAAAAAAGAAAGTGAGGTGAGGAACAGTGGAAAAGGCTTATAAATACAGAATTTATCCAAACAAGAAGCAAAAAGAAATAATCGCAAAGACTTTTGGTTGTTGTAGATTTGTATACAATACATATCTTGCAAAGAGGATTGAAACATACGAAAAAGATAAAACTACATTTACATATGTACAGTGTGCAAATGACATGAAGAATCTTAAAACCAAATTAGAATGGCTTAAAGAAGTTGACTCTACTGCCCTTCAATCCTCGCTTAAAGATTTGGATTCTGCTTATCGAAAGTTCTTCAAAGAACATACTGGATATCCAAAATTTAAGTCAAAGAAAACGCACAGATATTCATACAAATCAAAATGTACTAATGGAAATATTCGTTATTGTGGCAAACATATTAAGCTGCCTAAGCTTGGAATGGTAAAGACAAAAAATAAGTTAATACCACAAGGTAGAATACTTAATGCCACTATATCACAAGCACCTAGTGGCAAATATTATGTATCACTTTGTTGTACTGATGTAGATATTAAACCATTAAAAAAAACTGGAAATTCCGTTGGTATTGATTTAGGAATTAAAGAGTTTTGTATTACGTCGGATGGAAAAATGGTTGAAAATCATAAATATCTTAATAAGTCTTTGAACAAACTTGCTAAATTACAAAGAGAGCTGTCTCGAAAATCAAAAGGTAGCTCTAATCGTAATAAAGCAAGAATTAAAGTCGCAAGACTCCAAGAACATATTGCAAATCAGAGAAAGGATTTTCTTCAAAAATTATCTACGGAAATCATCAGAAACAATGATGTAATTTGTTTAGAGGATTTGCAAGTATCAAACATGATTAAAAATCATAAACTTGCTAGATCTATTGCAGACGTATCATGGTCTGAATTTATTAGAGAATTAGAGTATAAAGCTAATTGGTATAATAAAAAAGTGGTTAAGATAGATAAATTCTTTGCAAGTTCTCAGACTTGTAATGTGTGCGGATATGTCAATAAAGAAACTAAAAATCTCAGTGTTAGAGAATGGGATTGTCCTTGCTGTAATACTCATCATGACAGAGATATAAATGCAGCAATTAACATTATGAATGAAGGATTAAGGTTACTAAAAGTAGCCTAGAAACTATAAACAAAACCGCAGGAATTGTGGGGTTAGCTTGGTAAATATTTTGACGTTAGTCGGAAGTTCCCAAGAATCATGTGGCTTTAGCCATGTGAGGTTCAAAGCACTGGAAAAATATACCTGTATACATACAACATATTACTATGATATACTCAAACTCGCAATGATCAATTACACGATAAAATCTATGATGTAACACCACTTATATAGTAGGAGATGATGTTATGATGATAGAGAATAGAAAAAATTTTTATACACTTATTTGTGCTGAATGGAGTATGTATGGTGGAGGAATAATTATACATACAGAAGTAAATGTTGGTTCAGTCATCGAAGCACATGAATATGTTTTATCGCATCTTTATGACTTCCCTACTGGTACATGGATACTGAAACCATGTTTAACAGCAATTAGTTAACCAATAAGTAACAAGTAATTGATCGTTGCCTTAATCGGACGGTTGGTATAATGGAATTATACTGGTCTCCAAAACCAGAGATCGGGGTTCGATTCCCTGACCGTCTGCTAATTATATACTGAAACGTAAAGAGTCTATTTTTTAGGCTCTTTTTTTATGCACAAAATTATGAAAGAGGTGAGTAAATGGATTTTCAAGCCGTCATTAAAGCGATACTTAATAAAGGTGATGTTGAATCTCAATTGGCTGATCTTGTAAAAGACAGGGACGTACATATTAATCCTACTGTCGGAACAAGCGGATCAACAAATACAACACTCAATAACCAGATTAAAAGACAGGCAAATGCTCAGGCAAAATCATATGTACAATATAGTAAATCTGCAATTCAAAAGCAGATGAAACATGCTTCTGGGACATTCTATACTAGCGGTGAAACATCTATTGATAAAGGACTTGTTAAACGTGCAAAAGCACAAGCTAAAGAGATAGCTAATGTAACAAAGCAGATTGCAAAAGAGGAAGATGTTTCTACGCCTACTGCTTATCAATATGCAAATCAAGCTCTTAAAGAGCAAGAGAAAGCAAAAAATAAAGCATTAAAGGATCAGGCTAAAGCTGATAAAAAACATCAAGTAGAACAGAAAAAATTAAATGAGAAAGCTGCTAAGATTGAATCTGATATTCAAGCAAAGAGATTTGCTTCTAAATCTGGAAAATACCAAAAACAATTTTCTGGGTATGTCGATAATAATAGCAAAGAATACAATGCCTTTGGTAGTGATGTTCTTGACTACGAAAAACAACGTAAAGAAGTCAATAGAATGTATGGGAATTTTAAAAAGAATCGAACTACAGAAAATCGAGATCTTTTAATTGACGCATATGCAAAACTTGAACAATATGATAAAAATGCTACAAATAGTTTATCTTTATTAAATTCTTCACCTAATAAAGTATTAAAGAGTGATATAGAGAAACAAGTACAAAAACAACATAAAGAGCAAGAAAAACAATATGACAATTGGTTTAACCAAGCTCTTAAAGAACAAGAACAGAAAGATTCTTATATGCAAAATGTTTCTAGGAATCTTGGAAATAAATCATATGATGCTAATTTAGCAGCACAACAAAAGAAACTTAGTAAGTATTACAGTGGTAGTGAAGAATACAAAAATGCGAATAAGTCTTTTGAAGAATATAAACAAAATGTAAAAGGTTTGCAGGAATTACATACTCAATACCAAGCAAATCCTTCAACTGCTAATCAGGATGCGATCATTAAGCAGAATGAGAAAGTAATCCAATCATATAAAAAATTAAACAATGAGATAAAAATTCTCGACGCAACTCAGAGCAAGGCACTTAATCCTGGTGAAGGTAGTATTCAAGCAAATAAGATTAGAACTTATATGACGAATAATACTAAAGCTGCTAAGGAATATGGAGCTGCATTAGAGAATCTTGCGAAACAATCCGAGAATGCCACAACTAAAGGCGAAGCACAAAGTCTTAACCAACAGTTTAAGCAAATGCAGGCTGAAATTTCTGCGAAAGGACTTACTGGAAATTCAATGTTTTCAGAAGTTAAACGTGGATTTAGTCAGATTTCTCAGTTCGTAGGAACATATGGTATCTTGCAATCTGGTATGAACAAAGCACAAGAAATGGTGCAAAACACATATGATGTAGATAGTGCTATGACTCAGCTTCAGATGGCTACTGGTGTATCCAATGATAAAGCCAAAGATTTGATGAAAACATATTCAAATATGGGGCATCAATTAAAGGCTACTGGTACAGATGTTGCTGCTTCTTCTACTGAGTGGATGAAACAGGGACAAAGTGTTGAAAAGTCTAATAAACTTGCTGAAAGTTCTATTAAACTGAGCAAGGTTGGCGGACTATCATCTGAAGATGCTACAAAGTATTTAACTTCTGCGAGAAAAGGTTATGGTGTTACAAGTGCCGAAGATACCTTAAAAATCGTAGATAAATTAAGTTCTGTAGATATGGCTTCTGCTACTGATGTTGGTGGTTTGGCAGAAGGTATGTCAGAAGTTGCAAATACAGCAAAAATTGCTGGAATTTCAATGGATAAATTGCTTGGGTATTTAGCCACAATCGGTGAAGTAACCCAGGAAGGTATGGGTTCTGTTGGTACTGGATTAAATGCTGTTTTTGCACGTATGGGTAATATTAAATTATCAAGATTAAAAGATTACCAGAATAACGGAGAGGATCTTAGTAACGTGGAAACTGTTTTGCGTGGAGAAGGTATTAATCTGCGAGACAAAACAGATCAGTTCCGTAATTTTGGTGATGTTCTTGATGAAGTTGCTGGCAATTGGAATAATTATAGTGACGTGTCTCAACGTGCAATCGCACAGTCTTTCGCTGGCACACATCATATGAATGAGTTCATTACCCTTATGAGCAATTACGGTAAAGCTCAAGAATACGAGAAAGTATCCGAAAATTCTGCTGGATCTACAGACAAAAAGTACAAAGTTTATGAGAATAGTTTGGAAGGACGAACAGAAGATCTTAAAAACTCATTCCAATCTATCTCAACAACATTTGCTGATAAAAACCTTCTTGGTGGAGGAATTACTTTACTATCAAATGTTCTTAATGTAGTTAATAAATTAGTAAGTAGTTTTGGATTATTGCAAACTGCTGCCGCTGGCTTTGCTGGCATTAAACTTTTTAAAAACCTGGGTTGACCCTATCTCAAAATCATTAGGGTGACAGTGAGCCTACTATATATAAGGAAGAAACAGAAATGGTGTTTTGGACAAATATATAGGATACGGGGTTTTAAAATACACGTATCAGGAGTAATTGCTGGAACGAAAAAGAATATCAAAACTGAAACGGAATTGGCAACAATAGACGGAATAGTTTAAGAATTTGATATTCATATCGTATTATACGATTGTATCTAATCAGCCGCACACATTCTTACCGTATAGGAAGATATCGGTAAACTGCCATATAAGAAACGTGCTTCGGGATAAGGCACAGTAGCTAAGATATTTTAATAAGAATGGATGTTCAGAGACTACCGATCCTGACAGATAATGACGACCTTATGATCATTGTCTGGTAATGTATAGCCCAAAAGTGTAAATTAATGTCGATGTTTTACCTGTTATCATCGTTTGCGTACAGAGATATTGTATCTCTAAGCAGGGAACTTAAAATTCAAATTTTATGAAAAAAACGACCGTCAAAAGTCCTTATTTTATAAGGATTTTTGACGATTGGTATTTTGGCAAGTTGTATTTTATTTTATACAAGGTTGCTAAAATCAAGTTTATTTCTATACTAACCAATGTAAGGAACTTATTTTGGTAATGAGAACGACTCATGACCGTTCTTTATTATATCGAGCAGTGGACAGGCAGAGTAATTAACTGCCGAGCGGAACTTCATTTTCTCCTCAACTTTCATACGCATCCACTGCTCTACTCTATTTAAACTGTTAATGTTAGAAAGTTGAGAGAACTGGAGAAAAAATATTATGATCAACACTAAAGATAATTTAGAAATTATGGAATTCGTAAACGATAACAATGGAATGTCTGTCAGAACAATTTTAAACCCAGACGGTAGTGTGTCAATGAATGCTGAAGATACAGCTGTTGGATTTGGATGGACTAGAATAAAATATGGAAAAGAGTATGTAAAATGGGATAGATTAAATTCTTACATTAAGGATATTGGATTTTCCCCACTTGTGGGGAAAGATGATTTTATCCCAGAAACACTATTTTATCTTTTGGGAATGAAAGCATCTAATGATAAAGCAAAAGAATTTCAAATGTGGCTTGCCAAAGATGTTATTCCATCCATCAGAAAACATGGGGCGTTCATTGCTGATTCTCCAAATGTAGATATCGATTATGTAAAGAATGAGATTAAATTTAGTACAAAATGTACCATTAAGACTTTTAGAAACGCAGATGTTTCAGAAATCAAATCATTGTATTCTGAATTCAAAAGTTATGTTGATGATGAATTCAAATATGAATCTGCTAAAAGAATATCTCGTTATAAGTCAGTCGAGAAAGGATTACAACAGTTACATGATCGTTTAGCATCCGAAGATATTTCTAATGTTGGAGATTGTTATAATATTAGAAAATTAAAAGAACAGGTTATTTTAGATCGTACTACTCTTGAAAAAAGAGTGAGCGGTGGACAAAAAGCATATATGTCAAAACGAATTGACGATCTTGAAAAGCAAATTGGTTGAATGTCGAATGCATTTGTGATATGATAAATATACATAAATTGAATATATAATCAAGAAGTTATTTGAGGTGGTAAAATTCGTTGCAACCACGCACCCTATGGGTTAAAAGAGATGTAGGAGAGGCGACGCCTACCAAATAACTTCTTTTTTATTACAGAAAAATAACCGCCTCACCTGGTAAGTAAGCGGTTATTTTAATAAACGTATAAATATCAGGCGAACCGTTATCAGTAACACCTTTTTCTATTATCATAATATCATTGGAATCTTGAAATGTCAATAACAAAAAAACAGTCTATCAGAAACCACTTACGGCAACTAATAGACTGCAAATCCTTTGGAAATGCAATGACGAACTTGGAAGATAACTCGTTGCATTTCTTGTAAACTTAACCGTATAACTTGACGATAAATAAGTTATATGGGATATTTTTATATTAATACAGAGATATTATTTTGTCAATAATTTGTTGCAATAAGCTGATTTATGGTAGCAATGGTTATTTCTACGATATTGAGAGGTATATATGGAATATAAGAAATTAGATAAAGAAATTTTAGAGCATAAGAATTGTAGGATCGCATCAAGCGTCGAAGCACTGAAAAATGTAATTTCGATGCAATGGTCTGATGAAGTGATCAATGGATTTAAAAAAGTTATAATTGGTAAATATAATCTGAAATAGTGTGTTTTATACCAAATTTATACAGTATTTTGTAAATTATTATTGTTGAAATTTGTCATAAATGTTACAATAATAAATGATTACAAAATAAGGCGGTATAAATAAAATGGATAAATACACTCTATACGTTGATGAAAGTGAAACATTTTCACAACTTGATAAATCGAGAAGATATTTTATTATGAGTGGTGTCATTATACAAGATAATGAATATGATGATATAGACAAAAAATTAAAACAAATTAAAGTCGATATGTGGAAGAACGACGAGGCAGAACAATATATATTGCATGAAAAAGATATTACTGCCGCTCAACGTAGAAATCCAGATATTCCAGAACATTATAAAATATTTAAATCAAAAAGAAATACTATTTCATTATATAACAAACTTTCTGTAATATTTAAGAAGTCAAATATTACTACATTAGGAGTCTGTTTGGATAAAAAACAATTAACTAATGATTATGGCGAAGATCATATAAATAATCAATTTACAATTGCTATTCAATTATTAATTGAGCATTATTGTATGTTTTTAATTGAGAATAACGCAATAGGGTCTATCTGTTATGAATCAATGCAACCGTGCCAGAATATAGCTATACAACAACGTATTTTTGAATTAAAAGCTTTAGGTACAATGTATTATTCTCCTAATACTATACAACAACATATTAAAGAAATAGTATTTATTCCGAAAGCGTCTAACTATACAGGATTACAATTAGCAGATTTTGTACCTAATACTTTAGGTAGATATGTCGCAAATTTTAGACCTAAAAACGTAAATTTCTCATCTAATGTTAGAAGAACATTATATAAAGCTAATTGTGACAAACGTAAGTTCGGTTTTAAACTATTATCATAAATTTTTTAAAAATTACTTGACATGTTATATATAAGTAGTTATAATAAAATCAATGGGATCGAGAATATGAAGGCGCTGGTGTACTCCAGTAGAAAGTCGTTTACAAAATAGCAATATTTTGTGTTAAAGTATTCAACCGAACCCATCAATAAGCGACCCTAATCTTAATGGTTAGGGTCTTTTATTATATAATTCTATTAATTATAATATTTTAATAGAACATGCGTTTTCAAACAGATAATCTATATAATTTTATAAAGACTATTAGAAAAATATTATTTAGATTTTAATAAGTAAATAAGAGAGGATTCTCAATCCTCCCTTCTTTAATATTCTCTTTTGTATTTTTACCTTACCATTTATACCCACAGTTGTTACACTTGTAAATATTTCTTGCATTACGGATTACATTCCGAACATGCAGAATATCCTCTCTGTATTGCTTCTGATTTAGAAATTGTTATATCACTTTTCTTTAAATATCTACAACCTGCGGCATGGTATTTACTTCCATAATCAGTAATATGTACAATCACATCGGCAGACGTTGATGAGTCGTCGTCTGATGATGAGTTGGATGAACTGCTAGATGATGAACTTGAAGATTTTGCCTTGGCAGATACCGCTTTAGGTTTGGCGGTTTTCTTCTTATACTTCTCTTTGAGGGAGTCGTATTTGTCTTGAAGATCGTCATAGTCTTCTTGAAGAGAATCATACTCATCACTTTTGTCATTATACAGTGACACATTCGCATCATTTTCAGATGATAAATCTTTATACTTTGTTTTCAAATCTTGGTATTTAGTATACAACTCGTTATATTGTGTTGTTAATCTGTCTTTACTATTTGATAGTCCAACATTTCCACACAAACTAGCTGCAAAGCAAATCGCCAAGATCCATATCAATACTTTGTTACTTCCATTGTTTTTCATATTTATACTCCTTTTTCTATAATATTAACATTATAAACTATATCGCATAAAATGACAATCATACTCATGGAATATTCTTCCATTTTGTAGAAATGTGTTGTATAATGGGTTATAACTATTAATTCACATATACAAAGGAGAGTATAATTATGGCAGAAAATAAAGGGAACAAGAAACAGCAAGAAGCAAAGATTTTTGAATTTAATAGTAAAGTAATTACAGGAACTTCCAACACTTCTATTAAATATATTCAAAAAGGAAATAAAGTTAAACAACAGAATAAAAATAACAATCAAGGGAAGTGATAAAAATTAAAGAATTAACAGAAATTATAAATAATATTCCAAATTTACTACAATATTATGTACCTGGTGTCATATTTATTTACATAGTTAAGACTGGATTTTCGAAGAAATTATCAACATGGGCTTTGAATGTATCTGGGTGCGTAATTAGCTATGTTTTTTTATGTATTTCAACACTAATTCGAGTAAAATTAAGTTTGCTACAGAGTATTAACCAAATATATGCAAATTCAATTTTGTCGATTTGTTTAGCACTCGTGCTAGGATTTGTGGTTTTATATTTGATTACAAAACAATCATTTACGGAGTTTATGGAACAATATTTTAATATGACATTAAATGACGACATCTTTTATGACGTAATTGACTTTAAAGGTGGGAGTAAATGTAAGATTACATTAAAAGAAAAAGACTTTTACATTATTGGAGATATGGATTATCTGGGAGACAGAATTAACAATGATCAACAGATTGTTTTGAGAGCATATTCTCAATACAAGATTGGAAACGATGAGGATGCATTTATTTCATATGATGGAAATCCTTATGCCAAAATTGTTATTCGATATAGTGATGTTGACATGATTGAAATATTCAATAGTGAGCCAGACGAAAATAATTTAAGCAATCTTGCGGATAATATAAATTCTTCTGATTAAATTTCTTCTACTTCAATTGATAAGACAATATCTTAATGAGAGAGGACATTTAGTCCTCTCTTTCTTACCACTGATATTTACATTTGTTGCATTGATATGTATTTCTTGCACTACGGGTGGCAGTGCGAACAAGCTGTGTATCCACGTTGTTCTGCTTCAGATTTAGAGATTGATATCGAACTCTTTTTAAGATATCTACAACCAGCCGCATGATACTTTTGTCCATAATCTGTTATGTAAACTGTATAACTTGCGGATGAAGAATTATCGGAGTCTGAAGAAGACGAATTATTTGATGATGAACTGGTATTATTTGAGCTAGATGATTTCTTTGATGTAGATTTTTTCGGTTTTGCTACCTTTTTATATTTTGCTTTTAACTTATCGTATTTGTCAATTAGTGTCGTATATTTATACCATAGATCATTATATTCTCCACTAGAACGACTCAAATCTTCTTGTATTTTATCATTCTCTTTGGAAAGATCATAATAACGTGAATAAATATCATCATAAGAACCTTTTACATCTTCGTATTTTGACCTTATTTTTTTATGTTCTTCGCTAGTTTTGATATTAGTTCCAACACTAAATGATAAACAAATTGATAGAACAGCAATCAAGGCATGTCCTTTGTTTAAATTCATTTGCGTACTCCTACCATTTATATTTGCATTTATTACATTGGTATGTTTTACCAATGTTTGAACTCAATATTCCTAGCATCATACTACCAATCACTCGTGAAGTTGTACTAATTCTTTTAATGTTGGTGCTTTGGCAATTAGGGCAATGTAATTGTTGAGATTTTCTTAATTCAATTCTTTGCTGAATTTCTTTTTCTTCTTTCTTCTTTTTATCATATTTTTTATAAAATTCAATCGGAATTGTACTAGGAATTGTATGATATTTTTTGCAATATTGTTTTATAGACCATCTATCTTTTTTCTTTGACGCCTTACACTCATTTTTAATTTTATGTTTGATAATATTGTCATAATCAAACCAAGTATCATCTTGTTCGTACTGTTGTAAAACTGTTTGCAGTTCGTTTTTTAAATTAATTTTGACCCCATAAACATTACAGAAACCATCAGTAGATTCTTCTGTTTTTTGCACAATCTTATTACCGCATAAAGGGCAAACTTGTCTGCTTAAATCTTCTGTTGTATATTTACATTTTTTACATTTATAAATCATGGCAGCAAATCCTTTCTTACATATTTTTAATTATATAACAATTATATATAAGAACGCAACTTATATTATAAATATCGCACACTTTTGTCATTTAAAAATTTAGGCGATGAACTTAAAAATATAAAAGAACTTAAGGATTTGTTTGCCAATGGTGAAACTTTAAAATCTGTTAAGAAGAATAGTCCAGAGCAATACAAAAAGCTACTTAGTTACGCTAATGGAAAGAATTTGGACGATTATTTAGAAACATTAAATGAATTTGGCTTATCAAATAAAGATAAAAAGAAGCTTGTACAACAAGCGAGAAAGAGTGGCAATTTAGATGTAAGTAAAAAAGATATTAAAAAAGCATCTAAACTTGGAGAAACATTTAGAACTGGTGTAACAAACGGTGTTGAAAAAGCAAAATCTGGCATTAAATCATTAGGATCAAGCATAAAATCCGTATTATCTGGTCTTGGTGCAACACTTAAATCCTATCTTCCTCTTCTAGCTGTGCTTGCTGCATTTGAAGGAATTAAAGCAATTCACTCCAATATACAGAGCCAGCGTAAAGATGAATTAAATGCAGGTCAGAAAAATCTTGATAAATACAATAAGAAAATTGATAAAAATAATAACAAGGTTAAGCAGGCTAAGAAATTACAGGAAGAATTCAATACTTTATCTTCTGGCGTTGACTCTAATACGAATGAAAATATCGGATTGTCAACAAGCCAATATGAAAGATATTTAGCAATCAAAAAAGAATTAGTGAATCTAAATGGCGATCTTGTTACTGGATATAATTCAGAGGGCGAAGCCTTAATCAATAACAATACTGCTATTCAAGATACGATTGACAAATATCAAAAATTAGCAGATCAAAGCAAGAAAGATATTGCCAGTAAAAAGAATGTAAGTATCCAGAATGATTCTATGGCATTAAAGGCACAGAAATCATTATACGGAAGTACATTCGCTGATGAAAGTCTTGGCACAAACTTAAAACGTTCTTTACCATATACTTTTAGATCTGCAAAAAATCTTGCTAAAGACGGATTAACCGTAAACGAAGCGTCTGTTAGACAATCTCTGTATTCTAATGCAGATTTTCAGAAACAGGCTGCTAAAATTCTTGGCAAAGATAAGATTGACGTAAGTAAATTAACGTCTAAACAAATTCAAGAGCTTGCTAATAATTCAGACACTTTTAATTCTGAAGGATTTATCGGAAAGAATGACACAAAGAATCTCAAGAAATTATTGGAAGCCTCAAAGACAAATTACGATCAATTACAGAAATACTCTGATAGCTTTAGGAAAAACACTTTATCTAATATCTCTCAGGCAGTTGATGGTTATGATAAATTGGATCAAACAACAAAAACATTTGCGTCTAATTTTATTTCAAATATGGATATTGATCCATCTAAAATGTTAGACACAAATTATCTTGATAAACAAGAAAAGACTGTTGAAAACCTTACTAAAAAGCTTACTCAGAATAAAGACGTACAAGACCAAATCAAAGACTTCCAAAAAACACAAGCCAATGGGAAAATGAATGCCAATAAATGGCAACAAAATGTAAATGATCAGTTTACTGCATTACAGAAATCTACTGGTATTGATAAAGACACATTGGCATTAACTCTCGGTATCAAACTTGATGACAAAGATAACGTCTTATCATCTACTGGTAAAGATATTGCCAAAATGCAGGAAACATTAAATGACACATTCAAGAATCAAGATATCTCCAAGTTTACAAATTCTTTGAACTTAAATGACTTGTCAAATGCATTTGATATTGTTACGGATAAGACAAATATATTTACTGGTTCTGTAGATCAGTTAAAAGAACGTCTGAAAATGTTAAATAGTTCTGCCGCTTCTGCTTCTTATACTGTAGAAGGATATAAAGCAGCACTTAATACAGATGATGATGATTCTGCTTATAATACTCTTGTTTCTGGAATGAAGCAAACTAAAGAAGAGTATGATCAAGGTAAAGTTGGTACGGATCAGTTCAAAACATTTGCAGGAATGATGTCACCAACTGGCAAAACGGATGCAAAGAACTTTAAAGAGAATTATGATAATCTGAAGAAATATTTCACAGAAGATAATTCTGGTGTATACACTTTCTTTGATGATCTGAAAACAAAAACAAATGACTCTGGTAAAGCTCTGGCTGACTTTGATAAGAAAACTCAGAAATGGAAAATCAATATTGATTCTACTGCTTCTGCTGCCAAGAAATTTGGTATGGGCGTGGAACCATTTGAAGCTTTACTTAATAATCTGAAAACATATGGATTTGATGTCAATTTCAGCTCTCTTACAAAACAGTATGAAGAAGCTCAAAACAAACTTGATGGTTGGGCTGAAACATGGCAGAAAAATGGTGGAACCGCAGGGGACAAAGAAGGACAGCGTATTGAGGCTTGGCGACAACAAATTGATCAAGCAAAAGAAGCTGGTAAGGAAATTCCTGATACGTGGACAAAGGTTATTGATTTTGAGGTCAATATTTCTTCTCTGCAATCACAAATCAAAGAAGCAAAAGACCAGTACAAGGCTGCTGATTTAAATGGAGATACCGAAGCAAAACAAAAAGCTGTTAAGACACAGTTAGAAGCTTCTGCTGAAATCCAAGCTAAACTTACTGGTGGTAAAGATATTGGTCAGCAAGGATTAACCAAAGGAATTAAAATTCCTGTTAGTATTGAAACGCAAGCAAATGGGATTCAGAATGAAATCCAAAATCTTGTAAAGCAATATAACTCTGCTTCTGGTGAAGAAAAGATCAAAATTGGTTTACAGATTGAACAAAAACGTGAAGATTTATTGGATATGCTTCAAGATTATCTTGATCCTGAGACACTTAAAATTCTTGGTGATAATTCTGACGCTAAAAAGAAAGCGAAAGAAACTAAATCTGAGGCAGATAAAGTTCCAAAAGAAAAGAAGACTACATATACAGCTGATGCTTCTGGCGCTAAAAAAGGTGCAGAGGAAGCACAAAAAGCAGTGAATAGTGTCGAAGATGAGCATGTAACGCAAATTAAGACACAATATGGTATTGGTAAAAACGGTAAAGTTTCTCAAAAATCTACAAGCAATATGGTCAAGAATAATTACCTTGGTAATGCGATTGATCAAACTGGACGAGGAGCATATACCGCCCCTAAACAAACAAGTGCTTCAAGTGGTAAAACTAGCAAACAAAGCAAGTCTGACACCACTTCAAGTAAATCAGATACTACTACTGTTAAAGTAAATGTTAAAGGTAATGCTAAAAAGACCATTGACTCTATCAAGAAATCTTTATCTAGCATGAAATCCAAAAGCATTTCTATTAAGGTTAAGGGAAATGCAAAGAAAACCATTTCTTCTATCTCTAAATCTCTCAAGAAATTAAAATCTAAGAGTATTTCTATTAAAGCAAAAGGTAATGCGTCTTCTGTTATTAAAAAGATTGCTAGTGCTTTAAAGAAACTGAAAAACAAGAAAATTACTGTCAAAGTAAAAGATAGTGCTTCATCTAAAATTAGTAGCATTAAAGGAAAACTAAATGCATTAGGTAAGATGCATCCAACTCCAAAAGTTACTATCAATACAAGTGGATTACCAGCCGTTGAAGCTGCAAAATCAGCGATCAATGGCTTGCATGATAAATCTGTTAATGTATCTGTAAATTATAGTCAGAGTGGCAAACCAAGTGGTGTAAATGGCGCACATGGTATTGGTTTAGCACATGGATCAATGGCTTGGTCAAAAGCATTTTCTCAAGGAACGATTTCAAATCTGACAGATTTTGATGATTGGAACGGGAATGCGTTTGCGCATGGTTCAGTAAGAAAATTGTCATCTCGTGCATTAGCAAGTGGCAATCTTGGAGCAGATTATTCTGGAACAACACTTACATCCGAATTGGGACCTGAGCTACTTGTCCGTGGAAACCGCTGGACTTTACTTGGCGAAAATGGCGCACAGTTTACAAACATTAAACGTGGAGATATAGTTTTTAATCATCAGCAGACAGCGGATTTACTTTCAAAAGGATCTACAAATAGTCGTGCCTCTATTAAAGGCGGTATGTCAGCATTTGCTCATGGTACTGCTTTTGCTTCTGGACATCGTGTTACTGGTAGTGGTGCGTTCCAAGGTGGCGCTGCTTCTGGATATAAAAAACATTCATCTGGTTCTTCTTCTACCAAAAAGCATACAGAATCAACTAAAAAGAATACGGAAGCAACGAAAAAGAATACAGATTCTAAGAAGAAAGACAGCAAAGCTACAGACAAGAGCGCAAAGAAAAAGTCAAAATTTGCCATATTGCTTGACAATATGGGTAAACAATTTGACTTCATTGCAATCGCTATTGATCGAGCTGCTACTGCTACCGAAAATTTTGCTAATATGATCAATGATTACGTGAAACCAGAAGTTAAGCAAAGTGCGCTTTGGAATCAATATAAATCAACTGGAAAAGAAATTTCTGTAAATCAGCAAGCAGCAAGCAAATATAAATCTGAGGCAAGTTCTTTTGCAAGTAAGGCAATTAAGACAGTTCCTAAGACAAAGAACAGTTCTAAGAAAAAGAATCAGAAACGATTACGGACATACTTTGAACGTGTGCGTAACGGTAGTATGAATATCAATACTATCAAGAATGATAACATGCGTTCTGCTGTGGAGTCCTATCAGAATTTATGGGAGAATTACATTAAATGCAATTCTGCTGCCCAACAGTTAAAGAATACTCAGCGTGATTTATTCAATCAATGGTTGAATATGCCTACTGAAAAGGCGCAGAAAGCAATTGAAAACTTACAAAACTCCTATGATACATTATCTAATCGTTCTTCTGCTGCATCTACGGGAGAGTCTGGTGTTGCACGATTAGTTCAAACTTCAAACGATCAGTTATCCGAAGCACAATCTAATGTTTCTTCTGCAAAATCTACTCAGAGTCGTGCTTCTTCTGCTAATAAAACAGCACAAAAAAAGGTTTCAAAAGCGACAAAGAGTCAGAAATCTAAGGCGAAATCTGCTAAAAAAGCGGTCAATAAGTCTGGATTATCTAAAAAAAAGAAAGCGTCTCTTAACAAGAACATTAAAGCAGGTAAGACGATCTCTACTAAGGGACTCAAAGGGTCTGCAAAGAAAAAAGCTACTGCTTATAATAAAGCGGTTAAGAGTACAAAGTCTGCAAAATCTTCTGCTGCTAAGACAAGTGCAAATCTATCAAATGCTAACAGTGCGTTATATGATGCACAGGTATATCTGAAAAATGTGCAAGATTCTCAAGCAATTGCAAGTAATTATGCAGGTCAACCTGCTTACACATATCAGAATGATGTGTTGGACAGTCAAGTCAAAAATAAGAAGAAACAGTATGAAAATAGTCAGACTGCTGTAAGAGAAGCTAGTAAGAACCAAGCTAAATATCAGAAAGAACGTGAAAATGCACAAGCTAATAAGAATAAAGCTGATAGTGCAGTTAAGACCAAGGGTAATAATATTCTTAAGACCAAACGGGCTAAGAAATTATCTAATTCTCAGAAAAACGCAATCAAGTCTGGAAAAGAGGTTTCTTTAAAAGGAATCAAAGATAAGACTTTATTAAAACAGCTCAAGGCATATAATGTACAAGTCAAAAAAGCAAAAGACGCTTCTAATAAATTGGCGCAAGCTAAACAAAATGAAGCAGATGCTACAAATGCTTTAGCAACTGCAAATAAAAATGCGAATGATGCTGCTGCGGATTGGGCTGCTGAACAGACAAATGCTGCTGTACAATCTCAGGCTAATATTAAAGCATATTATGATGCGAAAGCTAATATGGAAGCCACAAATAGTAGCAATGCTTCTTCTGCTGCCAAGTTGAAACAAGCAAAAGGTCAAGACCTTGATAGTGCTGATTACCAGAATCAGATCGATGCCAATGAAAGACAAGCACAGATCATCGATGAAGAAGCTGCAAAAATGCAAGAGAATCTGAACAATAAACTGAACGATGGTTCTATTAAATATGGTTCTCAAGAATGGATGCAGATGCAAAACGAAATCAACGCTTGTAAAGGTAGCGCAGATGATTTAAGAACTTCTAACGAAGAACTTAAAAATAGTATGCGTGACGATATTTATTATCGTGGCTTTGAACGTGCTATTAAAGCGGCTCAGAATTTACAAAATTCACTTACAACGATATCTTCTCTGATTGATGAAGATGCAATGTTTGATGATGACGGAAATCTGACTGATTATGGTACTGCTGCTATTGCAACAAATATTGCTAATGTCAAATCTGAAAAAGAAGAATTGAATCAATTAATGCAAGAACGTGCCAAAATGGCTGAGCATCGTGATGAATATTCTGACACAGAATGGGCTGACGCAATTCAAAAGAGTGATCAAGATATTGCGGACGCCGTTAAGAGCATTAAGTCTGCCGAAGATAGTGTGACAACTATTCTGAAGAATAACGCAAAGCAGAAATTAGATGCAACGACTAAAGTTATTCAAAGTTACCAGGAGGCTATAAAAAAGTCTAATGAGTATTATACATATGACAAGCAATTGAAGTCTTCTAATAAAGATATTCAAATCCTAAAATCACAAATAAATGCCCTTAATGGGGTTGCCGATGCAGCATCGAAGAGTAAGAAAGCACGCCTTGAAGCCGAACTCCAAGAGAAGCAAGACGCTCTGGATGATACAGTAAAAGATCATATTTACAATCTTCAGATTGATGGACTTGATAAATTAAGCACACAGCTGAATGATGATTATGAGAAATACTGTAAAGAGTTATCTTCTTCTGTCGATAAGATTGAAGAGACGTTTACTTCTTTATCTGGAACAATCAGTTCAGAGGGTGCAAAAATTGATAGTACGATTACTACTATCTTAGGTCATTATGGTGTTAAACCAAGTGATCTTGGACTAACAGATAGCAAAGTCGCAGGTTATGCCCAAGGTGGATTAGTCAAATCTGTACATAAGAACGGAGATGATGGTCTTGCTTCTCTCGCAGTAGGTGAGGAAGTTGCTACTGTCGATGTTGTTAATCTAGCAAATAAAGTAAGACAAGACAAGGTATTAAATGCCTTAGCAAATGGACATATGCTGAACGGAATGACTATGGATGGAATTGGAACAACGGAAATCAATGTCAATTTTGGCGAAGCTATTGGTGCAATTAATGTTCCTTCTGGAGTATCTGACGAAGAACTTCAAAGAATCGTTAATGAATCTTATAAATATACTTCTCAAAAAGTTACTCGTGACATGGCTAAAATCGTTGGTCGCAAACGTCCAGTTTAAACCTTATATAATAAGGAAGAAACAGGTTGAGCGGTGCGTAGAAATACGCACTCTTGCCTGTTATTTTTATGCAAAATTTTATACAGAAAGGAGATTACATATATGTTGTCATTTGAATATAATGGGCAATCTACAAAAACAATCTTGGATACACCTCTAATGGTCGTGCAGTTTGATGTGACAAATGACATCACAGGATTTTCACGAGAGATTGTTAAAGGTGAAAAAACAATGTTACGTCAGGAGACAAATCATTATGGTGCAATGTATTCTGATGAGAGCACATATGAATTTTACCTCGTAAAAGAAAACGGACATGGGTTCACAAATTCAGAGCAGAGAAAAATCAATAAGTGGCTGACTTCTCCTACTCTTGTAAAACCATTGACAGGAATTGCAGATGATAAAGAAACTGTCATTTACAGAGGAATCTTTCAGAATATTGGATGGAAAATGATCACATGCAAACTTGGGCAGCTTGATGCAGTTCAATGCAGTTTCGTTTGTGACACACCATTTATATGGAAACACTATGAGATTTCTGGGGAAGTCGCAACAAGCAATAAATTCTCAACAAACATCTTTGTAGATAGTGACGATACGGAATATGAGATTTATCCAAAGGTAACGATCACTTCTCAAACAAGTCAAACGGTAACAATCGAAGTACGTGATGAAAACTCTATGTCAGTGTTGTGTAGACCTACTTTGCCAGTATGTATTGATTGCAAGCATTGTATGGTAACAGACGGAACAGTAACGGGACTGACTAATTTTGAAGATATTGGATGGGCTGATGTTGGAAATATTTCATGGCTCAAACTTCATGATGGATATAATGTGATAAACATTACAGGTGCGTGTACTTATAAAATCGAGTTCGATGTACCACAGAAACGGATCGGTGATCTGTTATGATTAAACACAATGCAAAAATTTATTTATGCCGTCCTGACAGAACTGTTATCTGTGCCTTAAATGGAGTGCAGATTAAGAGCGTTGAGTACGAACAGCAATTAAAAGATTTTAACCATCTTACATTTAATGTAGACAGATATATAGACGTTGATGGTGAATACGTTGAATCTTCTGGCTATGAGAAACTAAAAGATCATATGACGATTTATCTTGAAGGACTTGACTATTTTCAGCTTCAAGAACCTTCTCTGCAAAATGATAATGGTAGATATGAATACAAGGCATGTGAAGCGTATTCTGATGAGAAAACCTTTGAAGATAAAGATATGAAAGGATTGTCTTTCAACAAAGGTACAACAGACTCTATGGAAATGTTGGCTACAAATAACGTAGACGATATGGGTTATGCGAAAGAATACATCACATTTTGCAACGACAGAAACCATGAATTGTCATTGATGCATCTGGTGTTAGAAAAAGCTCCAGGAGTACCAGGATGGAGTGTCGGTTACATCGATCCTGCAATAAAGAATGAAAAATATTCGTTTGAGGCAGATAATACCAATGCCTATGCGTTCCTTAATACGACTGTTGCCAATGTTGTAAAATGCGTATTTTATTTCGATACAATCAATAGGACAGTAAGCGCATATGCTAAAGAAAACATAGGAAAAGACACGAATATCTTCATTGGATGGCGTAACGCACTTAATATGCTCAAGATGTCTCCTCAGACAGATACAATGTATAACGCCTTGACGGTTCAAGGGGATGAAGAGTTAGATATTACGAGAGTCAATTATGGTCGAAGTTATATCTATAATCTTGATTACTATTTGACTACAAACTACTTTCCTCAAGAAACTATTGATAAGATCAAAATATGGCAAAAGTGGCAAATTGATAACCACGCTAAATATATTGAGAACGGAAAGAAGTCTGCGGAATATCAGGCAAAGATAGATGAAATTTACTATCGTGTACCAAATGATGGTATTCAGATTGCTCAATATAAAACAATGGATCAAGAAACTCTTGAGAAAACTCTAAAAATGTATGAGCAGATGCTTACTACAATCCAAGTCAGCGTTGATACAAGAGATGATCATGAGAAAGATTCAAACGGAAATTATACAAAATGGGATAAACCAGATGATATTCAGAATCGTGTCTATAAACCTTGGACTACTCCTTCTGGCGAGGTTGATCATGAAAAATATCTTGCTTTGCTAAAAGAAAGCAATAAAGGATATTATACATATCAAGAATTAAGAGATTATATTATCCCGAATATCAAGGTGGCAATTCAAAATTTGCATTTAGCCGATGATAAAAAGATTGATTATAATGATGAATTTGAATCAAACTGGGATTTATATGGAATCAAAGAACTTAAAGGCAAACGTGACGAATACAAAAAACAGATTTTAGATATTCTTGCTGCATATCAAAAAGAATGGAATCAACTTACCGATGAAGAAATCAGTAAGGCTGGTGTAAAGGATGAAAAAACCTATAATGTATTCCATAAGAATTTTATTAAATACAAAAATTGGCTTGGCGATGAAAACACAGAAGGCTCACTTCTATATAAATTAAAAGAGTTAAATGCACAGGTCGATGAACTTGAAACTAAGAAGAAACCATATGACGATGTAATGACAGATATGAATACTCATTCTGAACTTAATGATCCGCAATTTGGATTGACAGATAAAGAATATACTGCTGTCATGAACATTGTTCGTATGGGTGATTATACAAACAATAATATCTTTACTACTTCTCTTGATGACGCAATCACATCTTACGAGCATTGCGAAGAATTATACCAAGATGGATTAAAACGTATCTCTGAAACTTCTCAACCACAATATCAGATTGAAACTTCTCTCGATAACATTCTTTCATTAAATGAATATGCAGACGTAAATTCAGATAATAAACAAGGTTGGCATAATCAGTTTACGGTCGGTAACTTTATTCGAGTTGGTGTGCGTGATGATTATGCAGTTAAGTTAAGATTATTGACAATTGCATACAATCCTTGCACAAAAAGTTCAGAAATTAGTGTGACGTATACTAACATGATCACGAGTCTAACAGGTAGGGACGATTTCTCTTATCTATTTGACGATACTGCTGCTTCACAAAAAAATAGTATTTCTGTCGGAACAGGCGACTCTAAAGATTCTGTTGAGTATATGACTAATATGCTTCAGAGAATGACAAATAGTTCTTTGTTTGGAAATGCAGTGAACAATAGCGTACAAAATGTATTAAGCGATCAAGGAACGATCAATAAATTATTTGGCGATTACTTGAGTTATAAAGTAATTAATGTCGGGAACATCACAGGTGATAAGGCTGAGTTTAATGAGTTGTTTAGCAAATATATTAACTCAGAATATATTGCTGCTAATTCGGCTGATATTAAAAAGTTAAATACAGATGTTGCTAATATTAATTCTGCAATCATTGGTGCTTCTTCTACAGAGACGGGTATCGTATTCAACCTATCCTCAGCAAATGCAAAGTTTGACAGTGCATGGATCATTAATGGTATTGCAGGCAAAATGACGATCGGTGACTTAGCCGCAGGCGATATTACAATCTCTGATACAATGCGTATCTTATCGGAGAATGGCAACTTTATCATGAACGGCTCAGCTATGCAGTTTTTAGATACTGAAGGCAATGTTGGAATCCAAATTGGTTATGATACGAACAAGAATCCAAGCATTATCATCAAAGACAATAAAGGCGTAACAGTTATGACAAGTCAAGGTATTACTAAGGATGCGATTGCTGATGGATTGATTGTAAATAATATGCTTGGAGATAAATCTATATCTAAAGATAAGCTAAACTTTCCTATCGTTGAAGCGAACGCACAAGGCGGAGTTGATATCACACAGATTTATGATGGCAAAGGCGGTTTGTGGGGAGCTGAGTATACGACATTTAAGGAAAGTGTAAATAGTACATTGGATAATTTTGATTCTCAAATGAATGAGATGGGTTATAATATCATTCTTACTTCTTCTACAGGAGCAAGGCTTGGTGTGGACGGAACATCTACATTGAGTATCACATTAACAAAAAATGGTACAGATGTAACAAGCGAATGGTCAGAAAATCACTTTGAATGGTGTAGAAAATCGTCTGACACAGATGGAGATACTTATTGGAATGAACAGCACTCTGGTATGAAAAGTGTTGTTGTAAATAGACAAGATATTATGAATGGAGCGACTTTTGGTTGCTCTTTTGTTGTTGATGGAGAAACATTGGCAACTACTTTAAATTAAGGAGGAAAATTATATGGGAAAAGTGCTTGCCTATGGCGAGATTACAATTACAGACTTAACAGATGGGAAGCAGATACAAGCATATGTGACATCGAACCAACCAAATTTTGTATCATACGATCCCAATGCAACTACAAAATATAATCCTGACTGGTCAGCAAGTAAATTGGTACTTACGCCAGTCATTTTTATTGATAATAAACAGGTGTCATTAACTCAGACTGGGCTAAGCATTACTTGGCAGAGAAAAGTTGGATCAGCAGCATCTACAAATATTGTCACAGGAGAAAGTGTATCTAGTGGAGTGTTAAGTGTTAGCAAAACTATGTTAGTGCCGAATAGTTCAGAAATGATCACCTATATTTGTAGTATCGTTTATACTGATCCAGATACACAAATTAAAGCAGAAACAAGATGTCAGATGTCCTTTACTCTGGTGAAACAAGCTACTGAATTATCCGACTGTAGCATTACTGGAGATACAACATTTAAATACAATGGAGATGGAGCAATTACTTCTGCTTCTTCTATCACATTAACTGCTGTGTTAACAAATACTTCTGTAAAACAGTGGCAGTATAAGAAATCTGATGGAACATTCGCTGCCTATCCTAGCGCTGGCACAACTACTACTCTTACTGTAAATCACAATGATGCAGTGTTTGTAAATGATGTGGCAGTTATTAAATTACTTACAAATGATGATAATGTTTATGATATTCATCAGATTGTTAAGTTAAGGGACGGAGCGGCAGGTAAGGATGTTTATAGTTGTGTATTAAGTAATGATACACAATCTGTGCCTTGTAACGCCAATGGTGGATTATATAGTTCATCTCTTACAGGTGCTGATACTACAATTACTATCTACAAAGGTGGGGTTGATGACTCAGCCAACTGGACTATCGAAGCTACTCCAAGCAATGGTATCACAGGTACATGGGATGGAGACACAAGAAAATATACTGTTACAGGAATTACTGTTGATTCTGGTTATGTTGAATTTGTATGTACTAAATCAGGTCAGGCAAATATTACAAAAAGATTTTCTTTAAATAAAGACAGATCTGGTAGTGATGCAACTATTTATCAGGTAACAGCTGAAAGTAATGTTCTTAAACTAAATGCTTCTAATGTGCTTAGTCCAGCACAGGCTAAGTTCAGTGCTACTAAAAGAGTTGGAAATACTACATCTGCAACAGCCTATTCTGGTAGATTTAAAATCTCTGAAAGCACAGATGGAAATACATATACAGTTAAATACACATCAAGTTCTGATCAAAGCAGTGTAAACTATACACCTTCTAGCACGAGTATTAAGACAATCAAAGCAGAATTGTATGCTTCTGGTGGTACAACTACATTATTGGATACTCAGACCGTAACAATTATTGCTGATGGTAAAAATGGTACAAATGGTACAAACGGTACTTCTGCTGTAAGTACAGTTCTTGGAAATTATAGTGAAGTAATTCCTTGTAATTCTAATGGGACTGCTAGTGCTGCAAAAGATATCACAATTCCTTATTCTTGCTATAAAGGAACGACAAGAATCGCAGGTAAAGCTACTGTAGGGACATTACCAAGTGGAATAACTGTAAAATCCAATACAGATGCAACTGCTTCTGCTGAAGGATCAATTATCTTAACTGTTGCGAATGGAGCTTCTTTAGCAAGTGCCATGAGTGGAGATATTACTATTTCTATAGTTGCAGCAGGATTAACATCTACGCACAAATTTAATTGGAGCAAAAATACGAAAGCCACAAATGGCGTAAATGCTATATTATTCCAAGCTTATGCACCTAATGGAAATCATATCATCAATGGCGAGAACACGGTTTTATTACAAACGACATTAACAAATGGTACAACCACTGTCACTTCCGGTGTTACATATCAATGGAGCAAATATGTTAGCGGATCTTATCAGAATATCGCAAGTGCTACGTCTGCAAGCTTAACAGTAACGCCTAGTATGGTAGATTCTGTTGCTTCGTTCAGATGTAATGCTGTTTATGGCGGTAAAACATATTCTGCGTATGTTAGTGTTATTGACCAGAGTGATCCATGTTCAATTAATGTGCTGAGTTCTTTAGGAGATCAATTGATTAATGGACAGGGTGCAGGTGCTTTATATGTAATCGTTACAAGAAACGGAAAAGAAATTGATACATTGAAATCTACAACATTCTCTACTTCTGCTCCTACAAAGCCTGCGAGCGGGGATTTTTATTATAAGGTAGATGCTTCTGCTAAAACAGTTACTTTAATGAAATATAATGGAACGGCTTGGTCAGCAGCTACTGGCAACGATCTTCCAAAATATACTTACAATTGGACTCGAAGAGATAAAAAAGGGGTTGAATTAGACACAGCTTCTGATTATGCATCTGGAAAAGCAATTTTCTTAGATTCATCTGTTGTAAATGGGAAAATGATTTTCGGCTGTGAAGTCGTTGATGATAGTGAATAGGCAATAATGTCAGGGCGTACATTATTGTCTTTTTTAATGTACGCCTAATTATCGTTAAGGAGGAAATATTTGAATGGGTAAAACTTTAGGCTATGGTGAGATTACTGTTGCTAATATGACAGAACCATTTACAGTCATGTTAACAAACGAAGCACAGCAATTTGCCACAGATTCAAATAGAAAAGTAACTTCCGCACAAAGTTACTATACAGACATTATTGTTATTCGTGGTAGTCAGGAGCGGACTGATTACACAATCGGGAATATCACTTCTAGTAGTGGGATTACTGTCAGTAAGAGCAGTAAAAGAGTTACGTTTAGTGTGAGTGCTGGTACTACTATCGGTGCCGATACGGGAGTAATCGAGATTCCTATTACGCTTGATGGGCAGACTGTTAAGAAACAGTTTTCCTGGAGTTGTGGGAAACAAGGACCCCAAGGTGTTCAGGGTAATGATGGGAATAGTTTTGCTTGGAATATGTTAAGTGAAACAAATTGTGGTAAAAAACATTGGGGAACAGAGTCTTCTGGCGGAAAATATTCTGTTGAAGATTTTATTACAGAAGATAATATCGATGCTGTAAAACTAATTTGTACTGAGGCTATATCTACATCAAATTGGTCTTATGTTTTGTTTAAAGATATTAAGATGTTGAAACAACTGAAACCATCTACAAAATATACATTAAGTTACGATATTAAAGCAAACAGATCAGGAGCTATAAGTCACTCTATATGTAAAGGAGATGTAAGTAATTTTTGCACTAATACTATCGTTGTAAACAATATAATTGGGAATGAAACGTGGCAACACATCTCAGTAGTTTTAACTACGAACGATTTAAAAACAACACCTACAAACGAAATTCTATATCTAGGCAGAAATGCTTTAAGTAAGGTAGGTTATTCTATCATCAAAAATCTCAAACTAGTTGAAGGAGATATCGACACTCCTTGGAGTCCATCTCAATCAGATATCGAAGGAAAAGGCGTTGTAGAAACAGTTCAATACTACCTAGCAACATCTCAAGCCTCTGGAGTAACTTCTTCTACTTCTGGTTGGAGTACAGACATTACAACTCAAAAACTCACTGCGGATAAAAAATATTTATGGAATTGTTATCAAACTAAGTATAGTGATGGTACGAGTGAACCTATTAGCACACCTAAGGTTATTGGTGTATATGGGGATAAAGGAACGAGTACAAAGATTATTAGGACTGGTTATAAATACACTCAAAATAATATTGATACATTCTCTGCTTCTGGATATTCAAGAACTTGGGGTACCGCAGACGCTACAACAGGACTGAAAGTTGGAGACAATGTATTATTAAGAGTTAAGAACACTACAAAAGGCTCTGACTGTTTAATCTTTGCAAGTATTACTGCCATTCCAAGTAATTATAGTCTGACTTGTACAAGCTATGGTTTAATTGATAATGGAGCTGATGGTCAGGATGGTGAAGATGGGGCTGGATTTCATTGGAATTTGTTAAAATATTCTGGTGATTTGTCAAAACAAGTTCTTGGTGGTGCAGGAACCTACACTGCTACAGTAGAATCAATTGAAGACAAGACAACTCCTAGCGGACAAGCAGAAAAAATCACTTATACTGTTCAAGGTACTGGTGGTAAATTTATTCAAACAGGTAAGTATATTAAAGAGGGTGACATCAAACAAGGTAAAACTTACACTGTTTCTGTATGGTGCAAATGTAGCTCAATTAAAAGCACTGGTGTTATTAATGCTGAGTTCTTAGATAATAAAACATATGTAAACCCTACATTATCTACTGAATGGCAACAGTATGTAGTTACAGGTGTGGCAAATAAAGATGTTACTTCTACTTCTTCAGCTTCTGCTATTTCTTTCTACTATAGCGATAATATGTCAGTTGGAGATATTTTCTATATTTCTTCTCCTAAAGTTGAAGAAGGTGACAAAGCTTCGCCTTGGTGTACAACTTATGAAGAAACTCTTGCCAAAAACCTCTCTATCACACCTTCAGCACAATACTTCAAATCTACTGATGGTGGCAAAACATTTGCACCTAACCAGATCACAATTACCCCTACGCTTCAGGGCGAGATTAGCTTTGGTAAATGGCAATATAGTATTGATGGTGGAGTTAGCTTCGCAGATGTTGTAAGTGGTCAGAAAGGTTTGACGATCAGTAATAATGTGCTGAGTGTTAGCAAAGATAGTAGTTTATATAGTGATGCTGTGACTATGGTTACTTTCCGAGCTGTTGCTAATGATAGTAGTTTTTATGATACGTGTAGCATTGCTAAGATTTATGATGTGAGTGATATTGGTGATGGTAGGAATTTACTTTGGAATAGCAATTTTGCTAAGACCGATGAAGCCATTACTGGAACAACGAATAGTTGGGGGTTACATACTAGAGGAACGAATCTTGTTGCTTCAATTGACACTTCAACAAAGCATAATGGGTTCAACACGTTAAAAACTGTTAGTGCCGCCAATGGCGATAAGAATTCAAGTAATGACCTCGAATGGTTTGCATGGGGTATTTCTGAAAGGACTTCTGACAATCTTCATTCCAAAAATCAAAATTATACATTATCATTTTACGCAAAGGCGAGTGTTACGACTGATTTTATTGTTAGATGGGGATATGATGCCTATGGTGCGGATACTACAAGAACACTTACAACCAATTGGCAAAAGTATGAAATCAAATTACATCAAGCAACAAGTGCATATAGTATAACCATTATCTTTAAGCTTTTAACAGCTGGAACTGTTTGGTTTTCTGAATTTAAACTTGAAAAAGGCTCTTCTGCAACAGGTTATTCTACTGCTCCAGAGGATCTTCAAACAGCGATTTTATCTACAAAATCAGAAATATCTGACGTGAGTTTAAAGGTGGATAAAAACAAGCAAGCCATTGAACAAAGAGTGGAAAAGACTACTTATCAGCAAGATTTGAACTTGGTTAAAGGTGATATTAGCAAAGCGAATGAAGGACTTAACAAGTGGAGATATGAGATTTATCCTAAGAGTTTGTTTGCAAGTGAATATCAAGGCAAGAGTACAATGGATGTATTTGCTAAGAATACAAATCTTACACCTAGCCAGAGTGTGTTGATTAATGATATGGATTTAAGTATTGCTTGGAATTATGATAATAACTATATCGGCTATGCTCTTACTTTCGCAAAATTCTCTGCTGCTAAAAGCGTTGCAATTACATTTGCACATGATGATGGAGCACATATTTATCTGAATGGTAAATTGATTGGTGGTAGTGATGCGTACAGTCAAACTGGCGAATCTTTGACACTAGGTTTTGTAAAAGGATGGAACTGTATCGAAGTTGTTGTAAATGAAGGTGCTTCTACAGAAGGATTTAAATTAGGTACAACTATTTCTGCTATCTCAGAATGCCAACTCATGAACTGTTACTACGGTACACCTGTTGCTAGACAATCACACATTACAAACCAGTTAGTCCAGAATACTACTGATATTGATGGTGTTAGCGGTAGCGTACAAAAAGTTATGAGCACTGTTGGTGGTTCTGGTAAAATTGATGAGTTTGTGAACAATTATTCTACATGGAAAAAGAAAGTTGATGGTATTGAGACTAGAGTTGGCGAGACCTATACAACTAAAGATGAGTTTAATGGGCTTGAGATTGGTGGTAGGAATTTACTAACCAAAGACGATTGTAATATGTCTAAATGGCAAAATTTATATCCAGTCCATTGTAAAGTTACAAATAACGATTACTCAAATCACATAGATTATGTTCCTACAAGTGGAGAATGGGAAATTATTTACAAGAAAATCTCAGTTACAAAAGGACAAAAATATATTCTGTCTTTTGATTATAAAGTTAACAAAGCCTACAATTACCTAAGTGGACAAAAATATGGTGTATATTTATCAACGTCTGTGCCAACAAACGCAGCACCTGCAAACATTATTACAAATGGACAATATGTTATAGAAAACACAGTTACAAGTCTTAAGCGTGGCGTAATCACTTTTACTGCCCCTATTGACACACTCTATATTGTAATTAATGGCGGTTGCATAGATGACAACCAGACTGGATTAAGTTTTGAATTTAATAAATGGAAGCTTGAAAAAGGTAACAAAATAACCGATTGGACCCCAGCTCCTGAAGACAATGAAATTAATGGGCAGAATTTAGTAAGTAATCTTCCTTCTAATTGGGAACAAGGAAGTTTCGTAGTAGAAGATGATTCTAAAAATAAAACATATTCTGAAGTGAAAGTTTCTGAGAAAACACAGATTCGTATTAAAGAATTAATTCCTGTATTTGGTGATATAACAATTTCGGCACAAGCTATACAAAATTCTTCAAAAGAATCCCTTAATCATTATGTAATTTTATTTGATGTTAATAAAAGATATATGGGAAAGCATAATGTAAACGGTTGGAACACCTCTTTTCCACGAATGTTTAATTGTGGTGATGCAAAATACATAGCCATTGCATTAAAATGGGGAGACGGCACAAAAACACAAATTACTCCTTCCGACATTTCACAAATCTGCTTAAAGATTGAGCGTGGTACTTCTGCTACGCCTTTTACATTAGCACCTGAAGATGTAAATGGAAAGATCGTAAATGTAGAAACTATTGCTAATCAAACCGCTAAGAAGTTTGAGTGGATTGTTAAGGGCGGAGATAGTTCAAGTAATTTCGAAATTACTGATAGATTAATGAATCTTGTATCAGCAAACATTAATCTTGATGGTATTGTAAGCTTTATGAATACTGCTAAAGGAGATGGCAGAAAGAATCTATATAATCTAGATTACTCTAGTTTTGAAAATGTTGCCTCACAAGAAGATGCTATATGCTACGCAAAAGATAACGGTGTAACTTCTGTCGGCATTGATAGTTCGGTATCTTATGATGGAGATAAATCTCTTAAAATCAGTTATACTACTGCAAATTTAAACTCAAGTACAACACCATTGTATTTAGGAAGTTCTACAAATAATTACGGTTGTGTAAAAATACAAGCAGACAAACAATACATACTTTCTTGTTATGTAAAATCAGATTCTACTACGGGAATGTTCATGATAGATATTCAGGGACATGATACCCCAGACACTAAAACAAATGGACTTTATCTATCTAACATTGATCCGAGAAGATTACCAGGAAGTTCTACTGGTGTTAATCTAAGTACGGATTGGCAACGAGCTGTTTGTGCAATTAAAGTCGCAGATAATGCAACTGGATTATACTGGTCTGTAGTTCCTCTTATCTGGGGGAGACCAAGCAGTTCTAGTGCGCCTAAAACTTTTAATGTATGGGTAGACTGCATTATGTTGGAAGAGGTTGATTCTATTTCAAATGAACCTGGTACTTACATACTCGATAAAGAAACTATCATAGATGGTGGAAGTATTAAAACCGATACTATTACTGGTAATCAAATTTTGGCTGGTTCTATCACGGCAGATAAAATTGATGTTAATAGTATATTCGCTCAAGATATCACCGCAACAGGCACAATAACAGGTGCAAACTTGATAGGTGCGACTGGTACGTTTAGTGGACAGATTACTGCTACGCAAGGTAGTATTGCAGGGTGGACTATCATTAAGGATAAGATGTATACGACAGGATCTGGTAAATATACAGGTATTGGTAAGTACGGAAGTGCTTATGCTTTCTGGGCGGGTGCAACAAGCAATGATAACGGAAATAGTGCCGTATTTAAGGTTGGTCACACTGGTAAATTAACTGCCACAGATGCAGATATTACGGGAACAATTACTGCTACGAATGGTAAGATTGGTCGCTATGATATTACGTCAACATATCTGATGACAAACAGCGGAAGTAATGCATCTGGTATTGGTGGAAATCAGGCTTTCTGGGCTGGTGCTGAAGATAGCAATTCTGCTCCTTTTAGAGTTGGGTATGATGGAGTTTTGTGGGCAGAAAATGCCGCCATAAGAGGAAGTATCGAAACTGGAAATTTAGGAGATGAAGGAGATACTGTCTCTATAATAAACGGACATATAGGAATACAAGGTACGTCAAATAATGTTGAAATTTATTCAACTGGATTTAAATTTGGTATTGATGGGGACTATTATTTAATGTCAGTTTCAGAAGGAGTCAAATGCTATCGAAATTTGTATGCAACAGATTTTGTAGCGGACGGTTGGCTTTATTGCTCAGAAGTGCATAGTTCTGGTGCAGTTGTCATTGGTGCTGATAGCGAATCTTTTTATTGGGCGCATGGGTACCAAATTGCACGTGGAACATCGTGGGGAGGTGTATGTGTCGGTGATGATAGTCAACAATTGCGACTTTATGGTTCGTCTATCTGGGCATCACACAGCATTTCTACTTCAGACGAAAATCTTAAAGAAAACTTTACTACTCTTGATCAATATGAAAATTTCTATATGAATCTAAATCCTATAGGGTTCAATTACATTGGAGATTATGATGGTAAGAAAACTCATTTTGGATTTGGTGCTCATAAAACAGAAGACGTCTTAGAATCCGAGGGTTATGATGCTGATAAATTTGCTGTAGTAACACATAGACCTCTTGTACAGGAAGATATTGAAAAGCGTTTTGGCAAAGATGTTGAGGTCGATATTGAAACGGAATATGGTGTTTCTTATACAGAATTTATTGCATTAAATACCCATATGATTCAAAAGACACGAAGAGAACTTACCAAAGTCAAACAAGAAAAAGCCGACCTAGAAGTTCGATTACAAGCAATCGAAGCAAAGCTTGGACTTTAAGAACGGATAAAAACAACTAAATAAAACATAAATTTGATCGTACATAGAGCAGTTTTCGGACTGCTCTTTTTGTATGCTCAAAAACAGAAAGAAAGGTGAAATACATATGGTATACACAGTTAAATTAGATAGCTCTGACGACAAAGTATTTAATCTTATGCAGTTTAATAGCATGACTTTTGACATGGAATGTAAACTTGTCGTTTGCACAGATGATCTAAAAACGGTTAAATCAGCATTTACAAATTTTAAAACATTAGACATCTACAGAGATGATGTGCAGATTGCAACTTACACATGCTTTAACAATTATAAAGAAATCTCTTTACAACAGGGATTATATAACAACACAAATGGAGAATGGGAAGATGCACTGATTGTATCTCTTACAAGAGCAAATATTGTAGAACAGGTACAGCGACTTGATGAAAAAGTCAATCAGGTTGTTGATATTAACACACTGACTCTTGATGAATACAAGAACTATTTACAGGAGAAAAACAAAACTGCTCTCGCTGAGTTCTTAGCAGATCAGAGCGTGGAATTCAATGGTAAGCCTTATGGAGTATCTGAAGAAGATCAGAATGAAATGGCTCTGAACTTTATGCAGTATCAAGCTCTTACTACTGCTGGTCAGCAAGTAACTCTTGAATGGCATAGTAAGAAGAGTGCGTGTGAAACATTCACTGCTGAGGAATTTGTGCAGTTAACAGCAATGATCAAGGCATTTGTCTATCCTTACTTTCAGCAGATGAATGTCATCAAACAACAGATTTTCAGTTCTACTAGCAGAGAAGAATTGGACAAGATTGAAATTAAGTATGAAGTAATTCCTGTGCAGTCAACAGAACCTACTACTCCTTCAGATGGAAAAGATTCAACTACGACTGATAAGACAGATGAAACAGGAAAAGATTCAGTTACGACTGAAGAATAATTAGTTTAACAGAGAAAAGGAGAAAATTAATATGGAAATGACAAATATGCAGGCAGATATGATCTTAGGACAGTTAAATACAATTTATGCATTCCTTATGAAAAACAGTGAATTAGTACCATGTACTTTAAGCGCTGGGCTTGCCAAGAATATTAGAAAGATTCAAGAAGAGCTGAAGGAATATTTTGAAGAAAAACGCAAACTCTTACAGAAATATGATATCACTACTGATGCCCAGATCAATAGCACAGAGAACGGACAGAAATTCTTAGCAGAGTTTAATCCTTTAAGCATGGAAAACTCAGGGGTTGAGTTCCATAAGATGAGAATGACTTTTAGCGAAGTTTGTGATGTTATTGAGAATTGTCAAGGAATTCTTGAGGGAGACATCATGATTTTACAGCTTATTTGTAAAGATGAAAGTGAGAACGAAGATCAAAAAGAAGGTGAATAAATGTTGCATGTAAAGAAATCATGTAAATATCTTATCTTATTCCTTATTGGAGCATTTGCTTATTGTGGAATTGAAATCATCTGGCGAGGATATACACATTGGACAATGGGAGTGTTAGGTGGTAGTTGCTTTATTCTTATTGGGCTGATCAATAACAGTCGCTTCTTCTACCATCTTATGCCCTTTCGTAAACAAATGATTCTCGGAGGATTGATTGTTACTGTAATGGAATTCATAGCAGGTTGTATTTTAAATTTATGGTTAGGTTTAGGCATTTGGGATTACTCTCAAATGCCTTTTAATCTGTGTGGGCAGATTTGCTTACCTTATACAATTTTATGGATTTTACTGAGTGCAGTGTGTATTGTTACAGATGATTGGTTGAGATATTTATTATTTGGAGAAGAAAAACCAGAATATGTTTGGTAAAGACTTAAAGGAGTGATTTTTATAAAATAATCGAGGTAATTACATGATAGAAAATTGGAATATTATAATTAATTTTTTATCTCAACATGGGGCTGCATTGACAGTGTTTGTCTTTGCGGTTCTTTTGTTTGCAGATAAAATTTTTGATGTCACTTCCAAATTAAACGAAAAGTTTGGGTTTGAAACACGAGCCTCATTAGAAAAGAAACATCAAAAAGAAGTGATTGAACAACAACGCTTAATGATCGATAAGCATACAGAAACTTTGGAGAAACTAACACAGATTTTGAGCAATCAGAATAAGGATATTCAAGTTATCAAAGACATGATGAGAGAGCAAGCCGCATTATTAACAGACCAAAAGGTAGGCATGGAACGACTATTTGCACATACAGCTGAACTGGCTAAAAAATTAGATGATGCGTGCGTAATAGACGTTGCTTTATCTGAAGGTGTTGCTGCAATGTTAAGAGACAGAATCAAACAAGCCCACAGGTATTACAAGCAAAAAGGTTGTATTTCCCCTACGGGGCTTGAAAACATCAATGCTATTTATAAGGTATACCATGACCAATTACATCAAAATGGCGTTGGAGAAAAAATGTACAAAGAAATTAAAGCATTGCCTATTAAGGATGAAGAGTCATTCTTGTAGGTCTTTTTTATTGCAAAGGAGGATTGCATTATGAACAAATTTAAAGAATTTTTGGCAAGTATTAATTGGAGTGAAGTTAAACCACATACTGTTGTGAGCTTGATTTTACAGGTGTTAGCGTGGATCAATATGGGATTAACTGCGGCAGGTAAACCTGTGATTGACGTACATGAAGATGTGATTAACCAGATTGTAGGTTGGGTATTTGTATTTGGTACTTCTGCTTATGGCAACTGGAAGAATCATAGCTTTACTTGGTTTGCACAAACAGGAGATAAGATTGCTTACGCATTACGTGATGGTAGATTAACTGCCGATGAAATTGATCAGATCATGGAAAAGGTTGCAGATAAAGACGTAATTGTAAAAGTTGATAAAGATTTATTTGAGAAAGAATTAGACGATGTCGCAGAGGGTAAAGAGTCTGACGACATTGTTGGATAATTTGCTAAGTGATGAATTAGTTATTGAATAATTAGTTATTGAGCAGTTGCTGTTATGGTGACTGCTCTTTTTAGATAAAAGAAAGGAGCCTGATATTTATGGCATTAAAATTTAAAACAAGAACGGCAAAGAGCGTGAGCTACGGAAGTAAACGTAGCACGAGTTCTATTAAGTTTATTGTAATCCATTTCACAGGGAATGACGGAGATTCCGCTAAGAACAATGCAGATTATTTTGCCACTGGTAATACGAGAGCTGCTGGGGCACACTATTTCATTGATGAGGGAGATATTGTATGGAAATCTGTTCCTGTTAATCGAGTAGCATGGGCAGTTGGAGGATTTGTTACAAATGCTAATGGAGGTGCAAAATTTTATAAGATTTGTACTAATGCAAACAGTCTAAGCATTGAAATGGCTAATTCTGTAGGAAGTGTTCCTAAGGCTACATATAAAAATGCTGTTAGTCTAACTAAAAAACTTATGAAAAAATACAATATTCCTGCCAGTCATGTTCTAAGGCACAATGATGTATCGGGAAAACAGTGCCCAGAACCTTGGTGTGGAAAAAATAATAAACAGTGGGCTAAATTCAAAGCAGACATTTCTGGTTCTACAGTAGTAAAACCAAAAGCATCTTCTAAGTTCAAATCTTACAAAGTGAAAGTAACTGCTTCTGCTCTTAATGTACGTAAGTCTCCATCTACAACGGCTGCTATTGTCAGAGATGCTTATAAGAAAGGTAGAACAGTTACAATTAAAGCTGTTAAGAATGGTTGGGGTAAAACTAAAGATGGTTGGATTAAACTGTCTTATACAAAGAAATGTTAAGGGATATGAAAAGATATAAGAAACAGTTATGATTGATTTGACGATCAGTCGGTATTTTCTTTATTAGTTTTCTTTGTTAGTGACAAAGAATTGTTACTCTCTGCTGCGGAGATGGTAAATATGAGCAGAATAAACTAGGCTCTGCCTCTATTTTTTTATCGAAAAGTGTTGTATTTGTTTTGAATTTGTGTATAATGAAAGTAGGAATAGTAATATTCTCGATGAAAGAGCATCGTTAAAAGTTGGGCTGCAAGTGGAGCAGGGTAATTTTCCACAACGAAAAGATATTTTAACTGGATATCACGTCTTGCGACTAGGAGTAAAGTCGTAGTCCATGCAGGGGACTTAAGGATTTCTGCAACGAAAAGATATTTTAACTGGATATCACGGCTGACAACCAGCAGAAAACTCTAATAAAGAATTATCGAAGAGTGTGGCTTCTGTCCCACTCTTTTTTACGTATGAGGTAAATATGGCATCAAAAACACAAAAGAAAAATAAAATACGACAAGATATTATAGAGGCAGCGTCCATGTATGAACAATACCTAGCTGGCCAAGCATTTTTATATGTATATGGAAATGAATATTTTGAAGTGATGTTCCCAGTCAATAGATTTTTGCATCTTGCTGGCGTAGAAACTAGATTGTTTGCAAAAAAATTTTATAAAAATGCCAGAGAAAAAACATTAACTACACAACAGTTTTATTTCTCTCCAAGACATCCTTTTGAAGTCTCTAAAAAGAAACTATCATGTCTCAAAAGATTATATGAATTAACAAACACGAAGGTTCGTATTCTTAGGAATATGGAAACAGCCAGTGTTGTTTATAAAGTTGGCATATCGAACTTAGAGTTTACTTTGTGCTTAACAGAGAACAGAGATTCTAATGGAGAAAAAATTAATGAATACTTCTTGCCAATGTCGTTACGAGCAGGAAGAAATTCAACGAAAAATGGTGATGATTATGGAGAAGTTGACTTCATTTTTCAAAAAGACGCAAGTCTTGGAAAGTATACAACTCTTCTGGTAAAGAATGAAAACAAAGAGATTCCAGAATGTGTTCATCATTTGTTGCAAGGGAATTTATTACAATAAGAATAAAAAATTAAGGGTACATCAGATTAATTTCTGGTGTACCCTATTTTTTACGATTTTTCTACTCTACACATATCATCTATTTCATGCTCAGACAAGTACAAAGGCATCCCACATTTATCATCGAAGAATGAAAGGACGTATTCTGTAGAATCAATTCTAGCCCCATATATGGCTGTTTTTATAGGCGTCTGAGAGTCGATTTCTGTAAGTTGTACTGTGTCTCCTATGTGGAATAATCCGCACTCTGTATTGAGCGTCTGAGTGCTTTCGTTGTATTCATATATTCTCATTATGCATCTCCTTACCTATTTAAATAACTCTGTGATCGTAATAAGTCTGCATATTCTCCGCAAATATACCATGTGCCAGATGATGGAATGTATTTTAGTATCTTTGTCTTTGTAGAGATGTTAAATCGTTCTAACACTTCTATTCTGCTTTTGTAATATTCTACTTCACGTTCTTGTCTTGCTGAGTTGGTTTCTTTTCTAGTACCCTGTAGGAGTAGTTCTCTGACGTGGAATTTTTGAAGCTTACCATAAGAATCTAACATCGACATCCAGATGTCTGGAGGTGTGTCTCCTGAAATGTTAACCCTCTTGGTTGCTTTTGGAATGTTTGTTGTATTGTACATTTTATTTCACCTCTTGAGTATTATAGCACGAACATGTGTTTGGTGTAAAGAGAGTTTTGATTTATGAGTATGCGAAAATATTCTTTTGATTGTGTTGTAAGAATACTTTAGTATAACTATAAATTTGTACTATAATTCAGACTCTTTTCCAAAATTATAAAGTTGACTCCTTTAAAAATTTTTGACTCCTTTTTTGACTCCTTTTTGGCATTAAGAAACATTAACATATATGAAGTTATATGAATTTGTACGTTAAATAAAACTGCTTGGAGGGAAGTCATACTTCCCATATTTCCTAGCAATTTCAAGCTTTTACTGTATTTTTTGACTCCTCTAAGGTTATCTTCTAG